CAAGCCCGTAAGGATAAACTTAAGCAAGCCAAGGATGACCATTCAACTAAGGTTGCTAAGGATAAGCTGGATCTACAAGCTGCCAAGGCCAAACAGAAGCAAAACTACGATAACTTGAGATTGCAGTTGAAGCAACAAGCAGATGCTCGTAAGGCGAAGCTTGACGCTGATAAGTTGGCTCAGAAGCAGAAGAATGATGCCGACCGACTTGATATTCAACAAAAGCGTAGCGATGCGGCAGCGAAGATCAAGAAGTTGAAGAACGATCTACGCGATGATCACCGTAATAAGACCAACGCTTCTAAGGCAGCGTTTGCTCAACAGAAGGCTGATCAATCTGCACGTAACAAGGCTCGTATTCAGAAGATTCGTGGTATGCAACAAGACCATAAATTGCGTATGAAGAAGATTGAAGAGACTTACAAGGCTGAGAGTATCGTCCGCGCTGCTGCTCTGAAGAGAGAGATCAAGGAGAAGGAAAAGAAACTCAACAAGTCTATTCAACACGGAGAAGATTTCAAGAAGGCTATTGGATCAGGTTTAGCTGAAGCCAATCCTGTGGCCGCTGCGGGTATTGAGATTTATAAGGGTATCAAGGGGCTTTACGATAAGAAGAACAAGGAGAAGAAACTTAACAAGGTTCAACCTCCAGCGCACACTTCTAACGCGGCCCACGTAACTGCAGGAGCAGCCGCTCCTGCCCCTGCTAACGGACCGTCTAACGGGCCTAGCGGCGGATCGACGCAGGGGCCAGGCGGTGGTCTCCTGTCGATGCTACCGTCTGTTTCGGGTATTATTTCCGGTATCGGCTCGCTATTCTCAGGAATCGTCAGCGCGTTCTCAGGAATTGGATCGATGATCATGGGCGCAGCCGAATTCCTACCTGTAATTGCCGGTGTTGCAGCAATTATCGGAGGCGTTTGGAAGTTCATCGAAGGATTCAATGATGCTTCTTCTTTGTTCGGGGAGAAGGTTTCTGATACTGATTATGTCAAGCGAATCTATTCAGGCTTCGTGAACGTGGTTAGTTCTATCCTTGGCATCTTTGATACCGTTGCGGGCTGGCTAGGATTCGACTCTGATCTTGAAGGCAGTTTCAAGAAAAACGCGGTCAAGTTGTTCGACGCTATTCTTGATGGCTTCAGGGGAATTGTAGGTGGGATTGGAGACCTTCTAAGCTATATCCCAGGAATGGGTGATACGGCCAAGTCTCTACAAGCGTTTGGGAAGGGTGGTGGAAGCGGTTCTGTGGTTCCGAATGACGCGCCAAGCCAATCTTCTGTCTTGTCTAATAAGACTGACACGGTGAACGACCTGAAGGACGATCTTGATGCCAAGAAGGGAGTTAAAGCGAACGTAGCGATGGTGACCGACAATAGCGTGAAGTCTAGCAACACGACTATTGTTAATCAGAAGCTGAAGACGAGAAATGACGACACAATCGTAGGGCAGTACGCCTACGGAGTGCTTTAAACAACAAAAGCCCCTTTGACTCTCTAACGAGTTTCAGGGGCTTTGTTTTATCTGGAGAATTCTTTACTGAACATCAATCTCACGGATCGTGAGTAGCTGGGCATTGAAGAGTTGATCTTTGCCGTTTACGTCCTTAGCCTGGAAGGGCCAAATGCCATCGAAATCCACCTGGACCAGCTTGTCTTGAGGACAATTGGCGTAGACCATGTGGAGGAAATACCCCAGCTCAACGTGACTGAGGGTGAAGCTAGTTGTTCCATTCTCCTTGACGATATCGTCGGCAGAAACTTTGGTCAGAACATCCAGGATAGATTTGTTACCGGCAATCGAATTGGCGTCGCTGAACGAGACACCCATTCCTTCCGAGAAAAACACGATGGGTGCTTTGTTTTGGTCCGCGCCCACAACTTCATTTTGTTTGCTTTCGACGGCGTTCATTCTTGTTGCTACCTTAAAATAGAAAGGCATTAAGTTAAAACTGTCGGTATTTATTACCTTCAGCGTATTACCAATTCCCTGGCACGGGATCGGCTAGAGCCTGGCTCGTTTCCCCCGAATTACTCCCTAACCGATAGTTCTTATTATACGCTTAATTAGCGTAACGAGAAGTAAAAAGTAAAGTTTTTTAATGTAGTCGTAAAAAAGCGACGGTAATAAATACGCGTCGCTTTTACCGATAACTTTGGAAGTTTAGGCTTCGATACCTTCGTCTAGTTCGTTATTAACGAACAACTCAGTGACGTCCTTGAGAACCAGATATTCACAAACGCGCGCCTTCATGCTATTATAATCGGTCGGAATCGAAACGAAGTCCTTGGGATTCACACGGCACAGAAGCACACGATCACCGCCGGTCCCCAAGCTGGGCGAACCGTATTGGGGAATATAAGCCTTCGCTGCTACGTGCAGACCAAACGAGCAAGTTTCGTGATCAAGCGGGTTCACCTTGTTACGCTTCATCTGGACCAGCTTACCCGGACTGTTGTCCATCTTACCGGTGTACTTGTCGAAGTAGTTGTTCTTCACAACCTTATACGCCAACACGTAACCTTCCTTATCAAGACGCAAGTCGTTGTGCGCGATGAAGTCGTAGATGCGAGAAACAACGCGATGGTCCGGGTTTTCGTCGCACTTATTAAGGAAGTTAGAAAGCCCTTCTAGAGCCTCTAGATTTTCCTCTAGGAGAAGATTAACTAAGCGCTGAACGACCTTACCTGCGACCGTTTCGCCATCCAGCGTCACCTTTCCGTTCTCGACCGTTACGCGTCCGTTAGAATAGCGCGAAAGCGTATTCTTCATGTCGATAAAGTCCAAGACTGCTTGCCAATCCTTGCTCTCCAGCGAAGCCTGAATCTTTTCGAAGTTCTTGTGCGTCTTATCGATAGTCAACGGCTTACCGTCACGAACCACAACCAATACTGCCGGCGTGATCAGGTACTGTAGAGGTTCAATATGCTTAGGCTGCTCTTGAATCGTATCCGCGATTTCAAAGTGGACATCTTCTGACGCTTCGTTGCTATCAGTATAACCAAACTTCACAACATCATCTTCTAGCCAAACTGCTTCCAGATACGGATTCATGAATACAACTTGACGACCTCTTTCATCAATCTTCATATCGCCAGGCAGATTGCGAATACCAACCAGTTCTTGCTTCTCCCCTTCAGGAGAATGGAACTCCAGGAAGGCTCGGCTCCAGCCGCCAACAACGTCCGAATCGACAATGTTGAACTTTTCCTTGAAACGACTCACGCGGCTGCGAATCGCATCCTTAGACATTTGGAACGCATCACCAAGTTCAGCCCACGACAACTGGCGCGACAGGGAGTTACGAGCTACGATTGCTGCTACGATTTCATACGACTTCATCAGTTAATTCCTCAAACTCTTCAGGTTGAACATCATTACCCCGCAGGGCGTTATAGTCTACTACATATTGATACAATTTTGGCGATACTGAATCGTCATTATGGACAGGAGTATGGCGGGCCAATAGTTCAAAGGATGGATAGTAAGCATCAAAGTCTTTCTCCATCTGATCGAATTCTTCTGAGACGTCAATCTCAAGAATCTTAGACCATTCATACCCATCGAAATACTTGATCATCCCGTAAGAACGCAGACGGTCAATCATTCTCGTTTCCGATGTACTACTAGCTTGTAGATTTTCGGTACTAGCCAATCTCTCCACAAGTTGACGCTCAATCAAGAACGGATGAACATATTCTTGATTCTTTACTAGCTCTCGCATTAGCGCTTCGGCGTGAGTCTTGAAAGAATAACGAAACCATAGCGGATTCGCAGATTCAACTTTCTTAGCTGAATTATACTTCTTGTAATCATCGCTCGGCTCATGTCCATCTAGACGCTCAGCAATAACTTCCTTGAATTCCCGAATCCCATACTCTTTCAGAGCGTTTAGATTGCCCATACCCGACTTACGGACAATGAACATCTTATAACCGAAAGACTCAGCAAACGCTCGCATATCTTCCATCTTGATGGTTGGATAGTCGATCAGATCGCTACGCAACGCCGTTACATAGAAGGTTGAATCAACAAATTCCTTCTTCGCCTTCTCAGCTTGTTCCTCGTAATCATCTTCGGACTCATCGCAATCCGGCAGAACCATAGCATCTAGCTCTGACCAACGGAACTTAACTTCCCAATTCTTTCGACTGGAAACATAAGTTACGCCATCAAGAATCTTATCATCCTCTTTAGCGCGACGTTGAATGTCAGGACGCGGAACGCTACTGAAGAACGTGAAATTGTTCTTAGTGATGCCTGGATGCAACGCCTCGAATCCTTTGATGAAGTCGCTAAAGTCGGTATGACTTCCCTTAAAGCGAGAGTCAACCCGAACAACAAAGGTGCGATTGGCCCAGCCGCGAGGCATCAAATTCAGCGCTGCTTTCATACGACCAATACGATGCTTAGGTTCAAGCTCATCAATCAGTATGAAACGGTATGTTCCTGAATCTATGTTGTTTATGAACTCCCAATTGACCTTCATCTCACGAGCATCGCGTTTGATATTCAACCGCAAATCTGACTTCTCAAATTCCTCCATATAGAACTGAGAAACCTTAGCAACCGCGTCAACGAATTTCGGCTCTTGTTTAATGAGGTTGTTATCGTCATCATAAATCACCGGTGCGACTACTGGCTTCTTATATTCGTGATCGAAATACGGGAAGGCATTATCAATAATGCGATCATTAATCAAGAAACCAAGATTGTATACCGCATCGCTAACCGATAGATCAACGTTGGTCGTATTCTTCAGTTCCTTCATCTTCCGCCAAGCGTCTAGCGGAGTTGCCGCATCCTCAACTTGCTTTCGGAGAATCTTGCGATATTCCGATGCGAACAGATTATACTTCTCAAGGCTTCGTCTAGCAGTATTGTCATCATACGTCAGACCTTCACGTGACGGCAGCGGCTCTAGATCACCAATATTAAACTCTAGGACCAAAGCTGCATTATGACTCAACTTCTCATAAATGCGATTACCGTAGGGAATATTGACCTGAGCGACATCAAGCGGATAAATCACCATACCCATACGAGCATAGACGGCACGAGCAGCCAAACCAAACTCTTGGGCATTAGCAAGAACAAAACCATGAGGCGTTTCGATCAGCTTAATAGCTTCAACAAAATCGAATTCCTCAATGTTGTTGATAATCGGCTTCGGCTCCATCACGATCAACTGACGAGTCAGAGCACGCTTGTATTCAGCATACTTGTTACTCGCAGCCGGAATCATAACCTTGACGCCGTTTGGACGACCATCAGCCGTTTCGCCAGTCTTCAACAAACTTGGCAATCCGCTTTCAGACTTAAAGCAAAGATAGTGATGAGTGACCCCGTCATAGGTATTCTCTACCGTGAAGGTATCAGTAACCGCGAATGGGGATTTGGAACCAAGACCAAATGCACCGATTTGATCGTTGGTGTTTTCCTTTGTGGAAAGACCAAGTGTGGAATATAAGTCCTGAGCAACTTCGTCAGGCATACCTGGACCGGAATCCTCGACAATGAAGTGAGGTTCAAGATCGGTTGGGAGAGTGACCTTGAAAGGTTCCTGAGGGAGACCCGATGCGAGTGATCGCATCTTCATAGCGTCCCAGGCATTAGAGCAAACTTCACGCACAACTGACCCAACTCGGTCAGTGTACAATCGGTCGCTCATAATACTGTAAATCTTCGGGGAGAGGGCAATACCAAACTGCCGCTCTCCCATCAACCCGCCACGCTGAATATCGCGTGCGCTACTTTGTGTAATCGCCAACCAAAATCCTTAATTCATTGTTTGACTCGCTCGCAATACCGTATGGTTGCGGGAGAACTTACCGCCTTCCAACATCGTCTTGCGACCCCATTGCTTCATCTTCTCTTTTGCTTCGGCGCGCGCAATTGCCACGCTCGGATGCTCCTGCTTGAAATCGTTACCGCTGATAAACCCGGTTTCGACTTGCTTTGCCGGGATATACGCGCCTACGATTGCTGCGATTGCGTTGAGAAGGCTTTTCATGATATAGCTCCTTGAGAGGGGTTTCGTTAGGTTAGCGTTCTCGCTTAACCGTTAGAAGAATTATAGTATATATGGAATAAAAAGTAAAGCGTCTAATATGAAAAAGCCTCTGGATTTCTCCAGAGGCTTTTTGTTAATCTTGGGATTCGGGTTGTTCGTCGTCTACCGGATCAGGCGGTAGACCAAGCTTTGATCTAACAACTTTAGCAATCGACTTTTGCTTATCGGTGACACCATACTTGTGCTTGCCTACCATTTCCTTATCGGTGGCACTCCAAATACTATTGACGTGTTCAGCAGGCTTTCCGCTTTTCTTTGATAGACCTTGAACAATACGGTTCACTTCAAGCAAATCAAGATACTCTTGAACTAGATTAGACATAGGATTTCCTCCAATTATATCTTGTATTTAGCTATGAATCACATTTTCGATCCCATACTGAGAAATAACAGCTTGGCAGATAGGACAAGGCTTGCTAGGCATAAGACGATACTTGTGATCTAGCCGCATGACCACAATAGTATGTTGTTTGGATAGCTGTTTATAGCTGAGGCGAGAAAGGGCGTGGACTTCGGCGTGAAGGCAAAACTTCATAGGCTCGTTCTGAGCCAAAGCTGCCTCTTTCTGCATAGGATGAGTCTTGGTATACGAGTTCCAGCCTTCAGTAAGAATGCGACCGCGAGAGTCAAGAACAAAGGCAACAACCTTCTGCCTATTGTCTTTGACTTCTTCGCGGTCTACTATTCCTATTGCCTTCTTGTGGAACCGAAGGATATTAAGATTCACCCCAAGGATCGACGGCAGGTTGCTCTTCAACAACCGGAGCTTCCAACTCGATCACCGAACGCAGATTGTTGATTGCGTAATCCAGATGATTGAGGCGCTCACGCTTCTGTTCCACTTCCTTGCTGATAGCCTTAGCTTCAGCAGCAATAACGCTGAGCTTTCCTTCCACGACATTAATCTCAGCGGAAAGTGCCGCCCGACGAATGCCCAACGACTTAATTTGTTCTTGCAGTTCCATATTAACCATTCAGTTGTTGTACAGGCTTGTAAACCGTGTTATATGTCTCAAAGATGCCCGTATTTGGCTCGATGCGAACGACGCCGCTCGTAGATACCTCATGACAATGACCCAAGCGTGGGTGATCCACGACTTCATCGAGATAGCAACGACCTCCCAATTGCAGACCATACGGCTTACCAATGTAATGCACTACAGGCTTTTCAGATTCCATTTTGTTTCCTTCAAGATATTTCTCAATTACTACCCAATCAGTTTCGGGATCGAAACCGGCTTTATCGTCCAGCAAAACGCTGAAATAGAACTTCTCATCGAAGCTAGAAACGCGGGTATTGCTTTCCCCGTCATTAGCGTTGAAATCATAAACTTCGATTCCATTATCATTGAAGAACCCAATGATATCAGACTTCTCATCACTATAGACCGACGACCAAAGAATGATCTTCGTCTCAGGTAGACTACTGATCTTCCTCAGAACCCGCAAGGCGGATTGGTTGATCCAACGATAACCACCTTGTTCGTAATTCGACTCCAGACACACGCCGTGCAGGTCTACCGCCCAATAGATGGTATCCCAGTTACGTTCTTTCATTGTCTTATATGCACGGGCTACAGCTTTAATGATCGACAAAATCAGCTCCAGTTATCAAACAAAGTTTTAACATACGAGGTATTAGCAATAGACCTGGCGCCGTTCATATTCTGAATCGCTTGGCGCATCTTCGCTTCTTTCTCCGCTATCCATCTATCGTAACTGAAGTATGTACTAAAGTCTAGCGCATACTTCTGACGAGTATGAAGGCTATCATCCACTGACTTGAGAGCTTCAACCGCCTGATCTAGAAAATCCTTATTGCGATAATCGATCATGACCGGCTCTTGAACTCTAGCTAGAAACTCTCTCGTACAATTAGGTTCACCCTTATGAAAGATGATAGACGGAACGCCCTTCTGAGCTGCTTCAAACGCAGTCAACCCAAATGTTTCATCCGGCCAAGTGATCAAACAGGCCTTAGCTTGAGAGAACGAGTCCATGATCCGACCATACGGCTGGTTCCAACGAAAGTCGATATTAGCGTTATGCTCAAATAGACCGCGTTGCTTCTCTAACCAAGCCGGATATGTTTTCTGAGTTGAAGGGAAACTCTTCCAAAAGATTCTCGTTGGATAATAGATATCCTTGATCTTGTGAGTCAGCTTCAGCGGATCGGCTCTAGACGCTGTAACCGCGAATCCTCGTGAATCCACAATCTCGTAATCTTCCTCAACGAACATGAAATTCTCAAAATGATCGTTGTAGAATGGCAACTTCTGATCTATGATATCTACGAACAAACGATAGTCGTCATCATTCTTCACATACTTATCTCTAACCAACTTACCTTGAGAGTAAATCCGGTTGGCGGTCGATTCGGTATTAGCGACAAGATAGGCTCCCATCTTCACCAACTCGTGATAGGCAGTAATCCGCCCGGTGTCGATGAATAGATTGCCCGTCAAGAATCCGTGAAGCGTCATCAGAGTCGGTATCCCGGTTGTCTGAATAATCTTCTTGGCTGGTGAGGTAGTGTGGCTATGATACAACATAATATCCGGCTTCTCAGCCTTGATAATGTCAATCACGTTCTTCACACAAACGTTCTGCCAGGAGATTGTACTCAGACCTTGCTCAATCGCAGCTTCCTTCGAAACCGGATTGACACATCGGGTCGTGAAGGGAAACTGGAATGGAGTTGCCTCTCCCGCATACAAGAAGATGACTTCGTGCCCGGCCCGCGTTAGATTGAAGGCGTCATCCTTAGCCACCTTCTCCAGACCGCCAGCTGCGCCTCTCCCCTCCATCGGGGAGCAAACGAAGTTATCATATATGATAATTTTCAATTACTTCTCCAGCAAAATCTCGGGAATTTGTACCCAGCTTTCAGGAGGATTGTAGAAAAAATACTTGGCCTGACCTTTGAAACACTTCCAGTATTTGTCCTTACCCTTCATATGGGTCGGTTTCTTCACGCTGACGATCTTGAAGCCTTTCAGCTTCTCAGCAACTTCATCCTCGTTCTTCGCCTTCGTGTAATACGGAATATCAACGTAATACAGATCAGGTTGATAGACCTTCTCGACCCACTCACGCAACTTCACATGCTGGTGATTCTGAATAGCGATAGGGCAAACGATCTTTAATGCCTCTCTGCCAAGCAGGAATGTGCTAGGAAGGGCGAATGTGCCCAGGTCTGGGTCTAGTTCGGGGTCATGGAAGTAGCAGAATACGGACGCTCCTATCAGCTCAGCATAGTTGCGAATTTCCTGATCGCGTTTGCGGCCGCCCGTATAGACGGAACCGATGATCACGGTATGCCCTTCCTTAATCCAATCCACCATATGTCGGTGCATCGACAAGAAGGAATCGTCAATGTGAGCTTCTAATACAAAATAAGTTGTCATGATTTACCCGAACATATTGAACATATCAAACGCAATATCTACTTCAGTTCGTTTCGGTTCTTCAACAACCTCAACTACCTTACTCGGATCAAACGGCTCAGGATCAGGTCCGTTGAGCGCTTCGATCACTTCCCGGTACATATTCTTGGCCGAATGCCGTTCGCGGACCCAATCGCGTGCTGCGTAGATACGATCACGATCCAAAGCGAAACTTTGCTTTTCTCGAATCAAATCCGGCACTTCCTTGGCATCTTCAACCGTTAGGAAGAATTCGCTAGGAATGATCGACTTCTTGGCTTGAGCTGCCAGAATCGGACAAGAACCATACAGCAGCGCTTCGATGGTCGTGATATTGTAAGCTCCACTCGTATAGGCTTTGAACTTGGGATTACCGATACCCTGAAGATCGATCATGAACCAAGAACGTCGCAGAATCTCAGGAATCTCATCCAACGACACATAGCCGTAGAATTCAGCATCACCCTTACCGTTGAACCCCTTGAAGTGGTCAGTACCAATCGCAGCCTTCCACTCGTCGGTCTCTCGCATCTGATAATACAAGATACCGTTGGAATACATCTCCATACGAGCATGTTTTGTGATCTCAGGAATCACGGGCATCAGCTTGGTAATACCCTTGATGTTCTTCCATTGGGAAGTCCAGACGACCAGAGGCATTTCACGACGAACAGACTTTGTTTCCTGTTCAAAGATCGGCGCGTCAATCGCCTTAACCGGCAGACCATACTTGAGGAGTGGTTCAGCGTAAGCCGGTTGCGTCACGAGAGTTTTCTTCACGTGAGGCAGACAGAGCATCGCCCAATCCTTATAGGTGTCCCAATACGCATCCGTAATGAAAGTCACCTTCGGCAGCTTACAATCGGTATACAGCGGCAAGAATACCGGATCATCACCGTAAGCCTTATTGGCGTGAGGACAGATATACGCGAAGTACAACGCGTCATAGTTGTCTTCCAGGAACTTGATCGTTCCCTTGATTTGATCTGGGTGGTGGGAACAATCTCCGTGAGTCGTAATGAAGGTATCCCCTCCACGAATCACTTGAGGTTCCTTAAACCGCTCCGGTTTGATCGTCTTCATATTACCACAACGGAGCACATCGAACGTATCTCCATTGGCTTCTGCTTCCCGCTGCAGTGCAACAAGAACCGAGTTGATTCCTCCGACTGACGACGTAGGGAAGTAGATTGCAGCAATCTTCATATTTTCTCCTGTTAATTACGACTTTATTATATCCTATCTGGTATGTAAAGTCTAGTCCGCTTTCTGACTAAATATTAGTAAATCGTCTATGCTTTATGCCTGGAACAGTGAAGGGCAACCCAATAAAGGAATTTTAAATGTCTACGACACAAGTTTACCGTTCAGTATTTACGGGCGCTGAGATTGACCAGGCAATCTCTGAAATGCGAGGTGCCCTAAGCGCTCAATTAATCTCTAATGATTTCACTGGCGGAACCGGGAAAATCGCTTCGGCTGAGCTCGCCAAGATTCTCAATAACAATATCATCGCCAATAATCAACCGGCGAATATCAGAAGCCAACTAACCTCGATTCCAGATTCACACGTTCTAACCGACGCAGAATATTCCAAATTCAACTATCTCGGCGGCACATCTTCATTTAGAGGCGTGTTCACTAACGCCGCAAATAGAGATACCACGATTGGTCCTGAGTACGCTCACTATTTGGGTAATGAGGTTTCCTTCCTGGCGGATGATGGTTCTGGCGATAACCTCTCGGAATTCTCCCGTTGGGACGTACCAACGAGCACCTGGAAGAAGGTTCAACTTTACAATGCAGGCGGAACCCCTCCTCAAGTAATTGCTACTGCAAGCGCCACCAACCTATTCTATTTCCGCAAGGCTCGCTATACAGCAATGAAGTGCTTAGTTGCAGTCTGCGACGCGGCTGGAGCGAATCGCCAGATTCAGGAAGTCTTGATTACCTTCGTTGTAAACGATACCTACATTTCAGTATATAACGAAATTGGTAACTCACAAACCCTATTCAACCTAACGACGGCGATTGACGCCAATAACGTCTATGTAGTTGTGAATACGACTGCAGCAAATCTAACGGTGACTGGCAAGATTCTCGCCATGATCTAATGCAAAAAGCCCTGAGTTTCCTCAGGGCTTTTCTTTTACTCATAAGCAATAGTTTCGGTTTTGTGGATAGCATCAATCAAGGATGCTAGTTCATATTTCTTACCATTGATCTCAACTAACTCAACCACCTTGGCGATTTCAAACATCGTCACCGGCTTGAAGTCGATTAGGACATAATTGTTCTTTTCTTTCTCATTAAAATGCTTAATGGAAGAGTAGCAAATAAACCAACCCCTGACATCAGACCGTTCAACATACAGAACATCCTTTTCGGCGTGCTGAACCTTCTGACCGGAATCGCCGGCCCACTTGGCGTTCAGAGTCTTGAAAAGCCAATTCTGAATCTGCTCTCCATGGTGTGAGTTGGTTTGAAATACTGCAAACTTCTTCGGCAGATCGTTGATATCAACCGGGATATATTTTGTTTCAGACACAGACTTTTCCTTTTGTTAAATTACATACCTGATGCCGCCGACAAACGCTTTTGCTCAGCGTAATCGATTGCAGTCAGAATCGCTTGCGGGATCGGTTGGGCAATCATAGCCACCGTAACACCGCGCATTGCTTCCAGGTTCTTCAGATATCGCTGGAGACGGAAAGTGATTGCCTTCGGACTCACACCAGCCTTGATCTGCTGATTCTCGAATTCCTGAAGACGAAGTTTCCAATGAACCCCTTCCGGCAAGACGTCAACGCGAATTTCTTCTGTGATCTCGCCAGTCTCAAGATCAATATCGAACACTTCCTCAATCTTCTCCAACTCGCTGAAATACGCGGGCACCGGCAGAGGCTCGTGCCGGGCGTTACGAGTGAACCGAATCGGAACGTCCGAACCCTTCTTGAAATACTCAACTTGCTTCTTGGTGAAGTTGTACGTTGCACGAACCGTACCTTCAGGCAACTTGATATCCTCAGCCTTGGAAGGATACGTCACATAGAATCCCGTTTCACCCTCTTGACTAACGTAGGGCACCTTGCCGCCATGACCTTCATAGTCGGCCCACTTTACTTCATGTCCCGAAATATATTGCTTGGGACGAATTTGGATAACTTCCGCTTTCGGCTTCGACGTTTGTCGCGTCGGCACCGGCCTTTTCGGAGCAGAAGGCATTACTTGAATATTACTCTTTACGGACTTCAGGGCTTCACGGAGCGACGACATCAATTTCTCACTTCAAGGGTTAGTACAGAAACGCATTTAACTCGTTTACATCTAAATATATTATACCGCTGACTATGCTAAAAGTAAAGGACATACTATGAACGTTTCTACACCGACTCTGAATAATCTCGGGTCTGCTAACTGGATGGCGTTCATCCAGGGTCAAGAAGAACTCACAATGAAACTTGTGAAGTTTGAGCTTCCTGCCGTCAATTCTAACCCAACTGCTATCGGAAACCGTACTGAGTTTGTTATGCAGGTTACGGGCGATCACGTTCAATACGACAATCTAGAATTGGAATTTATTGTCGATGAGAACTTGCTTAACTATTTGAAACTCTATAGCTGGATGCGAGATAACGCCAAACGAGGCGTTGAAGAATATCAATCAATCTTCGTCCACCTAGTCGGAAACGATAAGAAGTTTCAAGGTGTTGAAGTTGAGTTCTATGAAGCGTTTCCTATCGCCCTATCAAGTCTAGACTTGGATACTGATGGACGTGATACGGACGTACACTGTACGGCAACGTTTGCTTATACAGGGTTCGACTTCGTGGGACTGACTGATCGGGATGCAGACCTAGTTGACGTTGACTAACAAAAAAGCCCTTCCTCACGGAAGGGCTTTTTGCTTTGCGGAGCTCAGATTATGCAAAAGTAACTGTAGAATTTTTGTATTTTTATTACGCGCTCAAGTCTCATCTTGTGGATGATATTACTCTCGGCGTTTACCCTAACATCAGTAACTATCTCAGGATTACTCTGAAGGATCCAGGCTAGAGGCTCTATAAAACGATCGTCACCAGACCCTAGCAGGCCCGCTACGGTTTCTATTAGCGTAGAGTCGGAATCCCCTACGGCCTGGAGGGAGAACCGCCTAAGCTCCCCTGCGGCGTTCATCAAGAAGTTGTCCTGGTCGCCGTACTGTTCCTTCCAATCCTTGTAAATATCCAGCGCTTCTACATCCAACAACTTGTGTATATCAAGGTTCTCGTATCTCGCTTGAGCGAAGAAAAACTCTTCATGCGAAATGCCTCTGAGACGATTTGCAAGCTGAATGAACTTGACTTTCTCAGGTTTTGTCTTAGCGAGAAACGCCCTCAACGTGATTTTATTTGCTCCACTATAGGTCGTGTAGTCGTAGCTAGACCCCGGACCAAAATGCAGTCTAACTGAGACGTAACGCTTATAGACAGCAAATGCTTCTTGCTGTTGATTTTCAATCCAACTGCTCATTTTCTACTCCCCATACTCGAAGAATTTTATACACCTTGTGGATGATTTCTTCGGAACTTACAGAAAAGCCAAACTCAGCAATTTCTTGCTGATTGGCCCCGTTGGTGATACTCAAGTATTCTCTTGCTCTCCCATCCTTGTGAATAGAAAAGTTCAACAGAGTGCCGCCTGACCTCAAATACAAGACATTCTTATCAAGCTCGAATTTGGCTATTTGCACCAACTTCGGATCGTTTAATAGCGCCTCCGCATGATCAATAAATCGGTGGGACGCCCAACCTCCAGTCTTGACGTATTCTTCAATCGACTTCAACGGCGGTCTAGTCACGTATCCTCCAAAAAATGAAAAGGGATGACTAATGAAAGTCATCCCTTGGTTCTACCAGAACCGATTAGCTCTGGTAAGTCAGCGTCTTGTGCCCTTCCGGGAGCAAGAGAAAGTATTTCTGCGAGGCTTCGTCAAACGTCAAGCCGTAGCCGCGTTGCTTGATTTGCCAAGACAACACGTCGTTGACCCCGCCTGCCGTGTCGTTGCCAGCCGCAGCCAGCAACTCCTTCATGGTCGCCCCTTGTAAGAGCATTTCCATGAGTTTCGCGTAAACCGTATTACGCTTCAGGGGCTTGATCACCCCGGTAGGCTGATATTCCCGTCCGCGCCCCCGCGCTCTTGCGGGAGCAGGCGATTGCAGATTGGTCTGCTGGACGCCGGGAGTAACCAACCGGCCAGGCAACCCGCTCGGCATTTGCGGCCGACGAACAGCGGCAGCTTGCTGAGTCGGTTGTACCGGGCCTTGATGGCCGAGCACCTGAACCACTTCGAAATCCTTGAACTCTCGCTCGCGGCCTTCCATCAAGGCGCGCACGTGTTCCAGGCTAACTCTTGCACCCTTTTCCTTCAGGTAGTTGTGCACGGCCACCGGTTGTTCGTGAGCCCCGATCAAGGGGATGAAAATGCCGCGGTTGAACGAGGCGATCATCTTGATGGTGTTTTGAGCTTGCATGATAGTTCCCTTCCATAGTATATTGTATTTCTCACAGGGCCGTAGCCCTACCAATTACACTCCCCAATTCACTAGGCGGCTTTTCTTTCCCGACCACCTATGACTTAAGTATAGTAACAGCTTTTAGAGAAGTAAAGAACTATTTTCTGGAAACCTATGAATTCAGATGTTATTAAGATTACGATAACGCACGTTGGGGTAATGACTAATTAGGTCCAAGAGGTTCTTAATATCTTGGCCCAATTCGATTACCGTAATGTACTTGCTTGCTCCAGGTAGATTGAGGTGGGCGATAAGCCGGTGATTGCCGTCTACCACAAAACCGTCCTTGCTGATAAAGATCGGATCACCCTCAGTATTACCTGAGTCAATAATCGATCCTACCTTATCCCTATTATATTCTCCCTGTGCTAGCTGAAGAGACCGCGCCGGTACTCTTATAGTACGAACCTTAACGCCTTGAGACTTTATCCACTCTACAAAATTCTCCCGATACGTCCTGTCAATTTGCGGCATTGAATTCCGGGAAATACCCAGGTTCCCTGCCGGAGCAAGAATCAGGTTGTTCTTGTGATATTTTTGAATATCTAAAAAGTGTTGTATCGGGAGTTTCATGGAGCTTCCTTGTAAGTTATCTGATATTATTTAGATAACCAGACCCAAAGATTTAGCCCCTGCTTCGTGGTGACCAAGAGTTGCTTCCAAAGCTTCAGCGTTGCTCAACTGACGGAACATGCGTTCGTGGCCAATCTCATCCTTCAAGATTTTCATGAACGTCAGGCGGATATCCGCAGGGGCTTGTTCGTCCTCACTAATAGCGCGAATCCGATCAAGTCGCATCGCCTCCGCGTGAGCAGCAACTGCCGCTCCGGTAGCAAAGTCCTTGATGCCGGGCATCGTTTCCTTCCAATAACGCTTGTTAGGATTACCAACCTTCGGTTCGATACCACGAGTAATCAAAAGGGTCTTGATCCAATCGGCATGAGTACGTTCTTGATCTGCGATGAAGTTGAGAATCTTCTTCTCCTTGTCGGTCGCTGCGTACTTTTCACCAAAGTCTACAATCCGACCCGCTGCCGTGATTTCTCCGGTGTACTGAGCCTGTAGCCAAGTATTGACCTTAACCGCATCAACCTTCGTTTCATCCCACCATTCTTTAGACGTTTTCATGTTGTTCCATATCCCCAATTTTCTTCAGGAGTTGTATCGTAATAAGGTAAGCCGCTGCTGGGTTGTCGCATTTCATAAACAACCGGCTTAGGCTTTACCACTTTGACTAATAGGCCATCTACAACGCTATCGCCGTGGGCAGGCCAATCACCCGGCTTAGACCAAAAGGTAATAGTTTCATACCCGTATGGTCTGCGCATTGTATACTTCCACATACGATGACCGGGCATCTGCTCACCAATCTGCTCAAGCCAATCATTTTTGACGTCAATTACCGCCATAGTTTAACACAAGAAGTTTGGATGCTAGTGTAAGTCTTTTCGTTGTTGACTTGATAGATTGCATCCAACGCTAGTCTCTCAGATTCAAAATCCACTACCGTGGTGGCAATGCTAGTACCCTGGTATGTGGTTCTAAACAATACCTTATATTGACTCATAGCGCTCGCAGAGTAGGTTCAATAAAAGATACCGACTTCAGCATCTTACCGTTGGGATAGTTATTACCTTTTACATCGACTTGAGCCTTGGCCGACTTAACCCGCTTCATTGGATATGAGCCGTCAACAACTACTTCAACACCAAGTTGATTATACTTGTCGATGGTAGCTAGAAGCTGACCAGGATTAGCACAGAACTTGGAACGATTAGAACGGTCCACTTCGGCCATATCTTCTACAACCGGAACGCCCGCCATATGAGCAAGACCAAGGGTAAACACTAGGATGTCGCAAATAGCATCGCGGACTTCCGTCATATTCTTTGCTTCAATGCCGTCTTGCATCAGCTCATTATATTCATCAAGAATATTCTCAGCTTGGCTCTTCAGACGGTCCCAATTAGGGTTCAGGGGATCACCAGCGTTGTTACCAAATGCTACATTCAAACTTGCTACTGCATCAAACATACTTTCTACTTTCCTTAAAACGTGTGTTGTTCTTTGAGAGACTGAGGGAGAACGCTATACTTCCATTGATGACGTTCGTGAATCGCTTTAGCATCAATATCGCCGTTGAGGATCATCAGATGCATAATCGCATCGTAGTCGCCCATTTCCTCAATAAGCAGTTGCAGATTGTTTCCCTTTTCCGGCTCATAGGGATTCACCGAAGCATAACCGTGCAGTTGAATCTTACAAGCCACCTTGATGACTTCTGAACATTCCTCGATCAACTTGACTAGACGTTCATATTGTGCTGCAGTCAAACCATTATTCATCATACCGCTTCTTTCCTCATATTAGAACCTACGTCATAACGACTAACAAACTTCCACTGGTCACGCTCAGAATACTTTACAACCTTAAGTGTCTTCAGCGAGCAAACCGGATCAGCAATCATCTCAGGAGATACTACCTTAATCAAGTTCCACTCCTGGAGAAGATTAATGATGGCATTCTGGCGGGCAATATCGGCTTCTACAAGCGTATTCTCTTTACCGTCTAGGACAAACATCGTCTTAAAGTGACAGATGAAATATCGACCACGCTTGTAAAGAATATGACAGGTCTGGTGTAGAGTCGGAAAGCCTTGATCAAAATCTGGCTTCCCCGGAATTCCGATGCGAGTAAGCGATTCCTTAACTCGCAAGAAACTATCGTTCACCAACTCTACTTCGACTAGGAAAGGAATGATGTCATCACCTTTCCAATCCGTCTCCACAATATCTACGGCAGTGATTCCGCTAGTATTCATTTCTTGCGACCTCTGCCGATAGTATCCGAACCGCCCTTGCTGACCATCTTCTTCATGTAATCCAATTCTACCGGATTGATAAGCTTCAGATATTCTTTCGCGCGGTTCCGGTTGACTTGATAGAATTCAGACACAACTTCAACGTCAGCCTTATTCGCTTCTTCCTCAACCTTGGCCCACTTACCAAAGCGCTTCTTCTTGATGATTGATTTGTCTAAAAATTTGAATTGCATTTCCTTGGATAACCCCGGACGTTTATTCATTTCATTAGCCAGCAGAATCGTGTCAAGGTTCTGGCTTAACCCTTGGAGAATTTGGAAGGTAGGATAATCCTTAAACGGGTTATCCTCATCCAATACCAAATCCTTCCCCGTATTGACTTTATCTAACCACTCAAACAGACTTGGCATCTTTATTTGCCTCTTTGAACAAGCCTTCCGCCTTATCCTTTCCCCATAGAAAGATATACAGAGAAAATGAAGCAAGATTCAAAAACGGAATAGCCGCAAAAGCTAACATAATCCAAGACATTCCGCTCTTGTAATTATACCCAAACTTCGATGCCTGACGACGCCACGGTTCACGATACATACGAAAATCTTCATATGCGAACACTCCGATAAAGAATAGAGCGATCCCCACGCAAACTACCAAATACAGCACCAAGGCGTGTGCCCAAGTAATTTGATTCAGGATTGTTTCCATCATTTGAATTGCACCTGCATCATGAGTTCGGTACACAGCGCCAAGAAGTGGAGATACTTACTCGGAACCACTTGGTCATACTTTTGATAATCGCCCAGAACCAGAACTGCTTGCGGGATCGACTGATCGCTCAAAGCTGGTTCCAGAATCTTAAACAGACGCTCATAAAAGTCGTCTTGCATCCGATCCACGTTGTTGATGACGTAGTTCTGAACTTCCTTGTACTTCTTGGCCTTCATCGCATCAACTAGCGCTTCGGGACTAGCCGCAGAAGCCTTAGCAAGCGAACCCGGACCAATCTCACCGCCTTGCGATTCCATTTGAAGGAAAGTAAGCAATCCGCGATTATCCGGGAAGTACGCTTTGACGATGCCGGCAACCGATGCCTTGTCATACGGCGTATTTGTTTCTTCCAGAATACCGAATACGCGCTTCAGCATCTGCATCATCATCTTGTTCGAATCCACTTGAGTGAATCGGAATTCGATGTTCGTCAAACGCGACTGCAGCGGATCAATGATCTTGCTCTTCGTGTTCGCAGTCAGGATGAAACGACAATGCTTATGGGTTTCTTCGATAATCCCTTTCAGCGCGTCCATTGCTGCAGCCGAGAGACGATCAGCCTCATCGAAAATAACAACCTTATGGTTTGCTTTCTCGTCACCAAACATCGAGATTGCGGTTGTCGTTGCATACTGCATGACCAATACGCGAATATCGTCAATGCTGTTGTTCAGGGAAGCGTTCAGAAAAAGCGGTTTGATACCAAGCTCGTTACACAGCGCTTTCGCCGTTGTAGTCTTACCCGTACCAGGAGACGTAGAAGTCAGAAGCAGATTCGGCAGTTGGCCTTCGCTAATGAACTTACGGAATTGAATCTTGACCGACTCGGGGATGATAACGTCGTCAAGGGTTGCTGGGCGGAATTTTTCGGCCCAAAGATAAACTTCACTCATTCTATATTTTCGTTCAGATGTTATGGGGCGGGGATTTCTCCCCGCGTTTCAATTACAGCTCAAGACCAATAAAGGTATTGATCTTGCGGGTCAGATGCGACCACTTGGAGATACCGCGACCGCCCATCTTCAGCAGTTGGACGTTGAAGTCGCCGGACACCAACTTCAGATTTTCGAGCTTCACGCTTGCTTCGAAGTCATCCGAGTCTTGCTCACCCAGATCCACAACGTAGTCGTTCGACGTATCCAGTTCCGGCGTCGTTGCGATCAGGAACAATTCCTTGTTCTTCACAACGAACTTCATGAACTTGTGACCCAGAGCCGCAGCCGCCTTTTCGAAGGCTTCCAGCGTATCCTTCTGGAGATTGACATCAACGTCAACCTTCGGCAGAACGATCGACTTGCCCGGATGCTTCGCAAAGTCTTCAGGGGTGTAGTAATACTTGATCTTGCTCGAACCAGCCTTGATGATCATGTGCGTATCGACGTCATCTTCAAAGACCAGTTCTGCATCCTTGAACGATGGCAGCGCCAGAACGCCAAGCAGCTTCGGCAATTCATATACCGCAAAGTCAGTCGGGAAAGATTCGGTGATCGTCGCTTCCATCACAATCGAACCAGTAGCCGAAACCGTCTTGATTTCGTTACCCGTTTTGAACGCGAGGGATTTGTTAATCGAGGATGCAATCTTCAGCACTTGCAGAGTTTCAGCAGACAGCTTAACAACTTTAGACATTTAAACAATTTCCTTTAAAGGTTACGGAATTCTTCCACCAACTTACTAACTTCAGCCGGTTGAGTACCCGGCTCCATATGGAGCACGGCCTCACCAACATTCTCTTTTTCCTTATACCGACGCAGCTGAAGAAACAAACCTTCATCATCTTTCATCGGCGTAATGGAGACAAACTTTCGAACAACCGCTTTCTGCGGGACTTGACGCTTCGGACGCATCGTGTAATCAGGCATTTCAGTTTCCGGTTAGGTACTACACATAGTAAGAATATTATACGCTTACTATGTGCTTTCGTCTATGCTTTTAATCCAGTTTCAGAGCCTTAACCTCTGACGACATCATCTTCTTGTTAGTTGTGCCTTCCAGAGTCTTGACCTTGGCTTCTGCCTTCTCCAGTTCCTTCATAAGCGTTTCCACTTCTTCAAGACCCAGATTGCTAATTCTAATACTAAGAAGTCGATCAATATAATCTTCATTCTTCGTTACCGACAACCGGATACAATCCTTCATGGCCTCTTTCTTCAGAGTGACCATCGAGGACGATTCTTTGTTCCACCAGCGGATGAAGTTAGCCTTGGTCACCAACCAATCCAAATCCGCCTTCAGACGCACAATCTGATTGCGCCGTCGCATTTCGTAATACTCCAAGCGGAGTTGGACCCATTCTTGGATCAACATCTCAACGCTAGAGAAACGCTTCAGCTTTCCGTTCGGCAACCAAACCGTGAGATTCTCCGTCTGGCGCTCGATCAGTTTGAGCTTCAACAACAATTCATCGTCGGTCAACTGCATCGTACTACGCGGGACGTCCAGAACAAACTTCCATTCGTCCTCAGTCGATTCGTTATCATAGTCCTTGATCATCGGAGGCAAGTCCTTATTCGGACCTGTCTTGTCGACAACCAGAGCATTCAGAATCGCCTTATAATCAGCAAGCTGACGATTCGGGGTCAACTCGTGAATGATGATCTTATTTGCGCCGACTCGTTCAATCTGACCCTCAAACGTTACTTGGCCGCTGGCATGATCCTTGGAGATTGCACCATAGTAGCCGTTAAGATACGGTGTAAGCGGAGTCTGCACTACACCGGTCTTTAGAACCTCTTCTACAGCCGTTTTAACGTCCTTAGCATCGTACTGCAGGACCGTAGAGGCGTAGCCATTACCCGTACCATCCGAGCCGTTTATAAGCAGCATAGGCAGCTTTGGGAGATAGAATAAGGGTTCGATCTTATCTCCTTGATCAAACTGATTTTCCAGAATGAAGTTGTCTTCGGGATCGAACATCGTCTTGAAGGTATCGCCCAGCTTTGTCGAAATATAACGCTCCGACGAAGCCTTGTGATTCAGGCGGGTGCCGAACTGACCTTCCTTATCGAACAACGGCATATTGTTAGAACCCGGAAAATCCTGATTCATATTAATCAATACGCCAATCATCGAAGTTGCACCGTGCTTATACTTCGTTACTTCAGCCGCTCGCATCCCGGCCTTATCACAAACGATAGTACCGTGACCGATATGCTCGACAAACGCGTGGAGCGCCTTACGCTGCGTCGTCTTCAAGCCGTCCATGATATGAGGCAAGCTACGATCATTATCATAGTTTGCATACTCACGGAACTGGCTATCAATAAAATCTGCAATCTTCATTTTTGATCTTCCGTCCACCTCTTGCCACAATCGAAGCAAGAACATTCATACCAATAACTATCCTGACCTCTATCCCAATTGCCAGTATCTGCTTTCGGCAACTTCATCACATCGGGATGAGGACAGGATTCTTGCAGAGAAGACAGTTGATTCTTAACCAACTTGAGCTGCTCTTCTATAGCAATCCTTCTCGTAGCAATGATATTCATTATTATTCCAGGTTCAGCCAAACTTTCTTGTCATCGGGATCACCGAACGCCATCGTCAGCAAACGGATATCTTCTTCATCCTCCAACGTAATCGGAACAAGGTACTGTTCGTCAAACATATACTTCTTGAAGTCTTCAGTCGAGTTACCACCCAGACCCTTAAGGAATTTGACTTCCATCTTGCCGGTCTGCTTCTCGCTCCAAGTCTGATATTCTTCTTCACTGAAGAACTCATATTTGGTCTTACCCATCTTCACACGCACGATAGGCGTCCTCAGATAGTATATCCTATTTTCGCGCAGAAGTTCGGGCCATTTATGATAAAAGTTATTCACCGCCAGAGCGCGAATGTGCATACCATCCATATCCGCATCGGTGGCAAGAACAATCTTACCATACCGCAAACCTTCGGCTTTCTCGTTGAACTCTAGACCCACTGCGGCCATCAGGTTCTTGATCTCTACGTTTGCCTTGATAGCGTCGATCTTAGCGTTGCCCATATTCAGCGGCTTACCGCGTAGGGCGAACACGCCGTGCTTCTTCGGGTCACGAGCGGAGATCAGCGGATTCGCTGCCGAGTCTCCCTCGCAAACGAACAAGATACATTCCTCACGATTCGTCTTTTGCGACGCGGGTTCGTACTTGTCGATTGTCTTAGGCGAAGTCTTAGCTGCATCCTTGCTCAGCTTCTTCAGGTCAGCCATATCCTGGAGCTTCTTGCGATTAATCGCCCACTCCACAATCTCCTGAACAATCGGAGACTTAATCAGCTTCTTGAAGAACGCCTCATCGAAACGGAAAGTTGTGCCATAATCCTTTATCTGCAGGTTCATGTGCTCTTTCGTCTGCGACGAAAACTTCGGATTGTAGACGGTACAATCTACCATCAGCAAGAAGTGATTCTTGATATCCGCAGGCTTTACGTCCTGTTTCGTTTTCTTCTTGATATGCTCCCGAACGCCTTCTACCAGCTGATCCGCGAGGTAATCGACGTGAGTACCGCCCAACCAAGTATGAGTCGCGTTACAGAAACTGATATGCTTGAACCCGTCATTACCCGAACCCAGGATACCAATTCGCCAATGCGAATTCTCGGTATACAGACCGTCGCCAAACTTACCGACAAACTTCTGGAATCCCTTTACGTCAACCTTCTTACCGTTCAGGGTAACATCGACGTTAGGAAGACAAGCCGCAATCTCATAGACGCGCGTTACAATCATTCCGTAGTTGTCGACGTCCATCGTGCATTGCAGTCGGGCGTAATCCGGGATGAAAGAGATTTTCGTGCCCTTGATCTTACCAGGCTTGATCTCGGGGTCCGTCTCCTCACGGCGGTTGTTCTCATACGTCTTATCGTACTTGTTCTTACCGTCACAAGTCTCAACTTGAAAGTAGCTTGAGAAGATGTTCGTCAGTTTCGAACCCAGACCGTTACGGCCACCGCCTTCACGCTTGTCGGCGTCGTTGTAGTTCGTACTCGAACGCAACATACCGAAGATGATACAAGGAATGTACTTGTCGTACACCGGATGCTTCTCAACCGGAATCCCTGCATTATCCCCTACCGTGATCAAACCTGTAATCGGATTAACCGTTACGTCAATCTTCGTCAGGTTCTTACCTTCGGGACGCTTGTGATGATCGTAGCAGTTCTGGAGAACCTCATCGAAAATCTTCAGAAGCGCCGGACTATAATTGATCTCACGGAATTCCGGTTCAGCCCCGTTATCATTGAAGATGTAAGATTTTACAACCTTACTATCAATTGCGCCTACGAATGTATCCGGTCGCAATAAAATCATATCCAGTTCATCCAGAACCACATATTGACTTAAATCTGTATTACTCATCTATATTTTCCAGTCCATTTCTTATAATGCTTCAACTTACCTGAGCAAACACAATACATCTGCTCTGGATCTAGATTGTGTTGGATTGAGAATTCCTTAAGATTTCTTCCCTCATATATTATACCCGATGGCGATATTACCGTAAAGTCTTTACTCATACGGTCAGCACTTTTCGCTCTATGGATAGAATTAGATTTGGTCATCAAGCGCTGTTTCTCTGCACCTGAAGCGGTTCCGCCATTCAAACCTTTCTCAGAGAGATTTTGTCTTTGCGTTATGAATCTACAATTACCTAATTCATACGGTCCTATATCTCCAACTCTACCAAGACAAAACGAATCAATAGATTGTCCTATCTGGCTAGGAGATTTAAGACCCGCTTGAATTGCCAATCCAACATAATCCTCAAAAGTTAAATGGAAGGGAATTCCATATCCCTTCGCATCGCCCTTGCGGTTGTTATATTTCTGCAACCATTTATCAAAATCGGCTTCAGGTAGACCATTATCAACCAAAAACTGAATTCTAACTATGGATGACTTTCTTCTACCTGCGCCTTGCAAAATACAACTCCTTATGTGTTACTATACAGCCGTTCCCATTTCTCTAGCTTACGACAGATTATACCGTCTAAAGCCTCTTCAGTAATACTATCGTTATACATATATATGATATCAACCATACACAAGATAACGTCGATTGCTTCGCCGGTCACGCCATCTAGTCCTTCGGGCAAGTAGTTCAGATAACTATCAACTTCTTCTCTGAGCTCATGCATTTCACCGGAGGCGTGTCCAAAGATAGAATTTAGGTCACGGCTATTTTTAATGCGACGGCAGACTTCAAGAATCTTACCGATGGACGACTTATTCATCATAGCGTAACGGTGATGTGTTTAACCGCTTTGACTGTGATATGCGGACCAAAATACATCCGTTTGGCTTTATTGAGACTAACCGCATTCTTCTCACCGCCGTTGTCATACTTGACATAAATATCGCCTTCGTGCTCGAAGGCTTCGCCAAATTCTAGCTGACAGAAACCGACATCATCGGCTTCCTTAATTTCAACTTTCATTCTAGACATCAATTTCTCCAGTTACACCGACTTCCAATCATATACATGCTGACGCATATCACGGATTTGCGTATATTCTTCAGCGTTCATTTCGTAGCTCTCGTGACGATAGACATCACGGCTGCAAGATGATTGATACATACCCAGACATTCAAACAGATAACGGTCTTGGCCTTCCCAGCCGGCAGTATACAGACGTTGCAGCCAACCGCGATGCTCATCTTCGGTACGGACAATCTCACGACCCAGAGCAAGATGATGCAGCGTGTAGAGGCCAGACATGAAGTCGGAATGGTCCGCCGAATTCAAGGTGTTGAACACGATCCCCGCAGGCTTGTAGTACACGAAGTTGTCGATGTCACCCTCGTCCATCTTAGCCTTGAGCTGATTGAACGGGATGATTTCATTGAACGAAGCATAACCAGAGTACCACTTGTCGAACATGCTGATATCGCGGCCGTCATTCAGACCGTGCACGAGTTGTTCCAGTTCCGCCGACATCGGGAACATATTCTTGAGAGTTTCGCGGGTGTTCGTAACCAGATCCAACGTTTCCATTCTCTATTTCCTTCTTTTACATTAGGGAGTTAAGGTAGAAGAATTATAGTATGTAATGCGTAAATGCGAAAGCCCCGTTCTATGACGGGGCTATGATTATCAGCTAAACCAGTCCATTACGCTTGCTTGACGGGTTGAGCTCCAGTTAATAGATTTCAACAAGTTATCCAACAGCGACGTGAAAGACCGTTCGAAGTTAGACTCATAGTTGATATACTTCTCAAGTTTGAATTCAGGAGGCAGCTTACCTTGGAATGCAATACACTCGCACCCATAAGGATTAGGTTGTCTCAATTCAACAAACTTAATCTTATCCCCAGACTGAATCTTGGCAATACCAGGAATCTTGTTCTTCTGGATGATATAGTTATGATACAAAGCCGCCTTAACGTGTTTCGGTGCTCCTTTCGTATAGATGTTATTCGGATCAAAATACTTCTCCAATCCATTCACACCTGACGGAGTCGCAACCCGTTCTACCGGCAATGCCATAAACTCTTTCTTCTTCTCCAGACAGAAGTCTTGAAGTTCTGATTCAGTTCCTTGAAGAGCAATCTTATACGCTTCCAACATCCAGTTTCGGCAATGCTTCGGAGACGACGCCTTAACTGCATCTAGACCAACTGTCTTATGATACAGATCAGGAAAGTAACGAACGCCTTCAGAGTCCGCCACCAGCATTGTATAACGCTTCTTAGCCGACCAGATTGCCGACGTCGCAATAACTTCTCGCTTCATAAACATACGTTGGTCGTCTGCATTCACATACTCAGCAAGTTCCTGATAGCAACTGTCGATGTAAGGTTCGATCTTTTCCGCAAACAGCTTATCCAGGAAGTTGACAATCTTCTCAACTTCAGTCTTTTGCTGTTCCTCAGTAAAGAGTTTATCAACCAGCTTAGACATATCCAGATAGCAAGAGTCGGTATCCTGATAGATCGCAAAGTTGGTCCCACTTACGACTTCCAGCGTTGTGGCTGCCGGACGGTTAGTGTGGTGAATCTTATGCTCAACTTCACCCAACTTCAGAACCTTATTCATATACTCATCTAGCTTGCGCGCGATCCAGAGAATCGACAGCTTACCAGACAACGTAATACCTTCAGCAACCCGAATATCGAAGAACTCACGGAACCACTTATTGCCAATCGCACCGAACAGCGAGTTCATCAGAATCTTCAACGAGTGCTGATGAACGTCATACGTTGAGATTTTGATCGCCAGTTCTTCCAGAACCATCATTTCTTCAGGAGTCGGATCACGATCACCAATCTTAGCGTTCAGATTCACTTCCTCTTGTTCGAAGGCAAGCATCTGCTTCTTGACCTTCTTACGAGTATCATAAATCTCTCGCGTCTTTTCGTTGAAGATCGATCTCTTGCCTCTACGGAAGAATGCACGATTCGCCGTCATACACAAGTTATACTTCTTCAACGCCGACAGATCGACTCGCTTATTGACCAGATCATCCAGAGTGAAGTTAGGAATGTTCCGAATCTCAAGCGGTAAGTCTTCAGGCTCAACGATAGTTTCAGCCCCAAGGTTATACTGTTGAATCAAGTGAGGATACAGACTGTTCAAGTCGCAAGATACGACCCACTTAAATCGACCACCCTTGATTTCTCGAACAAACCCACCACCAAACGATACGTCCCCTTCATAGACTGATTTGATCTTAGGGCGCTGACCTCGATTCACCAACATCGAATACGTCAACGACGACCAAGGACGCACTGTACCAAGCGTATCCTGATAGTTCGCCTTACACAGATACGCAAGAATGTACGTCAGCTCAAAGAATCGTTTCTTCGCGTTCATCTGTACGATCAAGTCAACGTCGATAACGTTGTACTCTACGGCCTTCTGATAGTTCCGAATATACAAAGTATTCAGATTACCTTCATCCGCGTAATCAACCTTACCTTCACCCAGAATCAAACGAGCAACCGTATCAAGCTTGGTGTCATCAGGATTCATATAAGCGTGCTTTTCGAACAACTGCTTATAGTCCAGCATTTGAGTGCCGAAATATTCATAAACCGTTTGTTCTTCGCCCCAACCAGTCTTGATCGAGTTACGGTTCACCATATTCCACGGACTGAGTTTCTTCTTTTGTCCTTCTCCGCAAACTTTCTCAATACGGTTCGTCAGATACGGATTATCGAAGCCCTCAATATACCAACCACTCCAGAAGTTGAAAGCCTTCTGTTGCCAGAGACCTACGAAGTCGTTCAACATATCAAACTCTTCACGGAATCCGCGATACTCTACATCTAACTTTGCTACACGAGGATGATCAGGATTGCGTTCGTAAGTCCCGATGAACTGACCCTTGAAATACTCTAAACCCCAAACATAATACTTCTTCTCAACAGTATGATACAAAGTGATCAGGTTGATCGGGTGGGCTGCTTCTTCTGGCTTAGGAAACGGACCATCGATGGGCGCAACCGTACCGTCAGGAAGAACCTCAATATCTCCAGAGAACGTTTCAATGTCAACGATGGCCCCCTTAATCTTTGCACCGTCATACTTGATCTCTCCCGGATAGAGTTTAGATACAAACTGGTTCATGATACTTTCTGTACCATAAACGGCAAAGCCATCGACATCTTTGTAAGATTCGATGAAGCTTCTCATTTCCTTACTATCGGAGAATTGAACCGCCTCTAGTGGCTCATCATGCATCGACATTGCGTCGGCTTTGGCGGCATCATTTGTTCGGATATACAACTCAGGCGCGAATTCGATAATCTCACTCTTGTGCTTATCGTCTTCATAATATCGCAGGAAAATCTTACTACCACGTACATCAATATTCGTGTAAAAATTATCGCTCATACTTCTCCATTTTGACTACATTAACTCCTACAGGGTTCCCCTATATTATAGCGCGCATAGTATGGAAAGTAAAGAAAATGCCCCCGGATTTCTCTGGGGGCATATGTTAGATCATTTGATCATTCTGGTATTGTTGGAGGCGTAGAAAACGACTCACTGTACATTCAAATTCGTCAGCAACAACGATTTCTTCGCCGGTCTTGGGATCCACTTTGCCCTTAGCTCCATCCGCATAGACGGTTCCAAGAGGAATCTCACCGACAGTATCTGCTAGTGCATTATCGGTTTCAGTAGAGTTGGAAACATCTTCAGCAACAGGCTTCTTGCGCTTCTGAACCGCTCCCATCGGAGGCGTTACTAAAGCAACGTTGCCTGAGCTTACGTTGTTAGTAGAAACAGCTTCGCCATCCTCAACTAGCTTAAGGTAGTCAGAAATGGTTTTCATTATTGAGCATCCTGTTCGGTAGCATCTGGGGTATCGGTTGCGGCGGCATCAGCAGCGACCTTCTTTGGGCGACCAGCCTTCTTGACAGGCGCTGCAGCTTCTTCCGCAGGAGCGTCTTCAGCAACTACTTCAACCGGTGCAGCAGCCGCATCTTGATCGGCAGAAACATCGCCAAGCAATTCATCTAGAGCGATGAAAGATACTAGCAACTCTAGAGTGCCGTTAGGACGTGATTGTGCCCACCCTAGTGAGGTGGCAACTACATTATTACCCCTAGGCTTAAGCGATAGTGCGCGGGCCTGTAGGGCAGCTTTATCCGCTGCGTCTAGTGGAGTGAAACGTGACATATTAGGTTCCTTTATTAAAGGTGGATAGTTTATCAATGATAGGTTTTAGAGCGTTTGGATCATATCGCCAACCTTCTGCGATACCTAGAGAGTTAGCAACCGTCTCTGAACAAAAGTATTTATTCTTGTCATAATTGCCCCGCTTGAATACGAATCCCAGCAATCCAAGAAGGTCATATTTTGCGCCATTGTGAGTAGCGAACCATGCTTCTACACCAGCCGGATCAACATCGGTAAGCTCAACGACATCCCAATCATAAGCTACACTGATATCTCGCCAAATGCTACGAACTCCATTAGGAGTTCCAGTAATAACAGAAGAGTGACAAAGAGCGGTTCCGTCAGCCTTAAATTGAGTGGCAATCTCAGCGTGGGAATACGGACCTCCAGTCCACCAACGAATTAGGATATCACCGACGTTAGCCCAAAACGTTGCCGGCTTTCCCTTATAAAATGCAACCTTAACCATCTACCACCTCTCACTAACTAAATATTTTCAACGGTTTAACAAAAGGATATTCTATGTCTGCAGGACTTCAAGTAATTGGTGATCATGGTAGTGTCCAGATCGATCAAAACTATTACAATATGGTTTTGATTACCAATGGTTATGTAGGATCGGGTCTATATAACATCACCCCGCCCGATGCATATGGCGACCCACAAACTACCGCATATATGGCCGTCATTAACTATAACGGCACTAACCCAATTCTATGTCTAGATACAAAGGGATATTGTTGTGCCCATTATCAAACAGTCTATAACGGGGCTAACTCATATACGTTCTATGTCCTTACTTTCGACGGTAATGGCAATCCTACTCCAGCCACTATTGCATATTACATCTACGACACCGTACCTAATATCCAGGCAACAAGTCGTGGATTGACAGTTTGGAATGCATCCGGTCAGGTAACATTCAACTCTGACTACGAACCTATGCGACTCATTAACTTCGCACAGTGTCCAGCAGGATTCACCATAACAACGGACAGCTTCGTACACCACTTTCCTCCCGCATCAACCACCCTATGGTCAGGTAGTGCCGCCCAAAAGATTGCAGTTTGTATGACACCACCGAAGGGTTATTATATGACCATCCATATGGGGTCTAATGACCAGTGGGTGCAAACCTTCTTAACCAACAACGGAGCAAATCCGCCCTATGTCACTACCGAAGGTGGCGGGGAAAACGGAGCGGGATCGGCAACGCCATACGGATATATGGGTGATCTATCATATTATGTATCGGCAGGAAACTATGCTGGAATGATATATATGGTTGATGTAACAAACCACTATATCTGATCACCTCAATCCGTATAGTACCATACAATTGGTCCCATATCCAGGAGACACCGAAGGGTCAAAAGCCCAAGATAGCGTGGATCCTGAAAAGGTGAATGATGGATTATTCCAACCGCTAGGGAACCCGTTGCTATATCCAGAAACAAGCGGATAAAAAATAACAAACGGGGTTCCGGTTCCATCTACCAAATTTCCATTTGAGATGGAACCGTTATACCCACCGGTTTGAAATGAACCCAAATAACGGGGGAGGTAATCCCCCGAGTTGAATTTAAGAACGCCGTTGGCGTCATAAATCAGTAGTCCCTGCGCCATTACCAAACTCCCAATCTAACTCGCAAAGTCCCGTTAGAGTCATATACCCGCATACCATTCTGATCAATCTCGGTTCTCTGACCACTCGCTGCATTTCTCAACAGACCAATACTACCACTTGGGCCAGATAAAGTCCCGCTCACTGTTCCTGTCACATTACCGCTGACTGTTCCAGTCACGTTACCCGTAACCGTTCCCCCAAATGTACCCGTTCCACTGAAGTACGCATTACCGTTAGAATCAACCGTAAAAGGCGTTGCAATCTTCGAGCCATCTGGACTCACCAACTTAAACACGTTAGCTTGAACCGCAAAGCTAGATGTCGGATTACCGTTAATCAGGTCGTTAACCAAAGCGATGCCGGAAACATATCCGTTCACGTTAGTCTTAATTGCCCACTGAGCCTTGATGTTATTCACATCAGTTGCGCTCGTAGACGCTTGTGTCTGAACTGTGGCAAAACTCCCGCCATCAATACCTACTGACCTAGAACCAATAGAGATCCAATCAACCTGGAAGGCGTCATTGCTACTCGCGTTACCGCCCAAATCAATACGAATACTAGTGATAGTGCTGGACAACCAATCCGAACCCCCTGCGGTTAGGTTAGCCATATCCCACTCAACAATATACCAATCAGCAAATCCAGGGTCTGGACTAACGTTGGTATAGTATGACCCAGTATAACCGTGCCCACTCGTAGAATAGAACAAACTACCGTCCCAGCCGCTTCCAGCCGTTCTCTTAACCCGCGCCCTAACCTTATTATACAACGCTCCATTAATACTCAGCGTTGGGGAGACTAGGTTAGGATCGGTTGCGGTAGAAGTCAATAGTCCATAACCACCGCTAATTGCAAACGTAGCGTGTACAGCAGTCCACCCTCCCGTTACAGCATAGAAAGACCAGGTCTGATACGGGGCAAACGTTGATGCATTACCATTAGTGATTCTAGACGTAACTGTCTGAATCGCAGAGGCGTTGGCTGAGTCAGCATTTGCTCTGGTCGTAGCTTCTGTTGTGATAGCCGATGCGTTGCTACTTACCTGAGCTGCTAGAGTTGTTCTGGCATTAGCTTCAGCGGTGATAGCGTCAGTACGAGCTTGCACCTCTGTTTGAATAGCTGCCGCATTGGTATTAGTAGAAGCCGTCAGCGTAGTGATCAAGTCCGATAGCGAACTATCTGCCGCTTGTCGGGCCGTGGCTTCAGCCGTCACTGCAGCACCACGATTATTCGCTTCAGTTAGAACCGCCGCCGCGACTGCATCATTTAGACTACTTGCAGAAGCCAGAATCGCGTTATTGTAGTCAATCGTAACCTGTGCAACTTGAGAGTCGGTATATGCTCTAGAGGATGACGGATCGTTTACTTGCGCCCAGCTAGTTCCATCGCTAATATGCAATTGACCTACGCCAGATACAGGATCGACAATAATATGCAAGTTGTTCTGATAAAGAGTTGGATCAGGCTCCGAACCCGGAACTGATTGGCTCAATAGAACAGGCTTATCGAACGTCACATGCTTTAGGAATACCGGCGTTTGATTCGATGCGGCATAAGTCTGTGAATTGATATTACCAACCGCCGTAGCCATCGCATTAGCGACTGCTGGATCAGGATCGTTAGTCTTAATCAAAGAACTAACTGCTGCTGCCACTCCCAATGCACCAATACCAACCGCTGCTAGGTCAGATACTCTGAACCCCTTACCGGCCTCAGGCGGGATATCAGGATCAGAGCTAGAGAACCCTGAACTTGTACCATCACCAGACACCGTAGCTGAAGTTGTTGTACCCGCCGCTGATGCGCCGCCACTTAGGTTATTCAATCCACCTGTAGTAGAATCATTACCTGGAGTTGGAGTGCCCGCATTAGCCGGAACCCCGTTGGTCACCCAATTCCTACCGCTCGGAGATTTCTTAGATAGGTTATTGGTTAGCTGAGAGTCCGCAGAACCAGCCGCAGTCGGGTCAGTATTCGAACCCGATGTAAAGCCTAGGGCACCCCCAAGCATCGGTGCTCCGCCATCCCTAAGATCGTAGGCAACCAGGGATTCTCGTGATAGCATATCTCCATAAGAGAATCCGCCGCTCATCCCACCGAACATAGACGCGTTGACAGATGGAGAATTGATTTCTCCTGATACTGCCAACATACCAGTGTTCATCTGAACCTTACCAGCCGTCACGAAGAAGTTGCCGCCAGTCTTGAAGATCATATCCCCGCTAGACTGACGATATGCCTGTCCGGATACTTGCTGGGTATAATTACCACCGACATAATCATAAGAATCATTCTTGGTGATCTTATAGGAATCCATCACCGACTTATGGGTGAAGGTGCCTAGAGGGTTGATCTCCCAATATGATCCGGTGCGGTGCGTCATATTCAAACGTTCGGCGCCGGGCGTGTCATCAACTTCCGAATAGTGTCCAGAACGCGACTCAGTAACGAAGTTCCAGGGATACTTTGCGGCATTCCCGGACACCCCCCGTGGTTCTACGATAGACGAATTTTGAGCAGCAGGAGTTTTTTGCTCCGACACCGGCGCTGTCGTATCCGGTGTCGGCTCAACTTTTTTTACTGCGTCGTCCGTTGGCTCTTGATCTGAAAGTACCACTAGGGCAATCTTATAAAGCGCCATACGGTCGTCTTGACCGTTTAGACCGCCGTTAATACGCTTGGTGATACTCACCATATCGCTACGGTCTGCGTATGCGTTTAGCCCCTTAGAGTTCCAGAACCAACCTGCGCTCATCGCTGCTAGTTGAGGCTGAGCTACTGCATCTGGGTTGCTAACGCAGTCAGTTCCACACGATTGTGATAGAGCCGAATAGTTAGACTTACCTGTGCATTGAATCAAGCCGCGACCGCGATAGTTCCAACCGTCTCCAGAATCAGCCGAACCGTTACCCATACGATTTGCATATACAACGTTAGCAATCTTCTGGGGATTACGGGCGCACTGAGCCGCTAGAGTCGCATCGAAACGATTAGGCCAAGTACCTTGTAGGCCAGCAGCAGAGTAGTTAAGGTTTTCACTAACCGCCGATAGTCGGCCAGATTCGTGTCCAACTTGCGCGATAAACGCAGCTAGTCGGAGTTTTGTGTTAATTTGGTATTGTGCGCAAGCAGCGTTGATTGCGTCGAAATACTTTGCTTCTGTAGCTGCAGAGCAGCCCAGAATCTTGGCAATTTGCCCTTGTTTGAATTGCATTATCTAATCCTCTTGATTGGAATAGTTTCATTAATTACCTGAGGGTAATTTAAAGCGTAGAACGTGAGATTGATATAGATACCGTATCCATTCTCGAATCGCTGGATATCTATAGATACAATCTCGACTCTAGGCTCAAATCTGTCAATCGTAGTTTTGATCCTATCATAAAGCTGCATCCGCATCATATTATCGTTAGGCTCAAATAGCAATTCCCCCACACCGCCGCCCATATATGGCGACCAAAGGAACTCACCAGCTGAGGTCATAACTAGATTACGGATAGATTGAATGATTGAAGCAATATCTGTCTTCATCACTAGATCGCCCGTCACCGGATGAGTAGCAAAATCTAGTGAGAAGTCTCTATATGTATAGCTTGGAGTCGCCATATCACTTTCCTTGTAGGTTTGTCGGGAATACACAGTCCAGGAGAACTAGACTGGAACCGTTCTTGGGGATATTCGATTTAGATACCATCCCGCCAGAACGGTGAGACTTATCCGATTGGTTTCCGCCAATACAGGTTAGCGTGCTTCCGTTATCTTGAGACACAAAAGCTACGTGACCTGAGCCTGAGTTCGGCACTCCGAAAACTGCAATTGCCCCGAAAGGTACATTTGTTGTCCCTACAGACTTACCGTAATTCAGATATGACCTTGATGAAGCGCTTCTAGTCCCGGTGATACTAACTTGAGATAAGCACCAACCAACGAACGCCGCACACCAGGCAACGGTCGGTTCTCTCATTAGACCGCCGCCAACTTGGTGATACGTTCTAATCGTATCGGCATTATCCAGTTCATTAATACCCAATTGAGACTGAGCGACCGGCATCCAAGGAGTATCCTTATATGCGTTCGGATCAAGAGTCTTTGGAGGAACTTCTGGATCAGTCGAACCTGGAATGGTTGATTGAACTACACTATTACTTACGTTGAAGCTTGAACCCGTATCGCCGTTGCCGCCAGCCTTAACGTTGATGTCGCCCGCTACTCCAGCGCGCGGATAATTCCCGTTTGGATCATTGAACCCTGAACTAGAATTACCGAACATTGCTCTATTTCCACCCATTGTACCTAGGATGATAAACTCTTGCATACCATCGTCAGCAGGGAGTCCTAGAACCATTGTGCCTGGAACCATACCTACGGGCGCCAATCCGACCCCAGAAATAAATGCTGAGTTGATAGTCCCCAGAGGCTGGCACCAAGGTAGTAGATTTGTGGGTAGAACAGTTTTATCATCAGAGTGAATACCGATCCAACGAACTCTCACCCGACCTAGCTGTACTGGATCCATGACGTCTTCAACAATCCCATATAGGAATGTATTGTTTGCCATTGGAATCATTTTAGCCAGACCTCACCGTAATTGATAACTAGAGTATTACCAGATGAGTCTGTCGCTAACACTCTCCAGTAAACTTTTGATTCCCGAACGCTTGAGGTAATATCCTCTTTAGGGAATTTGATGGTCATATACCATTGGCCGTCTACCTGAGCACTTGTAACAGTGAAGGTGAAATCAGGAGTTTCGTTTGTATATGCTAGACGCCCTTCACAGGTAATCGTATATTGGCCAGGAATGAACACTGAGCCGCTATCTAGCGTATATTGAAATTGATGAGTAGCATCCGTGCCACGAAACATCACGAAGATGTCTTTATTTTGATCTGAGTAATCTTTTAGCATCGCACATACCTTTAGGTAAAAGTTGTCTACTTTTATTTAAAGGCAAAATAAAAAAGCCTTCCCGAAGGAAGGCTTTTGCGAAAGAAATTTGTATTTTTACTTTTGCTTCAATTCGCTATAGAGTGCTGTGAGGAACTCTTTGACAAGCGAGCTACGAACAATATGTTCTAGCCCAAACTTAATTACCGGATAATTAAGCTCATGGCGATTCGAGAATTTCTCCAACCAATCAAGTCCATTCAAGCCCTTAATATCAGTCTGGAAATTATCGCCAAGGAATAGAATGCGACCCGATTCATAACGCGTCACAAGGGCTTGCACTTCTTCAACGGTAAGGTTTTGTGCCTCATCGATGATCAAGAATGTATCACGGAAAGAATTACCGCGAATATATTCAATCGGTTGCATTACAATTTTCTGCTTAGCTAGATTGTAGCCATACAGACCATCGCCCATACGTTCTCTTAGGACTGCCAGGATTGGAGCTAGCAACGGTTCCATCTTATCCGTTACTGAGCCAGGCAACATACCTAGAGATTTACCAACGTGTACGTTTGCTCGCGTTAGGATGATCTTATCGACCGAACCTTCAGCAAGGAATTTAGCAGCCATACTACCTGAGATGAATGTTTTACCACAACCTGCCGGCGCTTCCGCAATAACGATTGAGCTGGTATTAATAGCCTTGATCATTTCTTCTTGCTTTTCATTCTTCGGCTGAAGATGAAAACTGGGGCGAGCCTTTGGAGTTGGAGCATACTGATTCGTGATTTCTCTCGGGTCCAATAGGGCGCCACGGCTATCCCTAGGTAGACCACGCGGATCACGTTCTTCTCTTGTAGAGGCTCTGCGCATCTTCTTTCCCATATCAATCCTTTAATGGGTTATTACAACTGCTTAAAAACAGATACTATCGTCAGTCACTAGAGAGACCATCAATCCCATACGGAATGATTGGCCGTTATCTACTGGCTGTATACCGCGTTGATATTCAAAAATCCTACGCGACTCAGTATCTACGCGAAACACCTTAATACCTTTGTTCAAAAGGAAATTGATTCCTGTAACAACCCGATATTCGCGATCAAAAACAACAGCGGCAATCCCAGCTTCCGCAATATCAACTGCGCAGTTTGGACATGGAGAATCGGTAATGAACATTACCGATCCAACTGCTGACTCGTTTGACCTAATGAGCTTCCTGAGTGCATTAGGTTCCGCGTGTCTAACCCTTGGGTCTGTAGAACCATCTTCTAGTTCACAAACATTTGGCTCTCCAGAAGGCATCCCATTATATCCAAATGAGATGATACGCTCGTCTTTTACAATAAGCGCACCAACCTTCAGTCTTACACAATATGATAGTTCGTCAGCATAGCTGCGCGCTGCTTTCATATGCGCGAACACGAACTTGTTCTTAAGTTTATTCAATTTCTTCCGTTTCGTCTACTTCATCGCTTCCAGCGCTTAGACGTTCTACAATATCAGAACCCAACAAATAAACATCGACACCCTTACGAATATCAGCACGTTCATCGTCGGTCAAGATACCGATAGTCAGATCATCTAGTAGAGACTCAACGATGCGTTCAGTTGCCGTTGTACTATTCTTGATGTCTGCCGTCTTGGCGTGGCCGAAGCCGGTGCTTGCGCCGTGAAGCATAACGCAAACGTGAGTAGAAGCAATTACTTTGTTATGACCTGCCAACCAAATCATAGCAGCTGCACTCGCAGCTTCTCCATCTACACAAGTAGTGATATTCGCTTCAGAGGCGTCGATCGCATTAATGATAGATAGACAAGAGTTGAGATTGCCGCCGGGAGAGTTAATGTGAATCGTAATATCTTGACCTTCAGGCGCGTAACGCAATGCGTGGACAAAATCTACGTAATCAACTTCAGGACCGATTTCATCATAGATATAGATAACAAGAGGCGGAACTGCCGGTGCCTCATATCCAATAGGAGAATATGACTTGATATCCTCGATGCTCACAGGAAGGTGTGCAACGGGCTTGGCTGTTGAGTGACTTCTTAACTTCATACAATTCTCCGGTTTAAATTGTGCAAGGGTGAATCTTTACCCCTCATACTAATTTAGACCGAAGAACGATTAGTCAGCAATATCCGAATGTAGGCACTTGAAGATGCGCATATGATCTACAGCCGCGTCGTGCAAAGCATTATGATAAGTTGCCCCCTTGAAGTCGCTAACCCGAACGCCTGCATATCGGTCGTATCCCATAAAGCGGAAAGCCGTTGCGACATCGAACGTATTATGGTAGTTCCAAATCACGTCCTGATCCAAATCTTCCTCAAACAGATACTGAAGCTTTGAAAGATCGAAACAGTTGCGGTCGTACCAATCAACCTTCTTGATGTCGATGCCTTTATCCTTAAAGAAACCCTGTAGATGAGCTTCTAAGCCGTACAGTGACACGTCTAGGGTAGGATTAGGGATCAGTACCTTGCGAGCCTCAGGCGACTGGTCGTACCACCATTTAACCACCCTCTGAGAAGCCTTCCTACCTCGATCCAGCTGTTCCTTCAGATCGAACTTCAAATACAAGCCGTTCTGGACCAGAGAATCGAAAGTCTGATCGCGATCATCGTATCTTGATATCGTAACACCTAACGATAAAATCGGGGCATCACTACCTACCGCTAGAGTCTCAAGATCAATTACGGCCAGATGATCTTGGAAAACATTCTTACTCATTTAAAACCCTTCGAACAGATTCACTGATTTATCAACAGCCGGTGCCTTGGCCTTCTTTGCGGCTTTAACTCCAAGGCCGTCATAACTACTCTTTCCGCGCGGTTTCTTACCTTCTTGAACCGCAGCCTTACACTTTTGGAACTTCTGAAGTTCGCACATCAGATTCTCGAACGACATGATATTGATATATCGATCATAGTCAGGCAAATCGCTGAACAGCTTCTCAGGATCATAACCAAACTTATCGAACATCAATCTCTGGTTGTTCCGCATCCAGAACAAGCATTCCTCATGCGTCATTCCGTCGCGATCAGCGAATAGGAGATCAACGCCCTTGGTACAACCTGGTCCAGATACCGTGAATTCGTTCTCGCTAAACCAATAATCCTCGCAGTACGTGAAGTCCACGAACCATTGATAGACTAGGAACTTACCCATCCAAGGGATCGCCGTGAGAATCTCAAACAACTCTTTCGGGCTTTGCGCCGCTTCCATCTTTTCCCAAAGCTCATCCGTCAGGGCGTACTTTGCGAAGTAGATCGGGGATTGGTCGAAATTCAAATCCTTCGCCGGAATCTTTTGTTGGAAGTGAATACGCTCTAGCCAGCTACGAACCGGGCAGGTATAGTACGCGCCGCTCCACCAAGTATGATCCCCGTTTGCCGCAATACGATCATTACAAGCTTTGAAATCTTCGTCGCTCAACGGAAACTTCAACATCTTACCGCCTGTCGCGATTTTATAGGACTCAAACTTATTCCAGAATCGCATCAGGATGATATTGAAGAACCGATCTTTCAGGCTCTCCTTTGTCGAGCAAATATTCTCGATCACGTTGCGAGATTCACGGTCGTGCTCTCTACGGACGTTGGTAAACTTGACCTGTAGGAAAATCGGATTATCCGTCCAAGGTGCAGGCAGTTTCTCAACGTCTTTCTTCTTATGAATCTCGTAACGGTCGTGTACGAACTCGTAAAGGTTGGCCAGCACATCCTCGTTTAAAACCGGATTAGCTGCCTTGATCACGTCTTCACGAACTCCGCAATACAGAACGTCTTTTGATCGATTCTTCATATCTAATTTCTTGTTAAGTTAAAAACGAAATTTAGCGGTAGTAATCGTCCCAATTACTCATCTGCTGATACTGCTCACGATCCCGTTCGAAACCATCGGCGCGAATTCCGGTAAACAAGATATGGTTGGCCATATAGCGATGCTCGAAACCTAGTTCCATATGTTCCAACTTATCGTCAATCAAGGTGCCATATGCAACGTAGTGCTTTTCGTGCGTTGCGATGAAACCATCTGCGAAAGGGAAGCATCGTTTCAAAAAGTTGATCTTAGATTGCGTATGTTCCGGGAAACAGGAACTTACGAATACAATTGTTTCTCCGCCGTCCTTCGCCCGTTGAAGAGCTTCAACCGATCCTTCAACCGGCTGCAACTTATCATACAAATCCGCGTGACGCCAAAACGATAGAGGATCCACATAATTCTTGATCCCACCAGCTTTAGCCAGAATCTCTTTCATCTCAGGAACCAGATTATAGGTCCGAGTTTTATTGAGAACTGGGATATCTGTGAATTGTTTAAACCATTCCATCCACGGCGTCAGGGAATCGACTACCGTCAAATCCACGTCTACAGCAATAATACTCATCAACACTCCTAATTAACATACTATGGGCTATGCTTTATTATACCCTAGAAATGCGAAAGGGAGAACCAGTTTCCCGGTTCTCCCTCTGATCTACATATTACACGCCAGACAACAGACGTTCAAACTCAGCCATCTCATCCGAATCACCAGCAAGCGGAGCAGCTTCAGACGACTTACCAACCGAAGGGGCCGGAGCAGACTTGGCTTGTTCTGCCGGGGCTTCTTTCGAACCACCAGTCATTTCATCAAGCATCTGTTCAGCAGTCTTGGGCTTACCAGCAGCCGGAGCAGCAGAACCGCCTTCAGCGCCAATACCCATAACCTTCTCATACTTTGCCTTCAGTTCGTCGTAGGTCTTGAAGTTCTTACGATCATAGAACTCAGCGATGGAATGCGAAGCCTTCCAAATGCGTTCCATCTCAGCTTCATCGCCACCAGACAACGGACCTTGAGTAGCCCACTTAACGCTATCGAAGTTAGGCGCATCGATTTCCTTCTCGCCAATCTTCTTCTTAGTGTAAGTCAAGTTCAGGATCAGGTCTGCACCTTCAAACATATCGAACGGATCGAAAATCGGATCAGTGTCGAATTCAGGCTTATTGCACTTTTCGAGAATCTTACGAATCGTTTCACCAAATTCGTAGATCATAACCTTGCCGTTGTTCTCAGGATTCGTACCATCCTTGATGATCAGAACGTTGGCGTAATAGGTCGTGCTCGGCAAGCGCTTCTTCAGAGCATTCTTAAGAATCTCATCGTTGTTCTTCTTGGCAGTACCCCAAAGCGGACCATCATAGGCTCGAACCGGGCAATCTTCACCGAACGTCTGAAGCGACTTTTCGATGTACCAACCCTTCGGACCTTGAAAACCGTGGCTCAGAATCTTTGCCATCGGGGTCAAGTCTTCAGCCTTGTACTTACCTTCTTCGACGCCAACTTCATCCACAAAAGGAATCGGCAGGAATCGGATAATATTCACGGACTTGTTGTCCTTTGCATTACGAGTCGGTTTCCAAATGCGTTCGTCTTTCTTGAACCCACCGCCATTTTGACCCGTCTTTTCCAGCTTCGTTTGCAGAGCTTGGAAGTTAGTACCTTTACGTGCACGCAATGCGTTAAAATCAATAGCCATCTTTATTTCTCACTTACAGTTTTCGTTTAGTTTCATATGATGTCATTCTTTCTTAGGATAAAAACGAGCAATGAGCTTCTGACCTTCTCTTGCCGCTATACGTTTATTTAGTCTGGAAATTTACTCCAGACGCATATTATATCGAATTACGCTTAACTTCACGAATTCCTGCTATGAACTTCATATCGCCATAGATATAATCGTCAAATGTTTCACCAGGTTCAACTACCACTTCCTTGGTATTATACTGGGCTGGTCCAAATGTTTCACGACCCGAATACATCTTTTCTTTGACTGAAACTATAACGACATAATCTGCTTCAGCAGGAACTTCTACGATAACTTGAGTCGTCATTAGAATCCAATAACTGAGCTAGTAGTGTTTCGTTCTTTCAGGAGTCGCATCTGCATAGCTTCGTTCTTGATCTTATCAAGCAACGAAGGGCTGATCAGCTTACGACCTTCCTCAGCTTCAAGTCCCAGTTCCTCGATGTACTGAGTTGTATGATAGATATAAGAATCTTCATCCTTATCATCCCAAGTGCGCTTTTCTACTTCAAGCGAGAACTCTTCAGCAGACGGCAAAGCTACCACAACTGCGGGTTCCAAAATTACGTTTTCCATTTTACTTCCTTGCATCGTGTAGGATAAACCAGGGCATATCATCAATCCATACATTGACATTGATGTTTTGCTCGAACATGAAGTCGTGTTTATTACGACGTTCGGTGAAGAAGATACCGTCAACTTTATCTTTCAAAAGTTTGATGACGTCGGCTCCTTCCTTTTTATATCGCATCGTGATGCAATAAACTGTATGACCGCGTTTACGTGCAGCCGCAACAAAAGCATCCCATAGGTCAGGATCACGAGTGTATGTATCATCAAAATCTAAGGAAAGTACCATTTTCTTCACTCCATAACTATATTCATTACAATCGTTCATTATGGACGTTCCTGCCATTGCTTGAAGAAAATAGCCATCTCAACCTTAGCTTTCTCAGTAGCTTCGACATTCTCTTTGGACATCGGTAGTCCCGCCTTGGCCATACTACAAGGACAAAGCGGTTCTCCGCATTGAGGTCCCATGCAAGCACAACACATCATTCTAGTGCCAGGCTTTGCATAAAACTGATCTGATTTGTTATACGTCAATCGTACTTGTCCTTCCAGCGGTTTTCTTGATCTCTCTCAGACGGTCCTTAAACACATCTGGAACGCCCTTACGGAAATCGCCAACTCCGGCAACAATGCGGCAGGTTGATACTAGACGTTCGATGCCCATAGCCGATTTACACGAAGGACACGGAGCGTTCACCGGAGCATCGCGATCATTGATCTTAAGCACGTCACTAAACTCGTGCTCGCAATGCTTACATTTATATTCATACAACGGCATACTTAATCCAAATAGTGAGTTTGATGTTGAAACAATTCTCCTACGCACTGGAGATTGTGCTTACCTGCCAACTCCACAGCATAAGCAATGGCTTCGTCCTTATCTTCATAAGGCCATTGCTTACGGGAAGCAATACAATAATCGCTGAACTCATAATCCCAAGCCAGAGCCATATCCAGCTTGGTCTTATCAGATCGCGGAAATACTACGATCCATACTTGACTCATTGATTGAATACCTTATCAACCAGTTGAACGATATACAGCGAGTCAATTTTGATTTCAGGGTTTTCTTCCCGAGCATTGGCCATAGTGATCAACAAATGATTCATATAGGCCTGATCACATCCGGTCAACTGGTCTTTAACAACCGCAGGATCATTGAGGTCCAGATCGTTGACTTGCCATGCCATCTTCAGAATCTCCCCTGCCGAAATGCGCCAGCCGCGCTCAATAAACTTGCGCATACGGAATAGGCTACAAATCGGATACAGCGAACCCGTATAATTCAGGGTCTTGCTGAGGATGGATTCAAGCGCGGCTGCATTCAGTTGCAGAGTATCGGTTGCATACTCGTAAACATTCTTGCAATGCTCGAAGTCGTAATTCTTGTGGATCTCATCAGAGTTACCATAGAAGCGAATTACCAGTTGAATCTTATCCGTCAAGGTAATTGCATTAGCGCTGAGGAATACCGGGCGATAACGTTCTTTCTTTGCTTCTTCGCTTTGTTGGGGTTTAAGAATGTGATCAGCGATTTGATCTGCGCCGCCTTCTCCCAAACCTTCTTCATATGCGAATTCAGGAGTATCTTCGGCGTCGTCGGCTTGAGCTACTCCGTGACTTTGGACGTGAATCTGTACTCGACCATCTTCATCAACCTTTACAACTGGCTGCATTCCGTAATCGGCGTTCAGACGCGTAAATGTCTTACAGTAATAATTGGCAATCGCTTCGGTAGTTTCCTTAGTCTTAAAGTAGATGTCGAAATCCTTGATCTCATCACCCATCAACATTGAGACAATAGAACCGCCCGTTACAATAACATCGCGGCGCAGAAGTCGTTGAACATCTGTATCGTCAACCGATTTAATCCAATCACCAATCTTATTCTTCAGAATCTTGCGAATCGACTTACTCTTAAAACCGTGTTCCATTAACACTCCATAGTTAGATGTCTTACAACAGAATCTATTATACTATGGAATGTATGGAAAGTAAAGATATAAAACTGTATTACATATCAGTACGCTTCGGCTTATAGAAATTATGATCACCGATTCTTGTCACTAACCGGAAACCTCTGAGCCATTCTCTATTTGTATAAGTCTTTGGATTAACGAAGTATAGAGCACCGTGAGTTGGATCAGCCTTGGAACCTTCCCAAGCCGCCATTGAAGCCCTAATTGAATCCTCCATTTGTTTCTTTACGCCTGGAACATTTTCTTTAATCCAGACTGGTTTGAAAGTGAATTGACCTTTTTGTTTTACTACCGCACATACATCGTCGGGAAAATTGCTGCTCTTTGTACGGTTGATAATCACATACGCTACAGCGATCTTTCCTTCCATCGGTTGGTTGGATGCTTCAGCGTGAACGGCTTGTGAAAGACAAGCCACTTCTTTGAGATTATCTATATTGTCTATGTTAATGGCCGGTTGAGACGCACCAAAATTAAACGCCATGAACATAGATACTATCATCGCCTTGAATTGGGCAAGCATATACTACTCCTTTATTAATATGATAGATTTGAATTATTTCGCTAGGTTGCCTTAGAAGTATGGATTAGGTTAAAGTTAGATTATACCCTATTAACGATGTAACGTAAAGGGCGCACAGAAAATGGAAAACAGAGGAAACTTTACAGTTTCCTCTGTTTGGCGTTTTATATTTTTGTTATGATTCTAGCCAGCTTTGAAAAACTTCAATTTGACCCGGCGCCAGAATTCAAAATGCCGAGTCTTCAAAGCTGGCTTTAGGCTTTTGGGTCTTGGGGAGTATCCTCTGGAAAGGCGGCTCTGACGACTAACTCGTTGAGTTCCTTCCTATAGTATTTACCCTGAATAATTTCAGCTACTAATTTAGCGTCATCTTTGTGAAGAGCCGGCAATAGCTGATGTGCAATTCCCCGTTTAGTCCTTGGTCCAGTCGGAAACGTATCATACATACGAGTGACTTGCCTCCACATACTCTGTAGAGTCTCTGAGCTACCACCTTTAGGTACGTTAGATGGGGCCCAATCTAGGGGTCCAATAGACAACAGTTCCTTAAAAGCGTCCCGACAGAAATAGGCCACAATCAGGAAATACTTCAATTCAGGATAGATCGCACTGTAGCGCTGAACTGCCGCTACACGATCTTCAAACTTCTCAGGCTGAACACATAGTTCAATTAGTTCGCTCAGATCCAGGTCGCGCTTTTTCAAGTTAGCGGCCTGACGATCAGTCAAATAACCTTGTGTGAAAGCTGCAGATGCGCCGCTCATTATTTTACCTCTTTGAAAAAGCTGTGACAGCGAAGAACAGCGAGTGAGTCAGCAATATCGTCAATCGGCTTCGCCATTTCTTTAATTCCTAGAATCTCGTGTAGCTTGACACCCATTAGATGGTGAAAGGTATCTACCATCACATCTTTCTTAGCGTTTCCCTTACCAGTGAAATTCTTCTTAACTTGTGAAGGTGGAGGGGTAGTGAAAGCGATACCATGTAAGTCCATATATTGCTTCAATAGACTTGCATTCTCCGCGATCTGGAATACCAATCCAGAACTCGACCCCAAAGCATATCCTTCAATGCATGCTTCTTGAACATGAAATACTTCCAAGATACCACTTGCCCAATCGCAGATATTACGGAACCTTTCTTCAGTAGTTTCATATTCTTTGAATAGATCAATGGTGATATTTTGGTAATGCCCAGCTCGACTTTTAGTGCCATTCATATTATAGAACAGCAAGTTATCAAACTTAAATTCTCTTTCTGTATTATACACGCAAATAGCGGGACTGGTGTATGAATAGTCGATTCCTGCGATGATCATAAATTCTCCTTGTATAAGAAGAACTTAGTCTTGCGAATCCTCAGACGATTCAGAGCCGCAGAAAGGACAAATATTTGGAACTTTTACTTCTTCTGGGTCAACCAGGATAATTGCAACCTTACCACAATCTTCATTATGGCAGGTCATTTCAAATTTCAGTAGACTCACAGCTTTCCCGTTAGCACAGCAACCCGTGCTTCATTAAAGCCGCCAACGAACGTGGAGCCGTTGAATAGCATAGGGAATGAACGGGGTTGTGGTAGGCCTGCCTGCTCAAATACCGCAGCCAAATCCTCACGAGTATAATCCGTGTCCAACTTCTTTACTTCAAAGGTCTTACCCTTGATCTTCAGCAGGTTCTCTAGCTGAAGGCATTGCGCGCAAGCGTCTTTCGAATAAACGGTCAGCATATCTCTAATCCTTATTGGGCAATGATGATCTTCTTTTCTTCTGGAGAAATGAAATCTCCCATAACATCAACAAAGCTAGTCTTACGTTCAGACTGACGACGTTGTAGGATATCCTGGGCAAACATAAGAATGTTATCTTCTTTCTTATTGTATGCATCGGCACCTAGGATAAGAGCGCCAGTATCACCATCCACCGCGAACGGACCATCAAATACAATATCCAATTCGCTGCTGAAAGCATTGAACATATAGATAAGATTCGGCGCGTCAGCATTCACGTGCACAAGAGCGCGAATCGGAGCATCACCATCGACTAGGAAAATGAACGAGGGGAAAGGCCCATAAACAATACGACCACTACCAGTAGGACTATCGCCAACTTGCAGTTCGGTATTCGGGTCAATCTTTGCGAAAATTTCTTTCAGAGCCTTTACTTTATTTGTCATCGTATTTACAGTTAGTTTCAAAATAGGGAGAGAATAAATCTCTCCCATCGTACTATGATTTAGTTACATGCAGGCGATACATTCGCCGCGCGATGCAACGATACCAGCTTTGCTATAGTTATAGTATAGGCTAGTAATGAACGGGTCTTTGAATGCAATCTCGTGAATCTCTGAGATATACGCTTCATCTTCATCAGCATCGAAGAATAGGTTCACAGACTGGCCTTGATCGACGTACATCTGACGAGCCGAAGCCATCGAGATAATCGCACGCTGATTAATTTCAAACGCCGTCTTAAACACTTCCTTCTCGTGATCCGTCAGCCATTCAACCGCCTGTACCGATCCTTGAGCCTTAGCTAGTTCCAACATATGCTCATCATCATACACACCGCGATCTTTCATCAAGGCTAGTAGGATAGGATTAGCACGATCAACTTCACCAGCAGCTGTCAACTGAGTAAACGTCATCGCCGGATCAGGATTGATACCTTCAGAGATACCACCCATAATCAGCGCTGTCGATTTAGTCGGAGCAATAGCCATCAAGTGAGTATTGCGAACACCCAGACCCTTACACCATTCCGGTTCTCCGAATTCCTTAGCCAAATCGCGCGAAGCCTTATCAGCTTGACCACGAATGTGACCGAACAACTCATCATTGAATTGAATCGCTTCGAAGCTATCGAACGGAATACTATGCGACTGTAGGTAAGTGTGGAATCCCGCAACTCCCAAACCTAGAGCACGACCCTTCTCGGTAAATCGTACCGCATTTTCCAGACCGCGAACACCGCGAGCTTTCTGAAGGAATTCTTCACAGACGCAATCTAGGAATACTGTTGCCGTATGAGCAGCATCTGTATCTTTCCATTCGTCATACTTAGCCGCGTTCATCGAACTCAAAACGCAGGTGAAGGTATGATCAGCGTCGCTGAATAGCGCAATCTCAGAACATAGGTTACTAGCCTTAACAAACAGACCATGCGTTACATATGCAATCGGACGTAGACGGTTGACTTTGTCCGGGAAGAAGAAATAACCCTTGCCGGTAATCATCTTCAGGACCATCATCGTCTGATAACGGTCTAGGAAGTCTAGATCACCGTTGTCAAGCGCTTCGATAAAAGCATCGGTAATACACCAGCCAATATTAGCGTCATCAGGATTATTTTTAATGAATGCTGCCAATTCATAAAAATCGCCGTGTTCCGGTTCAATATATCCAGCCCAAGCGCCGCGACGGGCAGTACCCTGAGCCACGTCTCGCATCGCTTGTACAAAGTCTTTATAGACTGGAAGAACGCCACTAGCCTTACCGCCACGAGAGATTTTAGAACCACGGGGACGAATATCTCCAAGATAACCAGAAGTGCCGAAACCCTCTTGAGTCAGTACGCATGTTTCCAATTCCGAGGCTTTAAACCCGTAGATCGAATCATCAACGTATTGTCCTGAGCAAGAAACTGGCATACCACGGTTAGTGCCCATATTCGCTAGAACTGGAGTTGACGGACTGAGCCATCCCTTCCATAGAAGGTTGAAGAACTTACGTTCCCAACGAATCGGGTTGTTTGTATGTTTAGCTGCCGTGCGAGCGATACGCTCATATTGATGTCTAGGAGTCGGAGCGTCATATTGATAACGATCCTTAAACATCTGATATCCACCGGTAGTGTACCAATCCGGTAGAAGTCCTTCAACTTGTAACTTTTTGCGCTCTGCGCTCAATTCTTCATAAATGCTCATAGCGCTTTACCTTTCCAAATAAATCCAGCCTTTTCCCAATCTCTATTATACTGATTACCCACTCCGCTGAAGAAGTCGTTAAATTGGAAATCGTTAATACCCTTGTAGAACCATTCTTCGATGGTGTTCTCAGTTTCTTCTGCTGTAAAGATCGGTTCAATATCTAGATTCGAGAGACAGAAATTAATACGATGCTTTACGAAAGCCTTCAAGTCATCAGCCGTAATACCGGCAATCTCACCCTTTTCGAAAATCATATCAACGATACGACTCTCATGCTCAAATACGGTTTTGGCGACTTCCTTAATACGCTTGATCAGTTTCTTTAACTGAGCGGCAGTAAGTTTGAATTCATCGCGTACCTTCTTGAACAACCACGCGCCTGCTTCGGAGTGTAGATTCTCGTCACGTACTGAGAAGTTGATTCCTCGAACAAGGTTCATCAACTTATTCTTACCGTTACTTTGGAAGTGCTTCAGGAATGCAAACGAGGAATAAAGAACTGCGCCTTCAATCATTGTAAAGGCAGCTAGGGAGACTAGCTCATCTTCATCTTCGAGCATAGCCCCAATGAACTTCATACGATCATTGAGAACAGGATCATTGACATACGAGGTATAGAATTCGTCAGTTGCGATACCTAGCTCTTCATTCAGCTTGGCATAGAACGGCGCGTGTACGTTTAGTTCGAAGAAAGCGAAGGCACTAGCCATACGTACAATCTCAGGACGCGGATAACGCTTCTTGACGACCTCACCCCAATACTCTTCACCTACGAACAACTCATATCGAGTGAACAGCTTAGAAACAGAAATGACCCCATGAGATTCCGATGGGGCCATATTTACTAGCAGGTCTTGCTTATCTTTCTCTACCTTTACTTCATCGTGGAGCCAAAATACGCTGTTTTGTTTTGCGGCAAACTCGATTGCTTCCGGGTAATCTTTATTCGTGTAGCTTTCGGTCTGCGTTTTAATTTTAGGAATTGCTTTATTCATTTCATCACTTTACCTTTGAAATTGGGAATTGCGGTTAGCCGAATATTTAGGTAAATGGATTCGTACGCATACTTAAAACTCTATTATATATCTTAGTATGCAGCCAGTAAATACCGCCCTAAATTATTTCATACTCTATTAATGAAGGACATTATGAACGCTCTACCGATTATCCCTAAGAAAACTTTTGAAGTGAAATCAAAGTTTCTGCCGAAGGGTAAAATCACCCTCACCCCTTTCACGGTAGGGTTAGAAGATATCCTAATCCAAGTTAAGGATGCAGAGGATGACCGCGAAAAGATGCAAGCAATTAAGCAGGTAGTCCAAGCCTGTTGCCAAACCCCAAATGTCGATGTAGATGCTTTACCTCTATTCGTTATTGAGGAAATCTTCCTACGCCTACGTCAACACTCTGTTGGTGAAATTATCGAACAACAGTATCGTTGTGCCAATGAGTTTGAAGATAAGGAATGTGGTAATCTATTGCCTTTGAATATCGATATCCGGGAATTCAAGATTGTTGAACCTGAAGGTCATACCAATACTATTGTCATCTCAGACCCAATTGGTATTAAATTCCGCTATCCTAGTATCGCAGTTTTGGAAAGCGCAGATTCGGATATGTCTGATGAAATCGAAACGATTCTGAGTTGTATTGCAGCAATCTTCGATGCTGAGAATGTATACAATGCCGACGAATATACGCGTGACCAACTAAGAGAGTTTTGGAATCAACTAACTTTGATGCAGAAGAAAGACGTTTATGACCAATTCTTTTCTACGATGCCACACCTACACTACGAGCACAACTTGACCTGTAGTAAGTGCGGGCACGTTCATGAGATTGAGTTTGATTCAGTTAAGGAAGTTTTTCAATAATTATTGGCGGGACGTTGATTGACCGACTTGAGGTACAACACGTTCTAGTTCGCGACCATAATATGAATCTTGCTGAAATCATGAACATGACTCCTTGGCAGCTAGATGTGAAGTTACTATTCATTCAACGCGATCTAGACGATCAAGCCGAGAGACTCAAGAAACAGAAAGGGCAGTTAGATTTGGGTCTGTGATTCTATACTATCAAAGAAAAAGGGAGAACCATAAAATGGTTCTCCCTTTCTTATTTTATTGCCTCTGTATGTAACTTCATTGCGATCTTTTTAAACTCTACAGGGAATTCATCATTCTTGTAGATATCGTGTCTTTCGAAAGCATGCTTCAAGGTGAAGTTAGGTTTTCCATCATACAAGAAGTTATCAATTAGATCATACACATGAGCACTGGCCTTATCGTTGTGTAGACGTAGAATACGACCAACTGCCTGTAGGGTTCTAATGATAGCCTTCGTAGGATGAGCGAAGATGAGATTTCTTAGCTTCTTAATAGATAGACCAGTCGAAACGCATCCTGCCGTTCCTAGCACGATTACACCATCTTCCCGCTCAGCGATAGCCTTAATAGCCGCTCGCTCATCGCGATCAACAGCGCCGGTAATAACATACACCGACTTCCCGTGATTCATCTTATCAAGAATAGCCTTAACATTCTCAATATGCTCAAGTCGGTCGAACATCATCAAGGTATTACCCTTAACCGAAGAAGCCAGAGAAGCAAGAATCTGATTCCGATAGGCGTGGCCTATTAGGAACTCAATCTCCTTCTGATAATTACAACCAGCTACATACTCACATTCTTCTTGCTTGTAATCTAGCTGGAACATCTTAATATCAACTTCAGTCGCTCGACCGGCATCAATCAGTTGCTTAGTTGTAACTACTCGCTTCACTGGTCCGAACAAGCTCATGACCAAGATGGGATGAATCTTCTCAGCCTTAAGCGTACCTGTCATACCAATCCGTTGGTAGGCGTTGGTAGCGTTGTTCATAATGTTGGTGATCGACTTTCCGCTGGCTAGGTGGGTCTCATCGTTGATGATACGACCGAACTGCTTGAAGTATTCCTCATCTTCTTCATAGATAGATTGCCAAGTTGAGATATACACCATCTTATTGGAGTTCTTAGGACGACCCTCCATAATACAATGACACATCTCATTAACCTTCCAACCATTGTGACTAGAATAGTCTTGGAAGTCGGAATACATCTGATCTACTAGCATTTGAGACGGCACTAGAATCAAAATCTTCTTTCCGTCATCATTACTGAGCATTTCATAGTACCGGGTCAACATGTAAGCAATTAGGGACTTACCTGCTGACGTTGCTGCTAGAATAACCATCCGATTAAACTTGACGCCTAGATACAACGACTCCATCTGATAATCGTATGGGTCGATCGGCATACCGCCAGTATGTAGGTCCAGACTTTTGACCCACTCGGTCAACTCTGGTCTAGTGACCTTAGAAATATCATTCTTGAAAGCTGTGTCTAGCTCGAATTTCCAACCGTTGGTTTTAGCCAGTTCGATGAGCATCTGAAGGCAACCATATGGCAGTAGGTTTCCGCGCCGCTTAAACAGCCGCACTTGACCATTCCACTTGGTCCACTTATTCTTCACGAAGCCCGGTTCATGATATGAGAAGTGGTCTTCAATGTCCTTGCGGATACCATCATCCTCTGTGTAAATTCTAATGAACGAAGCATTTGCACGTTCGATGACTATATCCGCCATTATTATTCCTTATTAGTGCTTAGCAGTGATTAGAGGCTCATAGAGCCTTCGCAGCCTCCGCCTCTAGGCGTAGACGTTCGTATTCCAGCGCATCCCGTAGGGCAGCTGCGTAGATGGTTAGACGGCTCTTTGTCGGCATACCTTCTAGCATCGCCTCTTTGATCATGGGGATAGCTAGTTCAGGATGGTTATGAACTTTCCTAGACGTTTTCTGATCGAAGTAGACGAAGAAGAATTCAACCACGCTCTGTCTGAGGTAGTTCATTGCATTACGGGTTTCGCGTTTCATGATTTTTCCGAAGTTTCATATGTAAAATAATTTAGCGGACTAGACTTATATGCGTTTACCCCGTATAATCGACCGTCTAAATTAGTAGACTTGCGTGGTCGGTATGCAGACGGCAGCGCGCAGGTTCGTTTTACGGCTTACTGTGTTTCGAGCGAAGCCATACCCGCAATCTAGGACTCTTTTTGTCCGGTGTGACCCTGGGTGCTCGACTGTTATGATATTATGACAGCGCAAGAGGGTGTGACTACTAAGGGAAAATATCTTAACCCTTGGCTGTGGTTGGCTCCGTATATGAGTTAGCTATAGATAGTGGTTCTGTGCCTTACGGGGCATGGGCCATCTTATCTGTAATTTCACCGGGCTGAGGGTATAGAGGAATTTAATAGAATACTCATACATATTAGCTTGAATCCCTATTTGTAGTTGTATCATAGAACCCCGAACTAACCATTCGGGGTTTCATATTTTATAGCTTTACTTTTTACATAGTATGCGATATAATACGGTTTTCCCTAATAAACGAAGGATTTGAAATGGATTTTGTACGTCGCTATAACGGTTTCGATATTCGCATCAAGCTTCAAGACAACGTTGCTTACTTCAATATTCTGGATGTAGCCTACGCAGCTGAATTCTCACGAGCAAGTTCGCTTCGCTATCATACAAAAGGCAAGCGCCGTGAAACGGTAATCGACGGTGCAATCTACCTGACCGTCAAGTCGATGAATAAGGTTGCCAAGGACGCGATCAAGACTCCTGGTATGAAGCTGTTTGCCGATTGGGCCAAAACGACGCAAGTTGATTTGATCTTCGAAGCGAACAAGCCTAAGTCAGTTGCTGCTCCAGGATTCCAACTTTGCGTACAAGACTATACTTCTCAAAAGGGATTCCAGAGCAAGACTTCTAAGAAGAAAGTCAAGCTTGGTGTTGTGACTACGCCTGATATTGTTAAGGCAGCCATCGTTACTGAGAAGTTGTATGGTATCAAGGAAGCGGCAATTCAACTGGGTATGACTGCTCAGCAACTATCGAATTGGCTTGTCTCTGAAGGCTATGCCAGCCGTTACAAGGGTAACAACGCGCTGTACTGGAACGCTTGGTTTAAGACCCAAGGTTACGGCAAGCGCCCGGTCATTACTGATCATAAGGGTCAACGCGAATCTAACGTGGCCAAGTTCACTGCTAAGGGCCTGGAGTTCGTTAAGGCTCGACTGGATTCTCAACGTGAATCGAATGTGCTTTCGTTCGCGTCTAAAGAATCTAACGAACGCGTTAAGTTGGAGTCTGAGATCGACGCTCTGATCAAGAATACTTTCAAGGGCGTCAAGACTCAAAAGGAATACAGTGCATTGCTAGGTATCTTCGATGCGGAATACTTCATGAAAGAAGCAGTTCTGATCAAGGGTGTCAAGGCAATCCTGGCCGAAGTTAAACTGAAGGAAAAGGCGAATGTCTGATTTCAAGGAAATGTCGTATGAAGAAATTGAAGGTGAGGTTGATAAGCTACTTACTATCAATCCTGATGACCTCGATGGAGAAGCCCTGCGAGGACCCAAAATTTTTACCTCGCTCAACCGTATCTATATCCAGAAGTCCCGACGACTCTCTGAATTGCTCACCGGTCTCCACAAGCTTGAGCATAAAAAGAACAGATACTACGGCGGTAAAGACACAGCTGAGTCCTACCGCAAAGAGCCTCTGACCGAAGCGATTCTCAAGACTGATATTCCTAGCTATATGAATATCGACCCGCTGGTTGTTGAAATGCGGGAGCTTGTGAAGGAAGCCGAACGGATCGTCAAGTTTCTTGAAGACGCTAAGGGTCAGTTGCGCCAGCGCGGGTTCGACATCAAGAACGCGCTGGAATTCCGTAAAATGATGTTGGGTCTATGACACCAGTCACAGCGGCTATGGTTGCCAAGTTGAGACAAGAGACTAGCGAAACAATGATGGATTGTAAGAAGTATCTTGTCCAATTCGAAGGCGACTTTGATGCCGCCTTGAAGTATATTCAAACAACGCCTTATCATATGCGTCGTAGTGCAAGACTAGACGGTAAGCGTTGCCCTTGTTGCGGGAAATAGGAGATTAATGAAGTATAGCGTCATTCCGGGTTCCGGTGATGCAGAGTTGATCGTAGTGCGTGGACTTCCCGGTTCTGGAAAGTCCTCATTCGCCAAGACTCTGACGGATACCCTTGTTATTGAATCAGACATGTGGTGGTATCGTAATCCTCAACTAGAATATCAATTCGATTTCGACCTTCTGAGCCGCGCTCATCGCTGGGCTTTGCAGTCGGCAGAAGCGTTCTTGGCTGACGGTCGATGCGTTGCAGTAGCAAATACAAACCTGACTTTCCGTGAAGCTAAAGGCTATGTTGCTTTTGCCAAGGCTATCGGTTGCCCTATTTCCGTCTATACGATGGATAAGGGAGTCAACTATGGAAGCATCCACGGCGTACCGAAAGAAGTGATGGTACGGATGCACAATAAGATGGAATCACACGAAGTATTCATGGAGAAAGCAATTGCTTATCAACCCGACGGAACTGAAGGAATTTGTCGAGACAAACCCCAAGCTGGTCTCTCGGAAGGAGTCCAAGCGGCATCCGGGTCTGTTCGTACTGAAGTATAAGAACAACGTATTCTATGATAACCTTTGGCACCTCAGCCCGTTTCTGAATAAGTGCCGAGGATTGGTTGTAGATAAAGACTACAACGTTATCATCAAACCGTTTACAAAGGTATTCAATCATCATGAGAATGGGACGGACATTGATCGGGACGAGCTTTGCACTGTTGTCCGCAAGGTCAATGGCTTCATGGGCGTCGCAACTTATGCTCCGAGTTTTTCTGATGACATCATTTACTCTACTACTGGCAGTCTTGACAGTGACTATGTCGATTTGGTTAAGAAGCATGTAGCTCAGTATGAGGATCGGATTAAGTCTTGCGGTCCATGCACCTTCATCTTTGAGATTTGCGACGAAACCGATCCGCATATCATCAAGGAAGAATTCGGAGCTTGGTTGATCGGCGGTTCAGTATATCACAACGATCAATCTTATCCGGTGTTGGAGAGCGTACTAGATCATTTGGCATATCACTGGGAATGTAAGCGCCCTGAGCATCACCCTTGTCTGAGATTCTCAGAAGTGGTAAAGATGGCCAAGGAATGTAAACACGAAGGTTATATGGTCTATGGTAGGTTTTCAGGCACGTCTCTGAAGATCAAATCGCCATATTACCTGGTAACTAAATTCCTTGCTCGTGCAGGAGAAAAGAAATTGCTTGAAGGTGTCCTCTCGGAGAACCGTTATCAGGCAATGCAGAAATTTGATGAAGAGTTCTATCCGTTGCTAGGGTTTCTGTTTGCCCACAAGGAAGAATTCTTGACCCTAGATGAACAAGCCCGAATCAATATCATTCGAGGCTATTTGGAGGATAAATGAATTTGTATGACACTTTCTTTACCAGCGATACGCATTATTACCATAAGCGTATTCAAGAGTTTTGCCCTGATACGCGGGCTGGTAAGGATGCAGAAGAAATGACTGAGATCATGATCGACAACTGGAATAAGGTTGTTAAGCCTCATGATCGGGTTTACCACTTGGGTGACTTTAGCTTTGGTAGTTATGCAAAGACGGCAGAGGTTCTTGGACGACTGAACGGCAACATCGAGTTGATTATGGGTAACCATGATGGTAAGACTATCCGTAGTTTGTCTGGATACTTTGCTTCTATGAAGGACTACGACCATATCAAAATTGGGGATCAATACCTAGTATTGTGTCACTTCCCTATTGAGAATTGGCGTGAGATGAAACACGGTACAATCCATCTTCACGGACACTTGCACGGCGATAGTCACCATGGTGATCGAAAGATTCAAGGTCGCATCGACGTTGGTGTTGATACCCGTAAGGATCGACTCATGACACCATACCACTATGACGAAGTTTTGGAGATTGTGAAGAATGGCGGCCATTAAGAAAGTCAAAGTTCCGTTTGATAAAGACGGCAATATGTTACATAAAGATCGCGGTAATGCAGCACAATATTCAGAAGTGGATGCCCCATTCAGAGAACATATGACTTTCAAGTCTATCCAGCGTTGGTCGTCTAACGTTGTGATATTTGAGAATGGAGTAGGTAATACTTTCTATATGAGCCAAGGTGAATTCGAGAACAATATCAAGTATATGGTTCGCGGGGTTCTGGAAGGTAGGTTTTACTTCCATAAGCAAGGCCAGTATTTTAGTTTGAAGTATATCCCAGATGCCGTCATTTGATCTGGTAAAGGCTAGAAAGAATAGCGCTGATAAGCAGTTTCGGCAGCGCTTTCTAGAGGAATACGATTGCTACAATATTGACTCTCCTACAGGACGCTTATATGTTACGCCAGACGGTAGCCGTTTTCCATCGGTTACTACCTTTCTCGGTTCTCTTGAGAAGGATGATGGCTGGTTTGAAAGGTGGGCTGAGAAGCTAGGAGGTATTGATAAGGCTAATGCTGAATCTGAGCGATGCGCTACGCGCGGAACCGGGGTTCACTTGGCCTTAGAATATCTTCTCAAGAACAACCCAAAGCCTGAAGAGGCAGGTGATTATCAATTCATGTATCGTCAGATTGAACGTGTAATGCGTATTCACGTCGATGATATCTATGGGTTGGAACTGCCGATGTGGTCTAAGAAGATGGGTCTTGCAGGTCGGGTAGACTGCATTGCCAAATACAAAGGCGAGTTGGCCATCATCGACTTTAAGACTGCGACGAAAGAGAAGCTGGCTAAGTTTATTACCAACTACTTCCTTCAAGCTACATGCTATTCGATTATGCTTGAGGAGCTATACGGTTTGAAAGCCGAGAAGCTAGTCATCATTATCTCTGTTGAGCAAGCGGCTGAAGCTCAAGTCTTTGTTAGGGATCGCCGCGACTATATGGTTTTGCTTGCTGAGAAGATCAAGGAATTCCGTGTGATCCAGTCAGAGAAAGAAGCTAAGAAATCAGATGATCTTTTCGCTATGTTCGCATAGTTAGGGTATAATCTCTTTATCGAAACTTACATAGTTAAATGATATGCCGATAGTTAAAACTGTAAAGGGCGATTTGCTGAAGATGTTCAAGGATGGAGAATTCGATGCCATCGCCCACGGCTGTAACTGTTTCCATACGATGGGATCGGGAATTGCTGGACAGATCTCAAAGCAATTCCCTATCGCTCTGGAAGCGGATAAGAAACAGACGTTGATGGGTAACGTCAAGAAGTTGGGTGACTACACCCGCGCATATACGAATCACGGATGGATCATCAATGCGTATACGCAATATCATCCGGGTTATTCGACAGAAGATGTTCTATATCCGGCCATTGAAAGTGTTTTCACCCGGATAAACAAGTATGTCGCACCTATGCTCGAATTTGTATCAGACACTGATCTTAATTTGGGAATTCCTAAAATTGGCGCGGGAATTGCTGGTGGAGATTGGAACCGTATTGAAGGAATTATTAACCGTGTTAGCCCAAGGCTATCCATAACCCTGGTGGAATGGGACCGGTAAGATTCAGATGTAAATGCTTTACTTTCGCATACTATGCGGATATAATAGATGTAAGTTAAACGATGCGCCGGTAGCTCAACCGGATAGAGCAGGGGATTTCTACTCCCCAGGTTGAGGGTTCGAATCCTTTCCGGCGCGCCATAAAGTTGCGCAAAAGCTGAGTTAGTATGGTATAGATACATATTGACTTGGTACTGTTCTGAGGTGTATTGGAGTGCACACCGCCCTTTAAAGGCGGAAGATTTGGTTCGATTCCGAACAGAACAACTTAACAATAAGAGGTGTGATGAATGAGTTAATTTGTATTAAGGGTTTTCCGGCCTATCATTTGGAAACCGAAACCCTTAAGGTTATTTCGTATCACAAGTCTCACGAGGGCAAATATCGCTCTCTGGAATTTAATGATCGCGGTCAGCACGGCTATACGCTGTATAACAACGGTCATAAAGAATGGTTCTCTCTTGAAAAACTCCGTGGCTCTGTTGAGCTGCACAAAATTAAAGGAATGGTTGTTCCGATGAAAGATAATGTTCTGAAAAGCGGTTACTGGATCGTTGGTTCGATTAGCAAGAGCACCGGCGCGTTCTCGGCAGCTTCAAATCCGAAGCCGCATTCTACTGAATCTGAAGCGCGTGCTGAAGCAGGTCGTCTGGCATCGCTTGATTCGAGCAAGAAGTTTACTTGGCTGCGAATCGGCGGTATGGCTTCGGCAGTTGGTATCGTCTACGAATGAGTTTCAATCTTTCGAAGGATGCGGCTCCGATATCAAATACCTCTGTTACTGTTCCGCTAACTTTGGATGTATTGAAGTTGGTTGAGAAGACTGTAACAGATGTGTTGTCCTGCGTCTCTAATTCATTCCACTCCAATGGAGTTCTTGCAGAAACTACTGCGGTAAAGAATCTGCATATGATCAAGGGTGAGATGGCGGCGTTGAAGAATCTGTTGGCAGCCATCGATAAGACTTAATAAAAGTTCAAAGGTTAAAATGAAGAAGATTTTCCTTGCGGCTCTGGTTGCTCTTTCGTTGGCTGCTTGCCACGATAATAACTATCCTCAGTATCAAACTCAGGCTCCTGCCGTTGTGGCTCCGCCCGCTGTAGTCGTGGCCCAGCAACCTAGCGGGAATGGTGGAGTTCTCACCGGAGCACTGCTAGGCGGGGCTGCTGGATTTATGGCTGGTAAGCTATCTAACCGTGGTGCCGCAGCCGCTCCTGCGCCCGTTTATCATGTTACGAACGTGACCCAGAACGTCACGAAGAAAGTATATGTGAATAAGCCCGCTGCCGCGCCGGTTGTCGCTGCTCCCGCTCCTAAGCTGTCGTTGTCGAAGCCGGTTAAGACCAGCTCATCGTTCGGCGGATTTAATAAACGTAAGTGAATTTTAACTGGTTTAAGTACCTATACTGAAGAGAAAGAAAGGAAAATATGAAGATTACTGTAACGCGCGGTTTGGCTGAACTGAAGACCCTTGATGCTCGCATTCAAAATGCTATCAGTCAAGGAACCTATGTTGCTGTTGTTCGTGGTAACAAAGAAGTCCCGCTGAACGCTGCGGTTTCGAAGGATGAGCTGGAAAAGAATATCGGCGCGTCCTTTCAGCAAGTGGGTGACCTGATTAAGCGTCGTGATGCTATCAAGCGTGCGATTATCGTTGCGAATTCGAAAACGGAAGTTTCGATCAGCGGCGCAAAGATGACGGTTGCCGAAGCGATTGAACGTAAGAGTTCGATCCAGTACACGGAGCGATTCATCAATATGCTGCAAGCTCAGTATAACAACGCTACGGTTCAGGCTAATAACCAGAACGCGCGTGTTGAGGCTGACGTTGAGAAGCGTGTGATGGCTGCATACGGTAACGACAAAGGCAAGGTTACGGCAGAGCAACATGACCTGATTGCTAAGGCAGTCAAGGGTGAGCAAGAAGCCAAGCTTCTGGACCCGAAGAAGATTGTGGAGCAGATCGCCACGCTTCGTCGTGAGTATGAAGATTTTGTGACGGAAGTTGATTTCGTTCTGAGCGAGTCGAATGCTCGGACTGAGATTGAACTGCCCGACTAAGTAGTTTTGTAGGAAAACTGAACTCATGGTACGCTGAACGCTTCAAAACTTTCGGCGTCCCTTCTCGCTTGGACGTAAAACCGCGAGAGCCAAAATCTACGATACTTGAATTTGCGAACCTATTATCCTCGCAAGGACAATTTGCCCCATAGGGGCTCCATTGTTAAAGTTCAAAGATTAAAGCTAAAGATTCAAAGATTAAATTTCTAAAGTTTAAGTCTCAACTTTCAAGATATTAAGTCTTAACGATTCTTTAAATCCTGGGTATGGTGTTGTGGGTGATCATTGAATTGACCCCGAGGTGTGCCCCAGGCTGGCGTGTCATGAGTTCGGCTGATTGAATATATTCAAACGAGTGTATTCAACAAGCTAACGTTAAACTACAAACAGGTAATTATGTCTCGTCAAAGTAAGAATGTGAAGAAGCGCGCAGAAGCAAAGCAGATCACCGCGATGCACAAGAAGGGCGAAAAGGGTCCGAAGCAAACCAAGGCTGTACACGGTAAAGACCCTGCGAAGCGTCTGTATACGAAGTTGAAGCGCGGCCCGAATGATACGTCGCGTGAGAAGGCAAAGACTAAGTAGTTTTACTGAGGATAGGTTGCTGAGTGGTCAAAAGCGCCGGATTGCAAACCCGGTTCGAAAGATTCGTGGGTTCGAATCCCTCTCTATCCTCCAATCGAGAAGTAGCTCAGTCGGTAGAGCAACGGATTCATATTCCGTGTGTCGGCGGTTCGATCCCGCCTTTCTCGACCAAATCTCGGAACTTATCCAAGTGGTAAGGAAACCCGTGTGTATCGGGAAGTAATGAAATTCAAACGGCGTCGGAGTACGATACGAGTTGAGTAGTGAAAATGAAATTGCTAGTTCGATTCTAGCAGTTCCGACCAGTTTAGATTGTGTGTCAAGGCGACCACTATACAGGATGATGTGGGGAAGCGACAAAACAGGCGTCGGTCCTTCCAGGTATAGCGTTCCACAGATAGGTTCGATTCCTTACGCAATCACCAAGTTTTATCCCGCGTTCGTTTATTGGTAGGATGGGCGATATGTTCATCGTCAGAATGAGGTTCGATTCCTTGACGCGGGGCCAGTACTAAGTATTATTACAATACCAGGGTAACTCAGTTGGTAGAGTAGCGGACCGATAATCCGTTAGTCGCAGGTTCGAGTCCTGCCCCTGGTACCAAATTTGAAAGGATGATATGGGAAAGTTTTCTGAATTGCATGAACGTATTGAGGAACCGGATGAATCTGGTTTCATTCATAATGCTACTGCTCAAGCTAGACATCCTGGATCTATCCGGCATGAAGCAAGGGTAAAGCCGGTTGGTTCTAAGTACCGGGTTACTCATTATCAAAACGGCAAGTATCAAGGCAAAGCCTCTGATCGGCATTTTGATGATAAAGACGAAGCGATCAATCACGCTAACACTCACGTGCAGCGAAACGTTCGCTAAGTAATTTTATGGAAATGTGGCAGAGAGGTCTATTGCACCTGCCTAGAAAGCAGACGGTCGGTTCGCTGGCCCGTGAGTTCGAATCTCACCGTTTCCGCCAAGTTTATGGAAGTTTGCCAGAGTGGCTTATTGGGTCTCCCTGCTAAGGAGCACGCTGGAAAACGGCACGAAGGTTCGAATCCTTCAACTTCCGCCAATTAGGAGATTTATGTTTATTGTTCATCATTATAAGGCTTCTCATATAGGTAACTAACCTTATGAGGAGCAAAAATGAGCAGAACCTTTCGACGTAAGAATATTGAAGATACATACGGTTGCAGTTGGAACCGTCGCGGTCGTAAGTCGGGTGGCTTCTATAGCACCTATGATGCTGGTGAGATGGGCAAGAAGCGTTTCACCAAGCGACATGAATATGAAGAAGATGGTTTGATCTTCATCGAATGTAAGACTGGGTGGACTTGGAAACGAGATTGCCCAACTTATCGTCCGATGACTGATGCTGAGCGTAATGATCGCTTTCGCCGGTTACACGGAGAAAGCCGCAGCCGTAATGCTTGGACTCCTGGTCGATCCTATCGTCATGCGCGTGAAGTAAGATTGAGGACTCACAATAAGCAGGAGTTGATTCGTTATATGAAAGACCCTGAGAATTATGAGCCTATGGTGTTTGAGAATCCCGAGAGTCATATGTGGGATTGGTCGTAAAGAGTACAATCGACAGTCAGCGGGCTTTAAACTCCCGCCTAATGCAAGCTGAAGTTACAGCTGATTCCCCTTGGACGCTTGGGGATACGATATGCTTAAGAGAAGCCACCCGGCACCTTGAAGTGTCTACGGGACGATGGTACCCCGTCCGAATTAACAAAGGATGAGAATGAAAAAGCTACTTGCTGCACTATTGATCGCCGCTGGCGTATTTGGTCTAGTTGACGGTTCTACCGCAGCTACAAATGAAGTTGGACAAACGTCTAGTATTGCTGTTGAGGCACCTTTTGGTCTACCGACTGACAACGTAGATGGTACGATTGTAGCTCACAAGGCTTTCGTATTGAAGCACGATAATGCGGCCAAGATTCCGGTTTGGGTTGCTTATACCCTAACTCCTCAACATACTGAAGGGTTAGTTGCACGTCAGGATAGTTTTAAGGCCGATGCTCTTCTACACGAAGGTCAACGGGCTGAACTGAATGACTATCGCAATAGCGGCTATGACAAGGGCCATTTGGCTAACAATGCAGATATGGCTTGGGAACTAGATGTCGACCAGGACAGTTTCCTGTTGTCTAATATGGCACCTCAACTACATGCTTTCAATGCAGGTATTTGGGAGGAACTGGAAGAAAATGTTCGCGGTTGGGCGTTTAATCGTCAACACACGATGCTAGTATATGATGGTCCAATCTACAATAAGCAAGATAAGACTATCGGCGCTGATCACGTAGTTGTCCCGCATTCGTTCTATAAGATCGTTGTGGATGAAGTAACTAAAGAGTCTATGACTTTTGTGTTCCCTCATCAGGCTATCTCGATTAAAGCTGATATGACGCCTTATCTGGTATCTGTCGATGCGGTTGAGAAAGCGACTGGCGTTTCATTCCCGGTTCCTGGTAGTAAGACAGTGGTTGCTAAGGTTGTATGGCCGGATGATCTATCGAAGTTTAAAGCCGATAAATCAGCGAAAAAAGCAGCCGCTAAGTAATTTTGTAAGAAAGAAAATGACGCGTTAACTCAGCTGGTAGAGTGCTAGACTGTCTATCTGGAAGTCAGGGGTTCGAATCCCCTACGCGTCGCCAAATTAATGCAGGTGTGGTATAGAGGTTGTGCCTTGGACTTCCACTCCAATGAGACGGGTTCGAATCCTGTCACCTGCTCCAAATAGGAAATGTGATGTATCGTTACAAAGATATGGTTGCTGCTGGTACTTCGGTTCTGGGAACTCTCATCAAAGAGAAAGCGCATCCTTCTGTAATTGAGACAGTATATCAACGCGCTAATGCGGATTTTCTGAAAAGCTATCCGCAATGCGATGATGCTTGGTTTATGAGGATGAATAATGGGATCGTTAGTAAAGCTGATCAAAGACTGTCTAACTGAAAATGATGGCGTGTCTTATTGTCCTTTCCGCGTAGCTGGTGCAGCTTTGGCCACTTCTGGAATTCCGGCTTTCGTCGGTGGGGCTATCGTTGATATCTATAAGCACGGTACTCTTGATTATGTAACATTCGGCACTGGTTTCGGTGCTATGATGGCCGGTCTTGCTGCCCTAGCTGGCGGCGTAGCTTTTAAAGCGAAAACCGACCGTTAATGTTGTACTAAGTATTTTTTGTAGAGTCTCCTTAAGGGATGATTCTTCAAGCTCATACTTAGGAGTGGCTATATCTTAATTGGTAAAGAACTGGACTGTGAATCCGGTAAATATGGGTTCAAGCCCCATTAGTCACCCCTAAGTAAGTTTATGTAGTTGTTTTACTATTCCTCAGTAGCTCAGTTGGTAGAGCGTCGCACTGTTAATGCGTTGGTCGTAGGTTCAAGTCCTGCCTGGGGAGCCAGATTTTTGTAGTAACCTGTTGCGGGTTCCCAAGGGGGACTGCGGTCTCATAAGCCGTCTGGGAGTGGGTTCGATTCCTGCGCCCGCAACCAAAGTTTCATTCCGCGAGTAGCTCAATTGGTAGAGCGCTACCCTGAAGAGGTAGGCGTTGGAGGTTCAAGTCCTTCCTTGCGGACCAAGTTTCAATCCTCGGTTTAGTGTAGAGGCCAAGCACAGTTGGGCGTCTAGTCCCTTCAGACATGGGTTCGAATCCCATAACCAGAGGTCCGAGTTTAATCAGGGTGTAATGTCAGCGGTAGACGGCGTGCTTTGGAAGCATGAGGCCGTAGGTTCGATCCCTACCACCCTGACCAAGTTTTATGCGCGAGTGATGGAATTGGTAGTCTTGTCCGCCTTAGAAGCGGATGCCGTGAGGCGTGTCGGTTCGAGTCCGACCTTGCGCACCAAGTTTTAAAGAATTTGCCTTGCCACCAGTGGCGGTAAATGAAGACCGTTTGAGGAGATAATCGCGGCGCCAGTTCCCCGAAGTTACTGGTTTCTCCACTAATTATTGCCAGAGTGGTGTAATAGGTAGATGCAGCGGATTCAAAATCCGCCGTCGAAAGGCGTGCCGGTTCGAATCCGGCCTTTGGCACCAAATTCCTCATGTTCGGGAAAATATGGGAAGGGATCGTTGACGGGCAACGTTAAAATCCGCAATGCCCCGTTAGCTCAGTTGGCCAGAGCGTCTGCCTTGTAAGCAGAGGGTCGGCGGTTCGAATCCGTCACGTGGCACCAGAATTATGTTTTACTGTTGGGGTGTCGCCTAGAGGCCCAAGGCAATCGGCTTTGACCCGGTTATCGTAGGTTCGAATCCTACCGCCCCTGCCAATTTCAGGCGATTCACCGCCTTAAGTGTGAACTTGAAATAGTATGATTGTGTTCGCCGGTACACGTAAAATAACGGCACGATTTTGGGCTTTGGGACTGCTTGGAGTGGTCGCCTGCTTTGCAAGCAGGATAACAGGTCGGTTCGAATCCGACAAGGTCCACCAAGATTCGGAGTGGAAGCATCAACGGTGATGCAGCGGACTGTAAATCCGCCGCCCCAACGGGCACGCCTGGTTCGATCCCAGGACACTCCACCAATTATGGGATGATCTACACAAGTATATTGTGGAACCTTTTCTGCTAGCGCTGGCCGCATCGGAGAAGCAATATATTTGCTCCGGTGCACGTAGAATGCTGGGTTGATCTCCAGCTGGGTTGGTTCGACTCCTTCTCATCCCTCCGTATTAGGCTCACCGGATGCCGCATTAGAAAATTCGGTACCAATGTCGCATTCGTCTATCGGTTAGGACATCAGGTTTTCAACCTGGTAAGGCGGGTTCAACTCCCGCATGCGACTCCAAATTAACAACGCTGCTGACGCCTCTTTACAATGCGAAACACAGCAGAAATGAGTGGTTGTTCTAACTGGTAAGATGCTGGCCTCCAAAGCCATGCGATCAGGGTTCAAATCCTTGGCTGCTCGCCAATTTTGTATAATAAACTTTCATATATGGTTCATTTAAGCCCTGGGGAAACTCAGGGCTTTTTCTTTTTCTTTTCCGCATATTAGGGTATAATAGATGTATCCTAACGATGGAGAGTATGTAAAAGATGGCTGAAGCTAAAAGTATTAAAGTCTCTCGTGTGGTTGAGATTCCGGGAGTTCAACTAGACATGGATGTCGATGAAGCTATGATGCTTCGTGATGTTCTGTATAAGGTTGGTGGGTTTGAAGCTAGTCGAAGGATTCATGCAGATAGAATTCTGCAGGTTCTCGACAAACTTGTTCCTGTAAAGACCTGGTCCGATAAACCCGACTTGGTAGTCAGCAATGATGGATTGTGGTTCAAGTCGCCTAGTGAAATGGAAGGGAGTTAATTTTGAGTAAGCGTATTGGTGTATTGGCAGGGCGTTTCGCAGGTTATCATTTGAGTCATCACGAGCACGTTGTTCGTGCGGCCAACGAGAATGATGTTGTAGTGATTCTTTTGGGTTCGAGCAATCGTCGCATTTCGATTAAGAATCCATTCACGGTTGATCAGCGTCGTGAGATGATCATGGCGAATATTAATAGCGATTTCAATATTCCCCATAAGGTCAAGTTCGTATTCAAGGAACTGCCGGATAATCCTTTTGATAACTATGCCTGGGCGCAAACCGTTCGTCATCTGGTTAACTCTCAAGCTCGTTGGGAAGACAAGATCACGTTGTACGGTAGCGATAAGGATGAATCGACGTTCTATCTGAAGATGTTCCCGGAATGGAATCAGGGTCTGACTGAAGCAACTAGCAACTTTGATGCATCTGCTCTGCGTAAGGCCTGGTTCGAAGGGCATCAAACTGATCGTTTCTTCAAGGATTTGCGCGATAAGGTTCCTTACGCAACGATGGACTTTCTCCGCTCGCTGAAGTTCAATGAAGACCTTCAAGACGAATGGAAGTATTATCAAGATGAAGCGCTTCGTTTCAAGTGTTATCCGTATGCTGACACGCTGAACTTCTGCTGCGGTGATGCTATTGTTCGTTGGCGCGATTACATCTTGTTCATCCGTCGCGGCCGCACTCCTGGTAAGGGTTGTTTGGCTACTCCAGGCGGATTCAAGAATCGCGATGAGACGTATATGCAAGCTGCGATTCGGGAATTCTATGAGGAATGTCGTCCCAATATTCCTCCTGCGGCTCTGGAGAAGTGTATCAAGACTTCTCATCTGTATGATGATGTTAGCCGTTCATTGGGTATTCCGCGTAATACGTTGGGCGTGTATTTCGATCTCACCCCTATGTTTGATGATTTCCCTGAAATCTACCCGGCTGATGATGCGGCAAGCCACGAATGGATCCATATCGGTCAACTTGACGATGTAGCCAAAGAGACGTATGATGACCACGTCTTCATGGTGAAAGACCTGATTAAAAAATCAGACGATATTGACGAACTTCTGCTTCAACTTTAATAGGAAATAACAAATGTCTTTGAATACGATTCTGGCGGCAAACTTCATTCTTCTGTGCGACTCGTATAAGCTGCACCACTTTGCTGAGTATCCCGATGATACGGAATACATCTACTCGACGGTGGTCCCGCGCAAGGCTTCTAGCTACACGAATGAGATTGTTGCAACTGGCGCGACTTTCGTTGCCGCTCAGCTGGCTGCAGTTCGCATCACGCAAGAAATGATTGACGAAGCCGAACAGGAAGTCAACGCCTACGGTTATGAGTTCAACCGTAAGGATTGGGAAACGATTGTTCGTGAATATGAAGGTCGTCTGCCGTTGAATATCTTCGGTGTGGAAGAAGGTACTGTGGTTAAGCCCAATACTCCGATTCTGGGTATTGTGAATACTGACCCGCGTTTCTTCTGGCTCGTTTCCTACGTTGAAACCATTGTTCAACGTATTATGTGGAAGATGACCACAGTTGCCTCGATCAGCCGTTATTGCTACAAGGCTCTTGAAGCTGCTACGGAGCGCACCGGCGCGACTGAGGCTCTCCTGGAATACAAGCTGCATAACTTTGGTGATCGCGGTGCTGATGGCGAAGATAGCGCGATTATGGCTGGTATCGCTCACGCAACTCTATTCAGCGGTTCGGACTGTTTGAGCGCAGGCCGTTACATCAAGAAGCTGTATCGCACCGGCAAGAACTATCTCAGTTCGGTTGATGCTACGGAACATAGCGTGATGTGCTCGCACTCGGACGCTAAGGCCAAGGATGACTTTGGTGCAGCTGAGATGTCGGTTACGCGTTTGGAAGAAGCAGTTAAGCGTACCCAGCGTGGCATTGGTATTCCGTTGCAGTCGGTTGTGATCGACACGTATGATGACGAGCGTTTCGTCAAGGAATATCTGGGCGAACGTCTGGCTGACCGTATTATCAAGTCTGGTGGAGTTCTCGTTGCGCGTCCTGATTCTGGCGACCCGCTGACAAAGCCGATTGAAGTGATCGAGTGGCTGGAAGAGAAGTTTGGTTCCTCCAGAAACGACAAGGGTTTCCGGGTTCTGAATCCTGCGGTTCGTGTTATCCAAGGCGACGGCATCAATCAAGATTCTCTCGTGAAGATTCTGGAGAATCTGGTTGAATCGGGTTACTCGCTCGACAACCTGACATTCGGTATGGGTGGTGGTTTGACTCACGGTCCTGGCCGCGATGAGTTCTCGTTCTCGATGAAGGCAACGGCGCGTCTGGGTGGTAGCGGTTGGGTTAATCTTCTGAAGGAACCTAAGACGGACGCATCGAAGAAGTCGCTGACCGGTCTTGCTCACACGGTATACAGCGATGACGAACTGATCGTAGTTTCGGATTACACGGTATTCCAAGACCAGATCGGTTGGAAGCGTTACTTCCAAGAAGGTTATGTGGAGTATGTTCCGAAGTTTGAAGCGGTTCGTGAACGTGCCCGAGCGTAAGGTTATTTGCGTAGAATACAAGTCTTTCGACTTTAGGAGTATGAACCATGGAGTCGAAAGACGTAAGGCGATCATTGATCATATTCTACAATCCTCTAATGGCCTATGCGTAAATCGTAAGTATTGTCTTCAGATTGATGAAGATTCTGATCTGAAGTATCTATTGAAGAAAGGTATTCTCACCAGAGATCGTTGGGGATTCCGAGGCACCAAAAACACATACTTGATTCTCAAATAGCAAAAAGCCCCTCTGTGAAGAGGGGCTTTTCTTTTAGGTCGCTAGGACAACGTTAGCTACTGCGCCTGTACCCGTAATTGCAGTTACGTTAGCAAGTACATAAGCGTAAGCATCCGTAGATGTAAACACTTGAGTAGGAGCAGTATTGGTTAGCGTAAAGGTATTCAAAGTGAACCAAAATACGCCATCGTTAGAAACTTGGATTTGAACCGTAGCAGAATAGGTTCCGGTTCCGCCTAGAGTTGCTTGATAAGAACGAACGTTACCAAGACCAGAGATTTGAGTTGCAGGGACTGCGCCGGTTACTGTTGCTCCGGCTAGAATTTGTTTGATGCGAAAAGACATATAATTTCTCCAATTCTATTAGACAAAAACCCTCAGGACTTCTCCTGAGGGTTTCTTTTGTTTCTATAAGAAGCGGGGCGAACCCCGCATTTCTTAGAACAACTTCGTTACGACAGCCTTGCGGTAGAAACCGTTTTCGCCTTGGCCTAGACCAGCGCCAGTAGCAGGAGTACCCGTAGCATCTTGCTTGTAGAACGGGTTAGCAGAGATTGCATAACGCGTCTTAAAGCCCATTCTTGGGTTAAAATTGTCTTCACCAACAGTACGGTACATTTCCAACGGAGTGTACGGGCTGTAGAAAATACCAGCGTCCATTTCGTTAGCGCCCTTGTAAGCTACGCAGTAGAACTCGCGATCAGCATACGGGTCGATGTGTACGCGCATACCGTTAGCCAATACACCGGCGAACGTGCTAGACGTAGAATCAACCTTGATAGACGTTGCTAGGTTCGGGTTGTACTCTAGAACACCAGCCATTGCCAAAGCAGAAGCGACGTTCGGAGAAACTAGCAAACGATTACCCTTACCACGCTTCGTATCGATAGCGATAGCGTTAGCGTCCAATTCGATTTGGAACAATAGACCCTTCCAACGTTCCATCATCCAACGACCGTCAGTATCAACAGTTACGTCGAATAGACCAGCCTTCGTTGCACCAGCAGCGCCGTATTTAGCAGCGATCAACATCGTGCGGATGAACTCACGGTTCATTTCAGCTTGGATTTCGGTCACTAGCATTTCGCTTAGGATCGAGTCAACTTCAAGACCGTGAACAGCTTGCATGTCTTGACGTAGTTCGTGCGTGTAGTCAGCGAATAGACCACGAGCCTTTGCAGACACGGTCGTCTTTTCGATGCTGAAAGCCATCTGCGCCCAAGGAGTCGTAGACCCTAGAGATTCAGCAGTAGCCGTAGCCATACCAGTACCAGCAGAAGGATCAACAGCTGGGTTGCCAGCGGCTTGGTAGCCAGCAGGTAGACCAGTCGTAGAACCAGCTTGCGCACCTGCACCAGAGAATGCAGAGTTAGCTTCGTTGAATAGAGCTTCAGCGCCGGTTTGGTTCGTGTAACGCGAACGCATTGCGAATACTAGACCATCAGGAGTCTTTAGCGGTTGTACGCCGAAGAATTCCATGCTGATAAGCATCGGAGGCAAACGCTTTGCCATCTTGATAAGAACGGGAGACCACGTAGCAACAGACGTGCCAGTAGCATTGGTCGAAGCAGCAGTTTCCAATAGGAATTGCTGATTAGACTTACACCAGTTTTCTTGGTTTTCCAAGAGACGTGCGGCGATCTTCGCTTGGTTTAGTTCAGCAGCTGATTGAGAGTCGGTGGACTCAATAACAGGCTTCCACTTGTTTAGCATTTCTTCAGTGACGAGTGCCATTTGTATTTCCTATTAAAGTTTTAACATACAACTATATTTAGAGGATGTTTTGCAAACGCCATCCTCATAGGTTTCTAATCGAGTCCAATACTCAAAGAGAATTTTTATAAAGGGAGGTTTGCGCTCCCTTTTGATTCATATCTACTAATACTTAGTTCTCTAAGCAGAAGATTGAATCGAAACAAAAACGGGGAGGGTTACTCCCCGTGCGATAGTCTTGTACTTCCCTATCGCCTCAAAGATATTTAGTTGCCGATTACTTGAACAACTTCAACGTTTCTGCAACCATATCCGCTTCGAAGTGAGGCGCATAGTTATCGCGTGCGTGTTGGTAAGCTTCAGTTACTGGATCCTTCACGACTGCGCCCTTACCAGTTGCACCTTCAGCAGAGCCGGTAGCTCCACCTTCAGCACCAGCTGGCTTTGTTACTAGAACACCTTCAGGATTTTCAACGCCAGTAGAGGCAGAGTCAATCGGGCTAGTAGCAATAGGAGTCTTGTCATCAGTTACTGCAACAACAGTACCGTCAGTGTTGAATGTACCCTTGATGGTCTTGCCACCAACAGCTTCAACAACTAGAGCAGCCTTAGCACGGAAGTCATCTTCAGACTTGAAGTCAAATGCTTCCAATAGCTTAGAAACGCGATGAATTTGCGTGTCGGCTAGACCTTCGGTAACTTGACCGATGATTTCCTTAACCTTGATTTGGACGAGCTTAGATTCAGCTTCGACTAGAGCAGTCTTAGCAGCAGTCGCTTCAGCAACTAGAGCAGCATTAGCTTCTTGTAGCTTGACTAGTTCCTTACCAGCGGTGTCGCCAGTTAGTTCAATGTCAGCCTTTTCGAAAACGCCTTTTAGACCTTGTAGGAATGACTCAGCGATCTGACCCTTGATTTGAGAGTCTAGAGCAACTGCGTTTTCCTTGGCCCATTCTAGGACGGTTTCTTCAACTAGCGCATCAACGGTCTTAACCGCTTCAGCAGCAAATTCAGCCTTAGCTTCAACTAGCTTTGCATCGTATGATTCTTGGATCTTAACGAGTTCAGCCTTGACGCTTTCGTCAACAGCAGCTTCGAAAAGAGTCGTTGTCTTTTCTTTGAAATCTGCTGGAAGTTCAGCGTTTTCAAAAAGGGCTTTTAGTAGTTCCATTTTTGTTCCTTGAGGTAATTCGTTTATAGAGAATATTTAGTTGGGATTTTAACCCACCCGATTATTTAGACTTCTTGATTTCTTGAATCAATTGTTCAAACTTTTCCAAGAATAGTGCTTGAGCCTTTTCTCGGTTCTCTTTCTCAACCCAAATTCCGCCTTCCTGAACCCACTCAGTAGATTCCTTTAGGGCGTTCATATAGCAGTTTTGTCCCGAAGGCATATCAACTGCATCAATGGCGTTGAGCATATATTCTGTGACATACTTCTGGCCTGAACGTTCTACAACGTTACCAAGACCGCGAGTAGACATCCCCATGCGGAAGCCAGCTTCCACTAGAGATTTAATTTGTTGTCCGTGAATATTATTTAGTACGCGTGCTTTACCAATAACATCAGTCCCTTGCCAAGTAAGAGATTCGATGTAGACAGCCGCTTCTTTGATATTAGGGAAAGGATAATCAGGGTGATTTAGTTCACCAATCGCACGATTAGCATTTAGGTAGGTTTGGATGTAAGAATCAACCGAACTTTCCATCATTGCTTTTTCGTAGATACGACCGTTGCGGTTACGCTTTTCGGTCATGATCATTGGACCTTCCAAGTATAGAACCTTACCGTCAGAAGTCTGCTCGGTAAGGGTTTCCATATTCGGTGCCCATTCTCTTAGAAAGAGCATCGGCTTGTTCATGATTAAGCCTTAACGCCAGGAGGCGTTCCGCCCGGTGGCGTGAATCCACCTTCTTGCTTATATAGCCCATTTCCAACGGTAGCCTTTCCGCCGTCAGTCTTGACACCAGGAGCAACTCCGCCTTCAGGAGTGAAATCGCCAGCAGCTTTGTATAGAGTACCACCATCGACAGTTAGAAGTTCTAGTATACCATCACCAAGAACTTGCTTAACGATAACCTTAGCACCAGCAGCGTTTACGCCGTAGTCGCCAACCTTAATACCAGGCGGCTGGAAGGTCATTTCGCCTTCAAACAAAGATTTAGCTACGAATTTTGTACTATCTGCGCGGAACTGACCGGCACGTGCATCCAAAAGCGCCTTTAGAGCAGTCTTGGCTTCAGTTACCTTAGTTGCATCACCAGACAGAAACGAATTGATGATTTCTTGATTTTCCATAATGATTCCTTTATTTAGCTTTGGGTGCAGGAGGTTTAGTTGCCTTAGCAACTTTGATCTGCGCATCTAGTTGGTCGTCGTGGATACCTGCATCCATATCGGCTTGATCTTGTGGGGACATATATTCACCAGCTGCGATTTCTTCATCAATCTCAGACTTGGTTTCCGCAATTTCCTCATCCGTCATTCTCAGAATCTTCTTCTGTACTTGACGTTTAGAGAAGTATTTACCAACATATTCATCAGCTTGAGCAAGAGCTTCCAAGCGACCTTCCATGATCTGAGCTTCTTGTTCTTCCTTAACAAACTCATCCGAAGCATACTGGAAGGTGATTAGAGGTAGAACAATATCATCCCAATCGTCAGCAGTCGTGATACCCTTAAGGATCAATTGAGTACGCAGCAAGTCCAAGAACAATCCGTTGAAGCGGCGACGTAGGCGCTGTACAAACTTATTGAACTTGATTTCGTCACGGTTAATTTCTGTCGCGCGATTACCGATGGAGATAGTTGCTTCGTTTTCCAAACGAGACTTCGGCACATTCAGAGACTCTAGGAGTTTCTTCTGGAAGTAGCGCAAGTCATCAATCTGACCTAGGTTCTCACCCGCAGGCAATGTATCGATCTCAGTTCCTCGCCCACCTTCACGGCGCGGCAACCAATAATCTTCCATCATTGAAACTTGATGCGAGTTGCCCTTTACCTTACCAGTCGTGCCGTCATAAACCAATTTAGTCTTGTATTTATTGATCAGGCTCATCATGTATTCTTCAGCACCCTTCTTAGGAAGTGTACCAACGTCTACATAGAAAATACGACGTTCAGGCGCGCGTGTAATACGATAGATTACACAAGCGTCTTCAAGCATACGCAAGTTATTTAGCGGCTTTCTAGCCTTCTCAAGATGACCTAGGATAAGGTTACCAGAGTCACCAGAGATAATCCCGCTATGCACGAATGCGATGGTGTCTAGGCTGAGCTCTAGAGCCTGGTTTACGCGGCTGACTAGGTTAGACCTAGCTCCGGTATCGTTCGATGTCGTAGAGGCGTAGGAAGGGTCATATAGGAAGTAGGAGCGGGTGTCTACGATGCGATCAACCTGAGTCGTCGGATCGGTTTCCGTTGCAATTTCCTTGATCTTCTTAATAGCACGAGAATCTAGGTTGACCAGTTTAAGAATGCCCTTCTTAGGTGCATTCGGGTCAATAATTTTGTGGTAGTAGAGTCTACCATCAACGTAGAATTGTTTGAAGATTTCGTAAGAGCGTAGGTCAAACTTTAGCAGACGAACAAGATAATCAAACTCTTTGGTAATCTTATCTTTCGTGTCTTGAGATAGACCATCCTGCTTATCATCAATCTGAATAGCAACCGGGCCTTCATCAGCGTCTGCGGTTACAGCTTCGTTGATAATATCGTCTACTGCGCGATCCACTTCTGAGTGGATTACCATAGAGCGATATTCATTGATGACTTCAGCCTGATTACGCAGGTCTAGCGAATTAGCAAAACCTGATGTGTAATAATGGTTTACGTCAATTAGATCGGACGCATCATCGTTCTCGACAGCCACAAGGGTCTGCTTCTGGATGATCTTCTGTTCTGCTTCGCGCTCTGGATTTGCAAACTCGGTGCCTAGGAATAGGCGTGAGAAGCCGTTGCGAATAGATGATTGGAGTGCCATAGTGCCCTCGTTAATGTAGTATTAATATTTAGGGCAATCCTCAAATCAAAAGGGACTCGTGAGAATCCCTTTCTTTATTTGAAGATTACAGCGTAACGTTAGGCTGGCTGTAGTTGACGTAACGGAAAGTCACATCATACTGGGCATAGCCGTCCATTTCACCCGAATCCATAGACATCTGACCAACCGTAGCGGGCCAAGCATCATGTAGGACATAGGTCTTAGTTACTTGATCGTTCACGTCTAGAAGTTCTAGCGTGATGTCGTTCATAATCTGGTCAAGAGCGGTTAGGCCAGTGTTGCTGTCGGAACCGTTGATGTTTTCGGACCATTTCTGGAACGCGTTATATACATTCTGGTCGTTTACACCAATGAACGTAATAGCGAATTCTTCATAGGTACGATCACCAGGAACCGGCAAAGTACGACCACCCCAAGTTAGTTCGATAACGCCTACCGCCGCAGAGGGAGTAGAAGTTGTACGAGCTAGCAAAGAGGCTTGTTGAGCATCAGCTTGACTACCGGCATAACCAGGTAGATTGATGGTGACGCGCCAACGGTTGGTACGAACTAGACCAGACTTGACCGCTTGACGTAGTTGAGAAATCTGCATTTTATATCCTTTTAAAAAGGGGAGACAAGCTCCCCATCAGATTACGAGTTTTCCGTGAAAGCAACGTCAGGGCGAACAGCTGACAAGTTCAACACGACCCAGTTGATAGAGTATGTTGGCTTTAGTAGCAACTGAACAACCATCTTGTTCTGCAAGCGCGTATCAGCGTCGTTGTTGACTTCGTTACAGATGACACGGAAGTCTTCAAAAGCGCGTTGGTTCATCATGTTACGCAGGAACGGAGTCGCAGCGTTAACAAATTGAGAACGTGTGATAGCGTCGTTGATTTCAAACAAGAAGTAACGAGCCATAGAAGCAACGCTCTCTTTCGCTACGATGAATGCCCAACGGACATTAACGCGGCTGAAAGCAGAAGGACGTTGAGTCAAAGTCTTATCGCCGTATAGAACAATACCGTCAGCCGGGAAGGTAACGATGCTGTTGATACCAAACGGATATAGCGCGTCGCGGTCGCCTTGAGCTGCAGACCATGCCATCTTCGTGTAGTTCAAGTACTTGCCGCGAGTCAAACCAGCTGGAGAAGTCCAAGGAGTTTGATTAACGAACGTGCGAGCGAAGATACCTGCGGTTCCGCCAGTAGCAGGAATCCAACGGTAAACATCGTTGTACTTGTCGTAGATGTAACCCCAGTTGTCTACTGCGAAGCCGTAGTTAGAGTCACGAACTAGACGGTTCTTACGCCAATCTAGAACAGAAGCAACTTCATTACCACGATTATTCACAACGTCAGACATACGCGGAGCTACGAACGGCATGCAGTTAGCGCGAATTTCAGCAACGTCGATAATAGCAGCTTGTTCAGCTTCAGAGCAATCAGGAGCGATTAGGAACTGAATGTCATAGGCTTCGCTGTTCTCGAATAGTTGGAAACCTTCAGTTACGTTAATAACTTGGTCATCAACACCGTTAGTAAGCGTTGTAATACGGTTAGATAGAGCAACTGACTTATCTCCTACGCGAACGTAAGAAGAACCCTTGTTGATCGCATCAGCGAAGTACTGGGTAGTACCGTCATCCAAGCGAGCAGTCGGGTTAGACGTCATCAATTCAAACTTTTCTAGAACACCACCTAGCGAACCAGAGCTAACAATAGTCGTTACGAATGTTAGACCATTTTGCGCAGCCGGTGCTGGAGTCACAGTAGAGTAACCAACGTTCTTTTCAACGTAAGTCACAACTGCGCCAACGGCAGTAACAGAAGCGAACAGCGCTTGAATGCCAGCAGTAGCTGCGATCTTAGCGGCCACTTGAGCAGCAGTATCGTTTACAGCAACGGTAACAGGAACGCCAAAAATTGTAATGCTGGTAGCTGCCGTAGCAGAACCGCTTACATATAGATTTTCTTTTTGAGCTGCAGCAGCAGAACCAGTCCAATATCCGGCAGTGTCTAGAACAGCAATAGCGTATTCATTAGCTTGCGGAGTATAGGTGAAGTGTTGCTGTAGTTCGTGTCCGGCAAAGTGAGCGTTGTCGATTAGAACAACAGCAAGACCATTACCTGCGACACCTGGGAACTTAGCAAGGAAGTCAACACCGGCGAAAGTGCCTTGTTCAAAGTCTGCGTCGTTCTTCACTAATTTGGCCGTTTGGCCAGTAGGGAATGCGTTGCGCGCTGCAGTGCCTACTTGACGGTTGACAATCGCTGCATTAGAATATGCAAAGAAGTCAATCATTGGCATTACATACGGCCACGTTAGGCTATCAGGAATACCGAATTTGGCTACAAATTCCTTTTCGCCTAGAGTGATTTGAGTGGGTTCGTCAACCGGACCCCACTGGAATGCACCAGAAATAGCACCAACTTTGTTCGCTACTTGCTGGGTATATAGGGTTTGATCGCTCTCAGAAGTGAGAACAGCTGGCGATAAAAATAGCATAAATCTTCCTTTATCTTGTGTTTAGGGTACAACCTAGTAATATTTAGACGCTACAAGGCCATCCATTGTTCAAACGTCATAGCATAATTTTCGGTTACGTTCATTGTGTGGCCGCCGATATTCCGGCTATACTCCTGAACCTCGGGGTCTGCAACTTGGATATAACCAAATGGCAGAATACTTTCCATCGCAATACCGACATTTCTCTTGTAAAGGTCAGTACCGATATTACTACCGCAATATTCATTGAAAAGCTCGGTCTTGATAAACCAAGAGAATAGCACCAACGGCATAACCGTATCGTCGTGACACTCATCATCGGCTTCGTAGCTTGCGCCCTTAGCGATGAATGTGCCCAACTCTTCAATAGTTTCCTGATCCTCAATAATCAGATACTCATTTTCTAGTAGAGTCTTGAGGTTAGAACAACCAATGGATTTAACCTTCTTGGTAGTCTTTACGCCAGGTAGAGCAGCATTACCCTTACCGCCTTCTCTCAATCCGCCGATGGCTCGCTCAGAGTTAGAGGTGAGAATCACGTTCTCATATTCAAGTTCGTAATACAAGATATACGTTACTTGGCCACCAACGTCATTATTGGCTTCTACAAGAACAGGACAACTGCCGTAAGTCATACATATATTTAGAATGGTATGCGGGAACAGCAATGGACTGATATTGTTATTCCTATATTTAGCGGCGATCTTATAGGGATATTCAGTTACATCCAATACTGTACATACCGAATAATCTTGACCTAGACCACCAGCAGGATCAGAAATAGCAAGATATTTGCGATTTTCTTCCGGGTCAAATTCTTTATATACCTTGAAAGATTCATCTTCAGATTCCTTAATAGCGTTGATCCACTGCATTCTTTCCAATACTTCAGTTGGAACTAACGTACCTGAAGAGCCTTGGAACTTACAAGCAAACTCTTGTGCAAATCTAGAGTAACCGATGTTAGCAATAGTTTCTTCTTTCCAACGTTCGTCGCGCTTAGGATGAGCATCCCAAATTACTTCAAGTCGTGTATAGAAGTTGCGATCAGCCATCGAATCTCGCCAGAGCATATAGAACATACCACGAGCACCACGAGGCGTTGTCGTCATGATAACGCGTGATTCCTTACCAGATGTAATAACCGGGTAAGTTGATTCGTAGAATGTCAAGTCGTTTTCGATGAAAGCAGCTTCGTCAATATAACAAAGATCGACAGAACGGCCGCGAATACCAGAAGCTGAAGTTGCCGCCGAGAAGATGATCGAACCGTTGTCGAATTCGATACGACGCTTGTTGTATACCTTGACGCCGTGTTGTAGGAAGAAAGGCAAGTATTCGAAAGCCATACGAATACGGTCCATAATTTCCTGAGCCTGTTCACCCTTGTTAGCAAGAACCGCAATGGTCTTAGTCGGGTGGAAAATAGCAAACCAAAGAATGAAGGCGGCCATCGCAGCAGTCTTACCCATCTGACGTGCAGTAAGGGTTAGACTGAAACGATTCTCCGCATACATCTTGATCATTTCTTTCTGATAATCGAATAGCTTGAAAGGAATGATACCGTCATCTAGAGAAACAATACGACAATAGTTCTCGATGAAGTAAATTGGATCTTGTTCGCACTTAGCCGCTTCGATGATGTGTTCCATCGAAAGCTCAGACTTTACGAACGCTTTCTTGATTAGAATGTTACCGTTGTAAGTGTCCTTATACGGCAGCATGATATCATCAACCGGAAAAGGATGACCCGCGCCATCCTTATACGGAGCAAATTGAACTGCTTTCTTCTCAAACATCAATAACCTCATCTACTGGTTGTACTGCTTGAGGAGGATTTTCCTTAAGCATTTTCAACACTTCTGATAGAGAAGCATTGGTTGTGATGTTAGTTACATTGTTCTGCGTAACACTACCTGCGGCCTTTTCAGCTGCTGCTCTCGCTGCTTTCTCTGCCGAAATTTCCTTGTAGATTTTCTGCATCTCAAGCAAGTCTTTAGATAGGCCGCGCATCGTAGTTGCTAGCTCATTAAAGACAGTATAAGCCTTTGGGTGCTGAGTCTCAATAGCTACGCTTAGGGCACCTTCAAGAGCACTGCCTGCCATATCAATCAAGGTATGGGTAATGTTTCTTGAAGTGATGTAGTCGTCCCGAATATCTGAATTCTCAGTTTCAGGAACAGACGTAGCAATCTCTTTTGGTTTAAACGGGATGACCGCTCCCCCGTTTCCACCGCTTCCCGGATGACCGCCAATCACACCATCTTCATCAATATCAAATTCTGTACTTGGGCTACGTTTGATCTCAACGCCGCGAGATTCCAACATACCCAAGGTATCTTTTAACCTATCGGACATTGTAGTCATTTTTATTCCTTATTATATGAGGTTTTCCGTAAACAAACTGAATTTGTCTAGGTTATCTCGAACTCCTTGAATCGGAGTCTGGTCTGTAATTACATCAGTTTCCATAACGTAGGCATCAGGCCACAACGCTTTCTGGATATCAACTTCACGAATCACTAGGCTAGATTGGGTTTTCTTATAGAGATAGCCCTTCAACTCAAACGTGATCTTATATTCAATAAGACGCGTTTGCATTTCTTCGTTATAGTCATCATGCATATCAATCTCTTCAATAGAAATGATGATGTCCTGTTCTACAGCAACTCCTGTCGTATCCTGAATAGTCACAGACAAATTACCATCGAACGCTGGAATAACTTGCTCAACGATCTGTAGCATGTCATCCATATTCTTAGTTCTGATGGTCAGGTCGAATAGGAAGTTGTATGGGATTCGGTTAAACTGGAACTGTTTCTGACCGGTTGAATCTAGAGTCGTGTTAACAATTCTATTCATCGGGTTGGTCTTTCTACTTACATCCTTGTAGATATTATCCAGGTTAAACGCCATTGCTGGAAGAATACGACTAATCTGCTTCTGTTCTCTGATGGCTGGATCTTGCGAAGCCTTCAAATACATATTACCGGCAGCATACTGAATCGGCACCTTAACGGTATCTTGTTTAGTACCGTCAGCGGACGTTCTCTGAATATATACATCAGAGAAGATCGTCCCAAATAGTGCCACATAACGACGAACAGATGCGTGATAGAAGAAGTTGTCCAGACCAAAAATAGCAGCGGTATCACTCATTTATCACCTCAAAATCCAAACGTGTCTGTGGACGGCTGAACATCATAAGGAGCAAAAGCCTCTTGAATGTGTCCATTCTCATCAATCTCTTCACCAGGACCGACTTCCAATAGACGTTTCAATCCTGCATCATCCAAATCTGTAACGGTTGAATACGTAGAGAAATCGCTTTCCGGGTTGTTGATTTCTTCGTGGCTGTATTCGAATAGCTTACAAACCAAACGGTAAGTGTAGTTACGGCCCATCTGATAATACTTAAGATCCATCTTCACCTTAGTGATTTCCCAAAGGGAATCAGAGAAAGGAAGATAGATCAAATCACCTTCTCTTGGTCGTTCAACTTCAGTCGCTTCTTTATTGCTTGTAACTTCCAAGCGGAATTTCCTAACTCCGACTTGGAAGATAGAAGAGTCAACCTTGTTAATACCAAACTCATCGAATACATCACCGTTGCCGTTAAAGTGTTCAACTGACTCCACGAACATCGGCAACTCATATCCTTGTTTAAAGTCAGACATAGTTGATTCGCCAAATAGCTCATCGGGGTTCAGCAGGTCACGTAGAATATAACGGACTTGTACCCCGCGTTGCTCGATTGCCTCTTCAATCAGATTAGCAACCAAATCTTGCTCGTTGGGCCGTTTGTACTGCCCCATAATATTCATAGCCATGCTGAATCTCCTTGCGTATATCTATTATTTAGGAAGCAACAGCCACATCGGTCGAGAACACTCTCCAAGCTCCGTGACTAAAATACACAGGAACCCCGGTGCCTTGACCTGCTAGTTCACCAGCCTTTCTTCCGTTGGAAGCGAATGCAATTGTGCCTTCAGTCGGCACCGGCGAACTCGGTAGATTGGCTACGGTATAAGAACCAGAGTTGTCGATTTTATTCTTGATTGAAGATAGAATAAGGTCAATCTCTTGACCACTGTAAATTGATCTATAGCTCATATCATTAGCCCATGAAGAAGTCCATCGGACTTGAATTTAGCATTTCTCTTGTTGCTCCATCCCACTCGCTCTTACCTTCTTCATACAACTTCTGGCCGTCTAGCGCAACCCCGCCTGGAAGGATAACCTGACCGAACTTCTTCAGAACATTACCCCAAAGAACCTTACACTCAGCCGTAGCCAGTTGTAGAAGTAGTTCATCGTCCCATAGGTCAGCAGAGGCGATTACCTTAGAAGGATCGATACCAACGTCAGCCGCTTCAGGATCGACGTTCTCATATACGCGCAAGGCGATTGTTCCGCCAGACACTAGATCGAAGTTAGGGATGAGACGGCGCTGATAGCGGACGAATTCAAACGAGAATGGTGATTGAATAATACTCATAGTATTCTCTAGGCGCTGACGCAACGTAACGAAGTCCACTAGGGAAACGTTGTTGAATCGCATACCTGCCATGAATGTTTCGCGGGTCATCTGATACTCTGCGGTAGCAAATGATAGATCGCTGAGGGTATTACCCGCTTGAATTACCTCAACCACCGCATCGATTGTGCGAGGGATGGGGATATAACCGTTGGTCACATCCTGGTCAGTAATTGTGTAAGTATAGTGATTCTCAAAAGAGCCGTATGGGCTATATTTGAAGAAGTGACGTAGGGACGTATCAATCGCCATATCAATATGTTCGTCGGAAAGATCGACGTTGATATATGGGTGACCCAACCCTAGTAGAATTTTGTGCTTTAGCTCTGCACGAGACTGTACACGCTTCATATTACTTCCTTTCTGTCAATAGCTGTAGAATAGTTGCTAGTGTGTTATTGATATTAGCAACTTCATTTTCTAGCCTATCCAGCCTATTGCGATTCTCCATAATAGACTTACGTTTGGCGATGTATGATTGGTATGCATCTTGGTTGACGTTCTGGATGACCCCGTAGGTCGTTCTGGCCAAATCTGGCTCGCCTTCAACTCTAAGCATTTGAATTTCTCCTGTGGAAATAGGGACTAGGTTTTCACCTAGTCCCTTATTCTCTTATTTAAGCAAAAGCAAGCGCTCTAATATCAGCTAGAGCGGGAGGGGTATTATTGCTTCCCAGCAACTCCACCTTTAGCTTAAAGCCGACAAAAGTACCGTCATAGTCATATTCGTATTCAACGAAGTTTTGACTGTTAGAGATCGGAGTAGTCGGGTTCAACTTCACCCAAGCCGTAGCAGCAACGTTCTGGTCCGTAGAATCAATTTCCTTGATATAGAAATTCATCTGAGAAGAACCGGGCAACTGCGCACCAACGAAGAATCTAGCGTGGTTGGTCGGGTTATTGAACAAGATATTCTGTGATACATAGTTGAAAATCTTCTTCGTAGAGTCAACCCGCAAGCTAATGACGATAGCGTTGATACCAGAACTTTCGATACAAGGAGACAAGTTATCCTTTGTTGTGGACATCGTTGCTCTGTACTGGAAGTCACTAGCTGCTCTCACAACCCCTTCAGACGGCAAGGTTACGTTATCGCCCGGATTGAACTTAATCCAACCAGACTTAACGCGAGTAGCTTGAGAGGTGTACTGATATTCCCAAGTGATGCTAGAACCATCCGGTACGAACGTATCAACGTTTCCGCTGAAGATGTTGAACGGGAAGTTAGCTGCAAGGGTCATCGCACTACCGCCAATCGAGCCAGTAGCATTCGCTGTCGTCGGAGCCTGGATCGTGAACGTATCCACATCAGACAACAAGACAGTAAATTGCACGCCGTTGATACCTGAAGCGTTGATGTTATTGCCCGTTACCAATCCGTTGATAGTTACCTTATCGCCAGGAACCAAACCGTGAGATTGTTTAGTCACAACCAAGTTATTAGAGCCGCTGGTTGTAGCAACTGCGTTGAACGTCAGCGGAGTAACCATAGGAGCAGCGTTATCAAACACTACCACACCCGGATTTACCGTTGAGAATACCGCGCGATACACATCAAACTTCAAGTCAGCCGTCTGATCAGGCGTCCACGTAGAGCTATTTGAAGACGTCAGGAATACGCCAGTATAGGCTTGCTTAGAAAGCGCCATCGGTTGACCAATAACATCTTGTCCTTGGCGTGCAATATACACGTTATAGGATTGAGTATCAGCGGTCAATACTAGAGCATATTCAGAACCTTCTTGTAGATACACCGGATCATCAAAGATGAATGCCGTAGGAACCGAACCATCACCAGACGTGTTAACTTGGCTAGGAAGCAACGTTTTCGAAGCTAGAACTGTAGAACTCGGTAGACCTGAGCTAGCAGTTCTCAATTCCAATGTTACCGGAATCGTACTAGACTTAGTTGCGAAGTAGATGTTGATTCTAGTTGCGAACGAGCCACCCTTAGAAGGCATCATGAACGTTTGGGCAATCGGGTCAATATATCGAACTTGACCAGTCTGAACCGCTACTGTCGATGCAGTCAATACCTTAGTGTTAGTAACCGTAATCTGACGACCTTCAGCAATACCACCAGAACTGAACGTGGTAGAACCTGAAGAGGTCACAACGTTAGGATCAGTGCCGTTGTTAGGATCATCCGATACTGCGAACACCGAGGTGCCAACCGGGAATCTTACATTAGCGTTACACGGAACCAAATATACCCCAACCAACGAACCGTTAGCATCAGTCACTAGCGCATCACCGTAGTTACCGTATTGAGGCTTACAGTAAGCAGAAATCGCCACGTTATCGAAGAACGGATACATTCTTGTGTATGGTCGGAATCCAGTACAAGTGAATGTAATAGGAATCGAACGCATAAACGGAATCAACGACGTAGAGACCATATTGTCGGTTTGCGTGCTGAAGTCCTGAGTGTATGTCGTAGTTTGGTATTGGTACAGATAACTAACCATCTGGGACTTTTTCCAGTCCTTGTGACCACCCAACATATCCCGAGTCACGTGCTGCCAAGAACCCCAGAAAGTACCTTGAGGTTGACCGCCCGTATAATCAAGCGTGTTGTTAATGATGATCGGTTGGTTGTAATAAACGTCCGTCCAATAATCTCTATCTGGCGTTAGTGCAATACTACCAACCCAAGCATATACCGCATACGGATTGATATTGATCGTCGTCGTCGCATACGGTTGAGAAACCGCAGCTGCTTCAGAGTACGATTGCAAAAATACCTTGCTAGGCTTAACTGCGGCAGAAACCGCGCTAACATATAGATCAACACCGTTTTCAGCAAAAGACGGATTCAACTGACCTACATTCACATCCATTGAAGCTGACCACTCAGGCGAATTAGCATCAGCCATTGCGAAGTTCGTAAACCCATCCGCTGCGAAACCATTCTTGAAACGGTTTAGTCCGGTTGTAGGATCCAGAACCTCAACATTGTTAGCCTTATTCTCTAGAGAGGATAGCGACGTGTAATATTCAACGTTGGCAATACGCGTTTCCAGAGCACCAATATCTCGCATAGTGTAGCGGCGATTATCAACCGACTTGATAGAAACGTCAGCCGTGCTTGCCGTGTATGCGTTTAGATAAAGCTCATACAACTTCATCGAGTCTTGCGGTACATCAGGAACCACAGGGCTCAGGCTAGGAATACCGCGAACATCTTTGAACTCACCCTTCGAGTTAACAACAATGATGTCTGCACGAGGCAAGTAATACGTGATATCCGCACGGATCGTTGAGCTAGGCTGAATGACTTCGCCGTAGACCGTAGATGACGTAAAGTTACCGCTTGCATCCTTACGCGGACGGAAGTCAATATAGTCGCCTAGATTGTTACCGTTGTAGGTAGGAAGCTGATTACGCGTCATACCGCTATAGGAGTCAATCGAGAAGTAATCGCCAGCCGAATGCGAGAAGTACTGATACGTGACCTTAAGCGTAGCAATTACCAACTGACCGTCAGCACGAATCAACTTACCGCTTTCGTACCAGTTATCGCGCTGTCCGTTGTCGAAAGTATATTGTGCCGTAACGTCTGCACCAGTCGTATTATCAACAATCGATACGATCTGATAGATGTCGGAGTTAGCCATCGCTTGTTGATTTGTCGTAACGAAGCTGATAAGCTCGTTAGTAACAGTCAACAAAGTCTTTGTCTTCTGAGTCGTTACCGTCTTCAGGACCGGGGCAATAACCTTGATAGCCTCATTAGCATTACCAATACCTAGTGCGATATTCATGGTCGTGCCAATAATAGTTCCGCCTAGCGTAATAGAAGCAACAGGGTCAAATAGCGTACCTACGCTGGCCGAGCCAGTCAAACCAACAATATACGAGTTACCGTCAACCGTACCGAAGAACTCATTAGCTCCGCAAGATGCAGAAACGTTGCCGTTAGAATCGGTCGTTAGGTTGAATGTACGCAGAACCGTGTATGAAGTATCTCCACCGACACCAGCCTGGAACAAAGACTTAATCGCGGGAACCGGCAACTTAAACAATAGATTGCTGTTGCTGGTGTTATACAACTGAGCCGGTAGCGTTGCGATATTAGCCGTAAACAAGCTTGACGCGTCTGTGTACTTGATAGACACAACGTTGGAGATAGCCTTACCCAAGTTCATATTCGTATCGAATACATAAACTCGGTAGTTGGTGCCATCTTTACGCATCGCGCGGACGCGAGCCGTACCAATTTGTGCGTTACCTGCATCTAGCAATAGAATCTGCTTCTTAATGTCGATATCAGGAATAGACTTTACCGTGTTGACTAGGAAGTATTGACCGTAGTCCGCATTATAAGCAGCGTTGTTCAGGAATGCAGTATCACGAGCCTTGTCGAATACCACGTTTTGAATACCGATGTTCTCAACGCGATAGCCCTTAACATAACCGACACCCGGCTTCATCGCAGCAACTAGCTTAGTCTCATCACCACCGCTCGCAGCATCATAGACACCGCCGTTGTTGCCAACCTTCAAATCTTCCTTGATATCCATACCGAAAACGTCAACGATGTAGTCGCCGTTGGTTTCATAGGTACGTTGAGCAATAGCTTGTTCAATCAAAGAATAGCTGGTATAGTCGATAACCGCTGCTAGAGAACCGCCATCGAAACGTGCAATTTCGATGAAGTTGCTATCTACAGCGTTGATGTCTAGGCCCGTTAGCTTTAGGGTAATCTTTAGACGTTGTGCGCCAGGAGCATTCTGATTAGGGAATCCGGTAGCATTAGAGTACAATGATACATCGTCGGTAGCCGACACTATAGATTCATTTACCTCAAAACCAACCTTCATAGTGGTTGAGGTGTTGTACTTTGCAACTACGAAGTCTTGATCATCTGTACGAACGAACATACCGCGAACGAAGTAGATACCAGCTTGAACCTTCATCCAAGCGCCTTCGCCCAATTCTGTAGGCGTAGCTAGTGCTAGTGCCTGGGCAGTACCGTTGCTTGCGTACGTAAAAATCTGTAGCTGTTCACCAATCGTGAAAACCTTCTCCTGATTAGTACCAGGGGTTAGCAAGTCGATGAACAATGTAACTGGGTCTGTGCTGTTAGCGTCGAAAGTCTTAGCGACTTGGAAGATCACGCCTGTATTAACCGACTTGATGTATAGATCAGAAACACCTGAGAAGTCGGTGTAGGCCGAACCAGTATTCAAAGTTAGTTTGACGTAATCTTGCGACTCAATAGCCTTGATACCACCCGGAACCACCATCGAACCTTCGGTGAACAGATGCTTACCGATTCTCTCAATCTGAGACTGTAGAATCGTTTGGGCCTGAGTCAATTCACGCGCTTGAATGGCATTGCCAGCGTTGAATAGAATCCGGTGATAATTCTTTGTCTCATCGAAGTCATCGAAGATTGGAGAAATATTAGTGTTTGTCTTTTGCATATCCTATTCCTTGGAGGAAAGTGTAATCATATCCGTTCATATAGTTTATTTAGTGGATAACAAAAAGGAGACACGAATTAACGTGTCTCCTTTCTTTTATGCCGTCGGAGCTTGGGCCGTGTTGACCTGAGCTTGCGCTTCGCTAGTAATTCTACCAATCAAGCTGTTGGATAGTCTATAAGGCATTTCTTGAAGACCAGACAAGATTAGATTAACATCATCCAACGATAGATTAGACAGCGATAGTACAATTTGTTTATCGGACATTACAGAATTTCCAAAGGGTTAATATATAGTTACTTAGTGAACAGGGATTTAATTCCAGCTAGACTAGGGGTGAAGCAAATCGGAGTACGCCATTCCGGTCCCCAAGGAGCAGTTTTCCATTGCGGCTTTCCGTCAGCATCTAGACCTAGGAAGTAATTCCAAGCTTTCCAGCCTAGCTTAGTTCCAGTTGCGGTCATGATGTTGAAATACTTACCGTCAATAGAATGGGCCTTGAAGCTGGCCGTTCCATCAGAGTTTTTGATATACGAATCCACTACCCATTTAGTAGGGTCGAACGGAATACCGATTGCCCAGTAGCAGAATCCATAAGCCGGATTACGCCACAACCACTTAGTACGATTCCACCACTTTGAAGAGGCAGGATCAAATCCAGGATATTTGTCGTTTACTCCAGCATCTAGCGGAGCATCGAACGTCTGAAACCAGGATAGCCATTTAGGGAGATAACCATCATCCTTACAGAACAATGCAACTAGCGGAGCTAGAGCATAGGCAAGTCCCGTAAAGATGACGTTAGCAATAGTCAATAGAATATATTTTAGGATCATGCCGGAGTTACGCCAGCCTCAGCATACGTTGGATTCCAACCCGATGCGGCATCGAACGTAGCCGGATCAGTAACTGCATTCAACGCCACACGCTTTGATTCTGCCGTAGCGAATAGAATAGCATCCAAGTCCTTAGTGGCCTGAACAACATCAAAGGCTAGTTGGACCGTCACTGGAACAAACGCCCCAGATAGAGTTTTCCATAGCAAATTTTGATTTTGGATCTGGATAGCGTCCGTCATCTTGCCGCCTGCCGCAAGCACATCGCGAGCAGAATCCTTAATACCAATCCATTGAATACGACTGGCGTCGTCGGTGTGGTACCAATTACCATCCACCAATACTCCACCTGCCTTACGATTATCGCGTTGTACCTTAATATATTCCCACTTACGGTTACGCACCAAATCTACAGACATATTTGGATCTGGATCAGGAGTATTTCCAGCAGCAACCCAAGTTAGATACGTAGCATAATCTGTGTTGTTTGGGTCTAGTGGGATATATGTATTGTCTGAAGTTCGATTGATAGACAATAGTGATCCATCAATCATACTTCTAGCTTCACGGTATAGTTGCATTTTGTTCCTTCAAATAGTTACGCTTAATCTAATTTAACTAGCTAATATATGCCTGTATTATAATTCAGAGATAATTTCGATATATGATCCTGACTGGTCTTCAAGTACTGCTGCCCCGCCAGACGCGCCGCTTGAACCATGGGTGACCGATGCCAATACTTGACGAATAGTGCTTGTAGGCCAGCTTAGTGCTGTTACTGCAAGATTACCATTACCATTATATAGATAGAATGTGCCTACTGCAGAAGATGACACAGATGGGGCGGCTCGCTTGGGGATTTGGAACGTAATGTTCACATACGATAGGGTTGCACTGTTCTGTGATCCAACACCATAGTTACCGGTCGTTAGTCGTTCGTAATACCGCATACACTGATTCAGAACCATTGGGTATGTGAGACGTTCGAATGGAGTTGCAGTGCCAGTTTCGAACTGTAGTTCAGTCATAGCAATAGTATTACCGTTCGTTGCTCCCCAATTAGTTACCCCCGACGCACTAATATAGTTACCGCTCACAAACTGGTTCAATGTGCTACCCATGAACGTACCTTGGTTCAGCGTTCCGATCCAAATGAACATACCAACACTATTATTGGCAAATGTATTCAGAGTCGTCGGCAATGCTGGGTAGTTCAAGATAATCTTAGTTGGCGTATTGGCCGCTACAGTGAATGTCGTCAAATATGAGTTGGCTTGGTTACCATCTTGTAGGGATACCGAATATGTACCCGCCACACTAGCCTTGAAGATAAACGAGATTGCAACCGGCTGACCCAACATGTCGTAACAGTTGAAGCCTTCAATCTTCTGGACGAATCCAGAAAAATAGTTACCTGCCGTGTATGAAGCTACAGCAGTAGTGACAGTTTGTACAATAGCTTGCTTAACTACTCCGCCATAGGTGATAGTACCTGTAGACTGTGTGAACGCGCCAGCGCCGATTTCAGCGAACCAATAACGGTCTGGGCCTCCATACAACCCAGAGCCGTTAATTGACGCCACCGAGGTTGCGCGTTGCACGACAGACATTGCTCCGTTGATGACTCGATTGCGACCCATATCAGTCACACCGCGAGTGTAGCCATCAGGCATCGTTAGTGTAGTACCGATTGACACTGAACCGTCAGGGTTGACGGTCAGGTTTCCATATAGCTTAGTTGGATCGGCGGTCGCAGGATTACCGAACAGGTCGATTAATCGGGCTTGTAGTTCTGTAGGTTGTGCTGGCATTATTCCTTACCTTTCAATTGTTCTTTGAGTGACTTTACTTCTGCACTCAGTTGTTGGATAGCGTGCAGTGCCGTCATCAACATTTCGTGATGCTTCAGGAACCGAGCATCCTCAAATTCTCCGTTGTTGTGTTCAGATACCCATTGAGGGGCATACTGTTCCACCTGTTGAGCGATAACCCCAGCATTGATATGACCGCCTTTCTTATAGTCATACGATACGAATTCTGTCTGATCTATGATAGACAAAGAATCCTGTACAATCGGTTCGATGTTTTCCTTAATACGAACATCAGATGCGTTCTGGTGGATATAGGCAACGAACGTTGTATCGACCGTGATGTTGATGTTGGATTGTGAGCCGTCCCATTGGAACGTGAACGCATTCCCCGCTGCCTTGGCAGGAGTTGAGACGCCGCCCACTGAACTAGCAGTAGCCGCGTTACCTGAACAACTACCTGCTGTTCCGGCACTATTTGCATAGTTGACAGAGAAGTTAGATGGGTTATACACATACATATTTGCCCCATCAGAACCGCCCCATACCCAAGGCGGTTGACCGCCTTGTCCCGCCCAGTTCCATGCGGTATCGCCACCTCCGCCCGTGCCTAGACGCAAGCGGTTAGCGGAATACGCAACACACGATGCGGCCATATTAGCTGTGTGGATCACATAGCCTCCAGCACCTCTATTGATATCAGTATTACCGAATGTCCAGGCGCTAGTTTGGTTAGCCACGTGCATGACGATGGACGGCTGAGTCGAACCGCTACCGCCTTCATATGCGTCGATAGCCGCAAGATGGCGACCTCCCCAACGGGTCCATCGGATACCACCATATGCCGCAGTAAATGCAGGCGCATCTACTTGGATTGGATATCCACGGTTTGCTTGATTGTTCCAATCAACAAACGAGCCACCTAGGTCGAAGGTTGTGCGTAATACTCCAAAGTTGGCTATCGGACTGGCGCTGGATACAATCGAACCTCCAACCGTATTCAGACCAGTTGTAGTTAGCGCGCCAGTAATCTTGGTGGGTCCTGTCACCTGTAGCTTATTTGTCGCATCATCCGTGCTGGTGCCAACCAATACATTACCATTAGATGATACACCAAGATTACCCAGCAGCTTCGCCGGGTTAGCCGTTGCTGGTGATCCAAATAGATCAACCAATCTTGCAGTTAGTTGAGAAATACTAGCCATTATTTATTCACCTTTAATTCTTCTAGTTCAGACTTAACCAAATCTAATTCACGCTTCAGTTCCTGTATCGCAGACACCAGATATGGAACCATACCGATATAGTTGACAGACTGTAGGTCAGGGACTACAACATCTTGTTCAACTGGCGGGACATACCCTTCAGGCTCTTCACCGGGCCTGTATGGAGTTTTATCTCCCACAAGTTGCTTGACCGTCTTGACTGCATCCTTCTCGCCAGTCACCAGTAACGGGAACACTTCCTGAATCTCATGTGCAATGAAACCGATATGTTCTTCTCCGTCAGCGTGTTCATCTGTTCGGTCATAAGTCACCGGACGCAATGCGAGGACGCCCGTCAGAGCATCTTGCGATTTAATAGTCGCCACATTTGTCTTAATTCGATAGTCCGAATTTTGCGCTAGTGCACCAGAGAATTGAGCGTTTCCGTTGTCATAGAAATAGAACTGTGGGGAGGAAACGCTATTCAATATAAGCGCAATTGAACATACTGAGGATGTGGTACCACCTTCATAAGCGGCAATGGCCGCGACGTGGCGAGCGCCCCAATGCGTCCATCGCATTCCAACATAGGCAGCAGCAGCATTCGGAGAATCGTGTTGAACCGCCACCGCGCCTGTGCCATACCAGCTGGCCCAACCCATCCCCAAATCCTGAGTTACGTGGAATGCACCACTCGCACTCAGTGCATTGGTAGAGTTGGCGACAAAGTTATATGCGCCAGTACCGCAAGTGATCGTCCCACCACTCGTCAGGTTGCCACCAGCGTTGGTATTTGCGCCATCACCAGCAATAGTCACTGCACCAGTACTAAGATTCCATTGAAACGGACGAAGCGCATTATATGTGCCATACGGTGTTCCAGATGCCGTGGACAGAAAGTAGCAGGATGATCCATCCTGCCGAATCATGACACCATAGTTGCCCGCCACCACTCTCATGTTTGCGCCAGTGGTATCATAACCATTCAAGGATAGCCCGCTATTGACCTGAAGCTTGGCGCTAGTATTATCCGTAGAACTACCCACCAACACGTTACCGTTGGGCGATACCTGAAGGTTATTCAGCAGTTTCGCGGGATTTGCCGTGCTTGGTGAACCGAATAGGTCCACCAGCCGTGCTGTAAGTTGAGAAATTGTTGCCATACACTAATCCTTTATAGTTCGGCTGAGAACGCCATATATGCCGGAGAGCCGCCAATAATTCGGCCGCAAGTCCCAGCTGCGCCACCGCCAGTACCAGTCAAGTTTATCATCACCACATTTGGCGTAATGCGGTCAATAGATAATGCTTGGCCAGCAGTCGGACAGTTTTCATATGTGTTACCAGTCAATGAATAGTTCAATGATGGACCCACACGTTTCTGCGTATTGAAAGGCACGTTAAACAAAGATACTGTTGTAGTCTGGTTATAGGTAACGAAACCACCAAACGGCACAACTTCATAGTACCGTTGACATTGTGCAAATTCAGTTTGCGGATGAATCTGTTCGAATGGCGTACAAGACTTACCAGGCTCCAACTGTAGTTCAGTCAACGCGATGAAGTTACCGTTGGTCGTAGCCCAGTTAGTAGCACCGGAGGCGGAAATCAGGTTACCAGTCTGCCAAGCGTTTAGTGTAGCGGTCTGATAAGACGGACCTGTGATCGAACCAATAGACAGCAACAACCCCAATGCATTAGTGTTAGGAATACCAAGCGATGATGGGAACGGAATCGCCGGAATCGTCACACGAGTTGGAGTGTTTGCCGTCGCGCTGAACGTGGTCACATAACTGTTACCGCCCACAGGTTCAAACAACTGGATAGAGAACGTACCAGTGACGTTTGTATTCCAGATGAAAGACAGCGACCCGTAACCGTTCAAGAAGTCGTGTACTTGCTGACCCTCAAGACGGGTTTGAATACCAAGCCATAGGTTAGTCGTTGTGAATGCAGCCCCGGTCGTGGTTACCGTCTGAACGACAGCCTTACGCAAGTTACTGTTATAGGTGATTGAACCCGAGGTTTGTGTGAATACACCACCAGCCGTGTTGTTCGTAGTGAACATATCAACACCACTATACCCAGATACGCCATTACCATACGAACCCGCGCCGCGTTGTGTGACGCGGCATGAACCGTTAGTAATACGGTTACGACCAGATTGAGTCTGCGTCTGAGTAAAGCCGTCAGGCATAACCAAGCCCTGAGATAGCGTAACCAAGCCAGTGTTACGATAGATATACAAAGGATTATCAATTACCGTACCATTGTCTGCATAGCGGCTGACGAACCAGTTGGCGCCCACATTAGAACCAGGTTCCGCGCCGTTATCTACACCTTCAACCCAACGAGTAGAACCCGATGTCTGGTACACCGTATCGCGGTAGTAGCCAGCATTGGTATTCATATAGTTAGTGCTATCCGCCGCGCCAGTTGACTGAGTGATACCGCCAGTCATCGTACCGCCAGTTAACGGCAACATACCGTTGGCAGCAAACGCGGTAAACGTCACTACTTCATAAACGTCGGTGGCGCTATCAGAAACGTTGGTCAACGTGATAGACGTACCGTTGGTTGCAGTATAGTCCGCAGGCAACAACTTCAAGTTGTTCTTGAACACCCACAAACAACTAACGTTGTAGTTGACAGTCATTACTGATTGACCAACACCAAGCGTAAAGGTCTTACTAACAGGAGCAAATACCGCCGATGGGCTATATACAACTGAAGTCAATACTTCATAGCGGTCACGACCAGTAGCTGCCGTTGTTAGCTGAACCGTTACGCCATCCGTTGCAGTAAAGTCAATCGTCGGGATCAAACGCAGGTTATTCTTGAATACTTGTACAAACCCTAAGTTATAACCACCAGTCGTGATAGACGTTGCAGCTGCCGCAGGCGTATACACAACGCTGTTAGGTGCCGTTACGCCGTTGGCCGTAGTCTGAGTAGTACCGTCAGGGAAAACAAACCCGCCAGTCAGAGACTTAATCGTACCGTTGACCTGTAGCTTATCAACTCCGTTATCCGTGTTGGTGCCAACTACAACATTACCGCCCGTTGGCATCAACTGAAGGTAAGATAGGTTAAAGCTAGTTGAACGGTAGACTGCCAACGCATATTGTGCCGCGCTATATGCATCGTTTACTGTACGTACCCCAAAAGATCCATCGCTTCCTTGTAGGAGTTCCCAGGACTTCTGGTCTGTTGGTCCACCAACTCTAGTCAGCTTAACTGATGTCTGACCAGCGCCGGTGCCGTTAGTTGCAACAAGAGCACCATTGGCTGAAGTACCAGTTACCGCGCCACCTGCCGTAAATGTGCCAGAGACAGAACCTGTACCAGTAACTTGTAGCTTATCAATACCGTTGTCCGTAGCTCCACCAAACAATGCCACCGGAGCAGAAACGCTAGTTTTGAAAGACGGGGTATAGGGGTTGCTATACCAAGACGTCAACCACTTGCTAACGTTATCTGAAGTCAGGAAATAACCATCGTTCGGCAACATCGTCAACGGTAACGCAACTTCGCCAGTATCAGATCCAGAGCCGTTCTTGACTACAGTGATATTTCCGTTAGAAAGGTTGTGAATAAACACGCCCGCGCCTGCCGGATAACCGTTGGCCAAAGGTAGAGTGATCGTTACGCCAGCGGTCGTCACAACAACGATAGAACCAAGATAGCTCAAATCTAGCGCAGTGCTAGACGTAATATTGAACTGCTTGGCAAACTGAACGCCAGTAGTTGAAGACGTAGCATAAACGCCAGTCGTATCACAATACAACGAGTTAGCCTTATTCTGCACGACTTGAACGCTAGGAGTCATACCCGCAGACTTAATCGTCAACGTGTAAGAACCCGTAGTGTTGTTAGCGGCAATAAATGCGTGAGCTGTATTCGGAACTGTAACCGTAGTATTACCAGTCAATGCTCCAGTGAACACGATCATCGAGTTTGAATATTCCGCCGCCGTTAGTGTCACGGCAGTGGAGGTCAAATTCTTAGTGATGATAGACGTAGAGCCAGACGCTGCGATAGCCGCATTAACCCAAGACGTGTTAGGAATAACGCTGCTGTTATCGTTTGCTGCCGGAGTCGGAACCGTAGGAGCGCCAGTGAATACCGGTGAGGCCAAACCTGCTGCCTTATTCGGCGTGATCGGGCCAGTCTTAACCGTATCAAAAGTAGTGACGTAAGAAACCGCCCAACCGCTCAACCAAGATGCAGACAACCCAGTATTGCCTAGAGTTACGTTGGTGATCTGGATCTGAGGTGTAGTCCAAACATCGGCTAGTTCACCAACCCAAACGCAACACGTAGTACCGTCATTACCGAATCTAACGTTGGGGATTCGACTAGCAACACCGCCTGCTACATATGCAGTAACGAATTGCCAAGTGCTATCGCCACGGTTCATACCGCTTACACGTAGACGCAAAGCTGAGTCGGTAGTCGCTTCATTAAGGTTTACATCAAAGCTAATCTGAGTACCAGTGTAGGCGACAGGCAGCTTGATCTTGACCGAACCCGTAACGGATGCAGCCGATGTAGTGTAGTTCCCGTTAGATGGGAAAGGAACGCAAGCAAAATCGCCGGTGCTCAACCCGCCACCAGTTACAGTCATATTTCCGGTGAAAGCCGGATTTGCGATGTTAGCCTTTAGAGCCGCGATAGCATCTGCGTAAGCCGTGGACGCAGCCTGCGTAGAGTTAGTATTAGGCGCTGCGGTCGGGACCGTAGGAACGCCCGTAAACGCGGGAGAATCGGTGAAGGCTACTTCTCTCCAGGCGGTCCAGGCGGTAGTCGTCCATGCACGCGACCACATTCTAGAAGTGGTGTTGTCCATATACAACTGGTGCGCGGTAAGGCCAGCAGCTTCACGACCAACCAATAGGTGACCATAGGTATCGCCTGGAGGCATAGTACCAGTGTTCGTTGAGGTCACATAATATAGACCAGTCGGAATCGTGGAGTCATCAATAGTTGCAGTAGTGGCGCCAGGAATCGGAGCTGAAGTTCCGCCAATACCAGCGGCCGCCAACGCGGCTTTAACATAAGCCGTGTTTGCAATTAGAGTAGAGTTATCGCCAAATGTCGCAGTCGGTGCCGTTGGAGTGCCGGTCAAAGCTGGAGAGATAAGCGGTGCTCTAGTTGTATCAATCGGGTGAACGTGATCCTGTCTAGACCAACGAGTGCTAGTACCGGCTGAAGCCACACCTGCCATTAGAGGCGCGTTGTCACCCGCCTGCGCTAGCACGAATGCTGCGGTGGCGATCTGAGTTGTATTCGTATCCAAACCTGGGGTCGGAGACGTAGGAATACCAGACAAGGCGGGCGAAGCTAGAGTTGCGTACAACTGATTCTTGACGTATTGAGTCGTTGCTACCAACGAGCTAGAGTCAGCAGTTGCAGGCGTAGGCGCAGTTGGAGTACCAGTTAGAGCCGGGGATGCCAACGGAGCCTTTAGCGCCAACTGGTTGGTCATCGTCGTAGCAAAGTTAGGGTCATCACCCAATGCAGTAGCAAGCTCATTCAAGGTATTGAGCGTGCCTGGTGCCGAAGCAACTAGATTTGCAATAGCTGTCTGAACGAACTGAGTCGTAGCAGCTTTGTTGGAATTCTCTGAAGCAGCTTGAGTCGGGACCGTGATGACGCCAGTAACATCCAAGTTACCAGTTAGGGAAGTATCACCTAGTACATCCAAGCCCTTCTTAACTCTGAAGCGATTATTAATTTCAGCCATATTTTACTCTCATTTCATTTTCCATGAGTTAATAGAATTAAAGGCGTTCCAATAAAGGAACGCCTCATCTAGTATTTAAACGGTTTGTCTTAGTGCAACTCTGAAACCACTAGGATGAATCAACTTCTTATATATTGTATCGAAGATGTCTTGATATGTCGATGGAGGGTTAGCTACATTGATCATATAAGAATATTCCTGATATAGCTCATCATCCCGGATAACCTGAGGGCCATCAACGATCATGTTGTCATCGATGACCCCTACAAGCGGCTTTGGATAGAACAAAGTCACTTGTTCATCAAAATACAGATCGAAGAACAGCTTGATGGAAGCCTCAGTTCCTTTGATGGCATAGATATGCTTCAATAGGGATAGCATCAGGACTTGGTCAACGCTATTCAACGCCTTGATTCTTGCCCTTTCTACTCGATCAAATCCCATCGAGTTAAACCAGCCGTCAAGAATGGCGTCTTCAACTACGCTCAACTCAACGTCAGTATCATTGACGTCGTTGAAGACCATATCATCAGCGGTCAGGAACCCGTTGAAGTCATCTTCCAGATTGTAATTATCTGGAAGCATCTTGGCTTGAATACCGGGACTTTCCGCCGCGTTGATATCAATGATTGCTGTATCAAGGACATTGACGTCAGTAACCTGATCCATATATCTCAACTTGCCGGTGGCGATGAACTTATCAAGATCATTCACCAACCAGGTTGTATCATTACGCAGATCGGTTACTTCGCCGTCAGATAGTCCTGACGTGCGATACAACCAATTGTAATACTTCTCAAGAAACGTAATGAATCGAGGATAATATTGCTGATAATGCTTAGGCAATAAATCCTTGATTCTCGGATCGTATATCATCATTTCAATACCGCCAACGGAGTAACGTTGATGTTATTAAACTTCAGAATCGAATTCTTAACACCAACCATAGATTGATCGTCTGATGGATTGCACGAGCATGTAACAGTGATATACAAATCGGTCAGAATGTTCGGCTTAAACCCCACAATACTAATCAGACCAGAAGCATAATCAACGGTTCCGATATTAGCGTTCAGGATTTGAGTATCTACCGCACCAACCTTCTTCAAAGCCAATACACCAAGACCATTATCATACATACTGTAGGTGTAGCCATCGCTATATGCATCAGCAACCTTAAACCCGGTGATGTTAACCGTACCAGGGCTGATAATATGCGAGAAGTCAATCGTATATGAACTATCGACGTTCAGAATCGGGTTGAATCGCTTCTCATAAGAAACTTGCGTGAAGTTACCTGTGATCGAGGCATCGACTGTATTAATGAAGTCTGACAGGTTAGACATATCCAACGAACCGCTGAACTTCTCCATCTTGTTCTTGCTATAGGTGCGGCAGTAATCGCTAACCTTGGCTCTCAAAGCATCCGTAGAAATACTCAACTGAGTGGCTTTATACTTGACCGTGGAATTAACGTTGATGTAAGTATATACTGGATCAACGATAACCGGAGTAACCGAGCCAACATTATATTGCTTGAGAATAGCAGACAACGCGGCTTTCTGATCAGACGATAGGACATCGCTATTCTTAGGGATGATCGACAAGAAAACGTAACCATATCTAGGCGGAACATTATCTTCTCCGCCCCAGCAAATAGCATCAGCCGTCTCTGAGAATAGCTTCTTCGATAGACCAACGTAGTCGCCAGAAGTTACGGCATTACCAGAAGCTGCGAAGGTAATAGGAGCCAATGAGCGGATAGATTCAATATCTTCGATGTCAGCGCCGCCATAGGAGCGAGTATCTACTTGTTGAATTGTGATATCATAGAAGCCGCCAATAGACGCCACAGTAGACAATCCTGAGATGTTATTGCCAGAATAGCCTTGAGTTACTAAATAGCGTGCGGTGATCACGTTTCCGTAATCTAGACGTTTAGCAAACTTATTATCTCCAAACTTAAACTCATACAAACTATCGCGGTTTTCTCGGATGAAGTATAGTTGAGATGTAGGTCCAAGATCGTAAGCTGTCTGGAATGCTTTGTAAGTTACCTGGTCGCCAGAGGTTTCAGAAGTTCTTACCGCAATCTGTAGAGTGCTGGTGTCAATGTCGCCATTGGGTAACACATAGCTTTCAGTACCATATTGTGTTTGTACTAGATATCCGTTGATAGTCCAGATACCTTGCAATAGCTGAACTCCAGTAAACAAATATGATCCACCAGCCAATGTTGCAGAGTATGCTTGATCGGGGCTAAAGATATAAGTCTGGCCGTCTTTTGTTGAGTAGAACTGATTGCTACCATCCAACACTAATGTAGCCGGTGCGCTAGTCGGATCACTTGGAGCAACGGTAATATTTACCTTCAACTTGGCCGCAGTAGGCGATGAAGGAGTATAACCAAGACGCGAAGCAATACTAGCTACGTTCTGACGTAGCTGTGCAGAATCTAGTTGTAATTCGTTATAAACGAAGTTATTTTGGAAGGCTTGTTGTTGAGCGTTGAACGATAGAACACGCATCAACTCTTTAATAGCACTTCCGTCGAAATTCATATCCTGGAATTCTGACTGGTTTCTCATGAAGAGAACCAGAGAGTCCATGATATCATCGAAATCATTTGAAGTATAGGTCTGAGACATTTGATTCCCTTTAATAGAGACGGTACAATATATTTAGTATTTAAAACGCTAAATATTAAGACTCTCCATTTTTGAGTTTTCTATATGTGGAGGGCTTGGTATACACTCCTACACCTAATAAGGGAACCATAAATGAAACTTTTGAATATAATAAGTGTAGCATTTTGGTTAGTTCTAGCATTTCAAAGCATCCGGGTATTCCGATCATTGAGAGACGCAGGGCTGTCCAAGAGGGAAGTAACCGCCATTACCATTGTTCTGCTGTGCGGGCTGAACTTGTCATATGACGTGGTTTACTTTTTAACTCCGACTAGCAATATTTTATCGTCTGGTCAAAAACTGATGGATTACCTGTGGTACGGCGCTTCTATGTTTCAGCTTCTACTAGCATCTTTTGTGCTCGACCATATTGCTCATAATAAAACAAACTAATAGGACTGACCAAATGACAGTTTCTAACCTACTTGACCGGATATCAGATTTGGCCGCAGCGGGGGTTCTAGCCTCTTTCGGTGGCGCTGCTCAAGCCTTATATCAGCTGTATAAAGGGGAGAAGCCATTCTCCATTATATCGTTCGTTGTATGCGTTCTACTTTCCTTCTTCGTGGGGCAAGTAGTCGGATCAATGATTCCAGATAGTCTGCATCAATATCACGACGGGCTTTTGCTTATGTCCGGCTTCTGCGTATTTCCACTTTTGGATATTTTTAATGCTTATATTTCACGTCTGGTGAAGGCGATCCTTGAAAAGATCACCCCATTCGACTTGGAATCTGACGATGAAGGGAAGAAATAATGATTCAACAACCCGCACTTGATCAGCAGTATTCAACTTTAGTTGATCAACTGAGTGCACAAAACACTACACTGACGGCTTTTGTGCAGGGAGCGGCAACAGATACCGTTGCCCTAAACAACAACCGAACAATTAAAACTCTGTCTGGAATTGTAGCGGACTTGACACAATTCCACTACGTTCAGAAAGTAGTGGATCATAAACTGTACAGCGATGTTATTGCTGCTGACGCTACTCTAGAGAATGGGCTATTGGTTCGTGTCTGGGGAGACACTACTCAAGTTAATGGATTGTATCTAAAGGCTTCTGCTGGTGTATACAATAAGGTTTCTTACAGCGACCTTTACGACTTGAATAGTAGCATCAACGGCCTAAGCGCTTATCAATTAGCAGTAAACTCAGGATTCGTAGGAACAGAAGCTGCTTGGTTGGCTTCTTTGGTGGGACCTGCTGGCACTAATGGAACCAATGGTATTAATGGAACCAATGGTATTAATGGAACCAATGGGGTAGACGGTGTTAACGGCACGAACGGTAATACCATCATCACCACGGCAGGAGCACCGGCATCAGGAACCGGCAATAACGGAGACTATGCCATTGATCCTACTGCCCAGATCATTTATGGACCAAAGGCAGCTGGTGTATGGTCAGCTGGAGTTTCATACAAGGGTATTCAGGGACTTGCCGGAACTAATGGCAACACAATTCTGACGACAAGCGGCGCTCCGGCATCAGGAACAGGAAACAATGGCGATTATGCTATTGACCCTACAGCTCAAATAATCTATGGACCTAAAGCAGCCGGAGTTTGGCCTGCCGGAGTTTCATATAAGGGCACAGGCACTTCTGGTGCCGTTGGAACTATGCGTAATATTGCTATTCGTTGCCGCCATAACTATCAGACTTGGGCAACTCTAGCATACGCATTCAAGAGCGTGACTGAGCATATTAACCAAGGAAGTTCGGTTCCAGGAATCTCAGTGAAGTATGGTAATTGGTACGCCAATAACCTGAACGAATTCTCAACTTGGACTAATGCCGGCACGATCAACTATTACGCAACGCTAGAATATCCGATTGGAACTTTCACTCCATTCGAATGGGCAACAGCGCAGGGTTCGATTCACGCTAGATTTGGTTCTGCCGCTCCTGGAACAAACGTTGAATCTGACGTGCTGCCAGTTTCACTACCTCGCGGAGCTAAGTTCAAGATTCACGTAATTGCGGTATCTGCTTCTGGAAGTCCAATTATTATGCCTTGTGCTGCTAGCTCTGTAAACGGCGGCGCAGATAACACAGCATATTGGGCAACATCTGCAACGTTCACTTCTGATCCAACAGTATTGAACTTGACAGGAGCAACTACAGGTTCTGCCGGTACTGGCGGAGCGCCTTGTATGTACCCTCTAGCAATTAAGGGTGTGGCTACATCGCCAAGCGTTTTGCTGATAGGAGATAGTCGTCTGTCTGGTCGTTCTGACTCAACTTCTATCTCATCATCCACCTATTGGGGATATACAAATATCGGATATTGGGGAGTTGGTGAGGTAGCACGTTCGTTGGACTATTCAGTTCCATATACAAACGCAGGGTGTGAATCTGATACTGCACTACAGTTCGTAGCCAACCACACGTTGCGTGCGGCTCTTGCAAGTGATCACACTTATGTTCACGTTGAATATGGCATCAATGACTTGACGGCAGGTAGAAACCTAGCAACAATTCAGGGCAACTTGAATTCCATCTACGGTTACTTCCCAACGTTGAAGGTCTCTCAGTCAACTATCTCTCCTGTCACAACGTCAACAGACTCTTGGGCAACAGCAACTAATCAAACTGCTGTAGTTAGCAATTCGGTTCGTACTGCGTTGAATGACTGGATTAGAACAACTCCTAGTCCACTTTGGAAGTATTTTGAAGTTGCTGACGTTGTAGAGACTGCTCGTAACTCAGGCATCTGGAAAAACGTTGGTGATGGATCTGCTACATCTGCTGTAACCGGCGATGGTACTCACGAAACGCCGTATGGTTATAATCAGATTAAGCTATCTGGTGCTATCAACCCAGCGCTCTTTACCTAAGCTGTATAACAGAAACCCTCTAGAGAAATCTAGAGGGTTTTATTTTATCTGAATTCCCCAGCACGGTGATTAGGCGAAAGATAGCCCGGACAATTAAGTCCGTAGCTCATCTTCCAATGCCTCCCATATACGGAGCCATAGGCCCATCGGTTACATAATCGTCCGACGAAAGCTACACCCTCTTGCGCTGTTCTGATTATCGAACAGTCGAAGCCCTAGGGTCATGCAAGCCTTTCGGCTTAGATTGCAGGGTTTGAGGTTTCTTCGATGCGTGGTTCCTCAACTACAAGTCTACGCGCCACCGTCTTACCTTACCGTCCACGTAAACTTTACTACAGGCGCGTATTATACCCGGTAGATGTAAAAAAGTAAAGCACTATTTTCTATATTTTTATGAAATATTTTCCGTCCGAAAAACGTAGCTATTCTGCGGACGTAATAAGTGTGCCTACGCAGCGCATAGCAGCTCACCGTAGGCTTTCCGTCTATAAGGATAGGAAAGGATAAGGAGATTAATCGCAGACGCTTATATCACTGCTAAAGAGGTCATATAAAGTTCTTTACTTTTTACATATTCCATAGTATAATTCTCTTAATGTAAAATTAAGTGGATATTATGAAACTGGAAGTATGGACTGACGGTTCTTCGATCGCAAATGGTAAGCCAAATTGCGTAGGTGGTTGGAGCGCCGCGTTTATGATGGGCAATAAGAAGTTTGTTCGATACGGACACCTCCCTGCTCCCTCCTCAAATAACCGAGGGGAAATTGGAGGTGTTTTGTTTACTATGTTGACTTTCGGCGCGAAGAAGGATTGGGAGATTCAAATCTACTCTGATTCGCAATATGTGGTGAAGTCGATTAACGAATGGCGATTCGGTTGGAAGCGTAACAAGTACGAAGGGATCAAGAATCCTGATATGTTCATCCCTCTGTTTGATGCCTGGGATAAACATGGCAACGCAAAGATTAGTTGGGTCAAGGGACACGCCGGGACTTATGGTAACGAGTTGGCTGATGAATATGCTGGCTACGGAAGCAAAAATCTCGATATGTCAATTTCGAATGATGTTTATGATGTAAAAATGATTTTACCTGAAAGGTTGTTGAGTAATGCCTGAAATTATTGAAGATAACGAACTAGAGTCAATCTCTTTCTCCAAAGATGCTCCGGCAGCTCCAAAGCCTAGCCGACATTATATTGATGACGATCACCTAACAAAGATTCTTTCTGAGTGGAAAGAAGTATTTGATAGATTGGTTGCTGAAGGTCAAGAACGTCCCAAGTTGCCTGAGTCGGTTGGCGAAGCTATCTGCGACATGGCCGAAGCGATGGGTAAGCGTCATAACTTCCACGGTTATTCGTATCTGGATGAAATGAAGTCCGATGCGATTCTGCACTGCGTCAAATACATCCACAACTTCAACCCGAAGAAACTTTCGCAAAAGAAAGGCAAGGTCAGCGCGTTCGGCTACATCAATATGATTATCTGGCGCAGCTTTACTCACCGAATTGATGAAGAGAAGCGAGAGCAATATCTGAAGTACAAGTCGTTCCAGTTGATGGGCGGTATGGATGCCTTCCAAGACGAAGATATGGCTGACGTTATGGGTGACGGCGAAACTGCTGATATTGGCGCTCTCGGTCAAGACTTCATGAGCAAGGCTGCTGAGTATGAAGAAAAGTATGGCCTGGATAAGCAAAACAAGCGTGAGAAGAAAGTCGAGTTTGACGGCTTCATGTTTGAGCTAACGGCCCCTACTGACGAAACGCCGGAAGATGTTGATTTACAACTGGGTGAGGAACTGAATATTGACTTCGAGTAAAGTTGCTATCATTGGAGATATGCACTTTGGAGTAAAGGCCGGGAACAACGACTTTCTGGCCTTCCAGATTTACTGGCTTGAAGAAGCTCTGAAGAAGATGCAAGCTATGGGTATTACGACTATCATCCAAACCGGTGATATGTTCGATACCCGCCAGCATATCAAGTTGAACGTGCTCAGCTTTTTCCTGTGGGATTTTGTGCCTCTGCTTGACAAGTATGGAATCGTTGAGTGGATCACATATGCGGGTAATCACGATTTGTTCTATCGTGATAGTAATGAGATCACTTCAATCGAATTGCTCAAGAAGTTGAACGGCAAGGGTGAAGTGATGTTTGATGTATTTACCGACAATGTTGGTTACATCAAGTATAACGATTCTCACCTAGCCTTCATGCCGTGGATTAACAAAAACAATAAGGAACGGTTGTTTAAGGAGCTAGCAGACGTCAGGGCAGATTATGTGTTCGGTCACTTTGAAATGGCCGGGATGCCGATGATTCCCGGAGTTCTATGCGAACACGGCATTGATCCGAAGATGTTCAAGAGCTACAAGAAAGTCATCAGCGGACACTTCCATACCGTATCTCAACATACCAACGTCACTATGGTCGGCACGCCGTATCATATTACTTGGGGTGATGTACAGGACGGCAATAACCGAGGCTTCTGGACTCTTGATCTAAAGACCGACGAACTTGAACTTCACAAGAACGAAGATCATATGACTCTGTTCTCGGTGCTTACCTATGACCCGGCTGAGAAATATACAGACAAGTCACTGGAGGCATATAAGGGAACGATTGCTAAGATTCTGGTGAAGGAAAAGCCTGAAGCAAAGCATTACAAGAAGTTCGTTGACCTGCTAGCTAAAGCTGAGATGATTGACTACAAGATTATCGACACCACGATGGTTGAAATTGAGAAGGTCGAGATTAGTGAGGAAGTACTTGCACTTGATACATTATCAGCCATGAACGCTTATATTGATAAGCAGAGTGTTCTTAATAACAAGGATAAATTAAAGTCTCTGGCGAAGAGCATTTATATGGAGGTTCTCACTAATGGCGGATAATAAGATTGTATTTGGTAAACTGACGGCAAAGAATTTCCGCAGTATTGGCAACATGCCGTTGGAAATCAACTATCTTGAATCGCCGTCAACCCTGATCGCTTCGGTAGACAACGGTAGCGGAAAGTCTACCCTTGCAATCTGGGCTTTGTATTTCGCGTTGTTCGGTGAGCCGTATGGTAAGGATTGTAAGATTGGTGGTCTAGTCAACTCCAAGTCGAATAAGGACTTGATCGTGACTCTAGACTTCGAAGCTCATGGCGTCAAGTGGCATCTGAAGCGCGGTTACAAGCCTGCTGTCTTTGAGCTGTATCGTGAAGGCAAGCTGATTGAGAACGAAGCTGCGGGCGGAGATATGCAAGCGTATCTGCAATCCATCATCGGTATGGACAAGCGATCATTCTGTAATATCGTAGCGCTTGGGGTTGATCGCTTCGTGCCGTTTGTTCAGATGAAGACTCAGGAACGTCGAGACTTTGTTGAGCAGATGTTGGATATGGTCGTTATCTCGCATATGAATACACTGACCAAAGATAAGGTCAAAGCGATTCGTAAGCAGATCGAGCAGCTCAATTATGATATCGGCATTCTGGAATCCAAGGTATCGGGTCGTCAGCGTACTATAGCCATTCTGGAAGACAAGAAGCAACAACGTCTTGCTGAAACCGGCTCTGAACTGGATAATCTGAAGGCTGAGGCTTTCAAGACGGTATCGTTGATCAATATCGCTACGGATAAGATGGCTACACTCCAGAGCCAGATTGACGAGACTGCTTTGCCGAGTTTGAGTAAAGTCAGGACGATGCTCCAGCGATTCCAGTATAAGATGGATGAGATAGACAAGGCCGTTCAGAATATTACGGCTCTGCATGATTGTCCGACTTGTAAGCAAGGCGTTACTGAAGAACACAAGAAAAGTATTCGAGTTGAGTCGGATATTCGTCGGGATGAGCTAGTCCCTTCAATGAAGAAGCTTGAGGCTGAGATTGAGAAGTATCAAGCGATTATCGAAAGCAACAATAAGATTGAAGCCGAATATCAGAATCTGAGTAAAGTCAAATTCCAGCTTGATACTCGATTGTCTGCGACTCGCAATTCTATCCGTGGGATTGAAGCAAAGATGGTCGATTCGAATGAGGATGCTCTCATTCAAACGGAGAAGGATGAAGCGGGTAAGCTGAATACCGAGATTGAAGATAAGTCGGCTGAGTTGAATGAACTGACCGACACTGAAGAAGAACACCTTCAGCTGCTACAGATTCTGAAAGACGACGGCATCAAGGCCAATATCGTTGCTCAGTATGTGCCCTATCTTAACCAGTCCATTAACGCTATACTAGACCAGTTAAATCTATATGTGCAGATCAACATCGACTCTGAGTTTAATGTCTCGATGTTCGCTCCTGATCGTAAGGGACAAACTATCGGAAATCTTTCAACCGGTCAGTTGCGTCGTATCGACCTAGCAGTTTTGCTAGCTTGGCGAGAGATTGCAAAGAGCAAGGCGTCTGTAGATTGTAACGTTCTGATTCTGGATGAGATTCTAGAGAATCTGTCTGCGTCTGGAGTTGAAGAGTTTATGGATATGTGGGGAACAATTGGCGCGGATACCAACCTTCTGGTTATTAGTCAACGCGCTGCTGAGTTCGATGAATATTTTGATCGTAAGATTACATATCGTCTCAAGGACGATATGACTGTGGAGGCTTAATGAGTAATCCATATGTGAAGGTAGTCACTTGCCCGGAGCAAGGATGGGATTGTGTAGTGCGAGTATTTACAGATCACGTATCTGATGCGGATATTCGAAAAGAGTGGCCGGCAGATCAGTATGTGATTCACAGAGAGCAACTGAGAAACATCGTGGAGCCACATTGATGAAGAAAGACCAGGACGGCGTTCTGGTTATCACCTACATACGGGCGGATGGAAGTCGCGGATTCCGGTGTAGGTGCCAAACCGGCAAAACATATCTACTGTTATATGAGAAGTTGAGGAAGTCCTCATATAAATGTGTTCATGAGGACTTCCCGTGGGATTATTGGATCTTCACGGATAAGAGGGATGAAGACTCATTCCTTGAAGCGTTTAAGTGGTTTATTGTGTATGAGGATCAGGAAGGAAACCTGACTGAATTGGAGAAGTAAGTAATGTCTGTTCTGATTGATAAGCAATATGTTAATTTTCTATCAGGACGCCTTGAAAGGTTTAAGTGGATTAGACCAAATGTGGCGTTGTGTAAGTGTCCTCAATGCGGTGATGGTAGAAAGGGCACTCGCACGCGCTTCTATTTCTATGAGAATGTAAAGTATGGTTCTACGGGGTACAATGTTGAGTGTAAGAACTGCGGGTTTGCGATGTCGTTCCACAGCTTTCTGAAGGATTGGGACCCAGGTCTGTTCCGTGAATATCGTCTGGAAAAGTTCCGGGATAAATTCGGTAGAGAGCCTAGACAAATGTTTCAGGAAGCGCCGACTGAAACGAGTCCTGTGATTGATCCTAGATTGGAGACAGTTGAGCTGGAAGGTGCAGTAAAGTTGTCTGAACTATCTGACGATAATCCTTGTGTTCAATATGTTAAGAGTCGTCTGATCCCAGATAAATACCTAGATTACCTGATGTATACGGATAACTTCAGAGTTATGACTGCGTCTTTCAAGGATGCGGAATATGCTCAGAAGATGCCAGAAGATGCGAGGCTCGTCATTCCATTTTACAATGAGTTTGGCGAGCTTTTGTGTTATCAGGGTCGATCTTTAAAGCCTGACGATCGTATCCGTTACATTTCCGTGAAAAAGCACGATGCCGTATCAAAAGTGTTCGGAATGGATATGGTAGATCGTAGCAAGGAAGTCCGGGTATGTGAAGGTCCAATCGACAGTATGTTCATTAACAACTGTCTAGCTTCAGCCGATGCTGATTTGACCAAGGTTGAAGGCGATGTGTATATCTATGATGCTCAGTATCGCAACAAGGATGTATGTCGTCATATCGACAAGGCAATCGAATCGGGGGTGAAGATGGTATTATTCCCGAAAGAGTTTGAATGGAAGGATATCAACGAGGCTGTGAAAGATGGTGGACTATCTTTGGATGATATTGAAAGAGTAATTAAGCAGAACACTTATCAGGGTCTTAAGGCCAAGTTGGTGTTCACAAAACTAAGAGGAACCTAACTTGAGCATTAAAACAAAACTAACGTCGGAAGAAGTTGAACAACTACTACAGTTGGCGGAAGAAGGCCAGACAAAGACTGCCATCGCGGCTGAACTGGGCATTTCTCGCTCAACTGTTAGTCGCCTTCTTGTGAAACTGAAGGGCATCCCCGAAGTATTTGAGTCTGTTGAAGATTTTGATGGTATTGACGATGCCGAAATCGTTGATGAGAATATCAAGCTGGCGAAGAAGGTATTCAAGCTGCAAGACGTTCAGCGAGTAGAACGCAAGTCTTTCCGGGAACACGCCCGCGTAGATAATATGATCCTAGCTCTTCATCAAAGTATGAAGGAAACGCTAGACAAGAATCAATTCTCTACGACCAGACTGCATGAATATGAAGCTGGAGTTGCTCCGGTTGGGATCGTTCAACTAAGCGATGTCCACTTTAACGAACTGATTGATGACCTCCACGATAATGAGTTCAACTTCGAAGTCGCATCCAAGCGTCTACATAAGCTGATCCGCAAGGCGAAGCCGCTGTTCAAGGCTAACGGAGTCAAGGAAGTTGCATTGTTCCTTACGGGAGACTTGCTGAATAGTGATCGTCGTCTAGATGAAATCACAAATGCAGCAACTAACCGTTCTCGCGCAGTATTCCTAGCAGTTGACATTATTCAACAGATTATTATTGATCTGAACCGAGATTTCAACGTAACTGTTGCAAGTATTACCGGAAATGAGTCCCGAGTTGGCGAACACGTCCACTTCTCGGATTTTCTAGCTGGCGATTCGTATGATATCGTCATTCACAATATGCTAACCTATCTGTTTAAGGGTTCGGTTGGCGTTAAGTTTGTTCCGGTAGAAAATCCGGTGGAGGCAGTAGTCAATGTCAATGGCAACAATATTCTCCTTGTACATGGGAATCTACACAAGGGCATGGCTAGAAATCCTGAATCCGAAATCGAGAAAATCAAAGCTCGATACGCAATCCGAGGCACGCTGATCTCATACGTGCTGATGGGCCATATCCACTGTGCTCAAGTATCTGATCTCTATGCAAGATCGTCTGGACTACCTGGTAGCAACGCATATTCTGAACGAGCATTGAACCTTTCTGGTCGCGCATCACAGAACGTTTATCTTGTTCATAACAAGTTCGGTGAAATCGACGGCATCAAGATTGATCTACAAAATGTTGAAGATGAGCCGATGTATCGCTTTGATGAGACTCTGGTCGCATACCAGAAGAAGCAGAAGCAAGGCACATACACTATTCAGTCTGTGACCATCTAAAAACATATTTTACATTTTACTTCCATAACGACATATAGTATAATAGCTATATGTCGTTTTTTATTAACTGTACTGGAGATAATATGCCGTTGTTTCATAAGGGCGATAAAGTAAAGGTCGTGAAAAAGGTTCACAGTAAATCCACCGTCGCTATTTGGGTCAAAGAAATGGACCAATACGTCAACGATGGTAAAGAATATGTCGTTTTGAAAGATACTGATCGCCAAGGGGATACTCAAGTCAAGGTCGGTCCTGGTGAAGATTGGATTGACTTTTGGCATTTCCCTCCCGGATCACTGGAGTTGGCTAATACGCAACTCACCGGACAAATCCAGGAAATTCCTGCGTATATCTACAACGGTCATACCTATACGCATAAGCAAGACCTCATTGGTACAATCGCCAATGATTACATTTCGCAATTCACCGATGGTGAAGGTATCAGCGAAGCCTCTATTGATAAACTCATCGCAAATATGGAGCAACTGAAACAAGTATGTCTGAAACTCAAGTAAAGGTAGAAGTAGAAGAAGCGGCTGAGCCGACCGTTGAAGAAGTTGAACTGCTCGCGGCTCGTCAGCTGTTGAATGAATTGCTGATGATTAAGCGTCGTATCTATGGAATTCCGATGAACGGTGTTCTTCTGATGCAAGTCAAGCAGCTGATTCGCGGTCTGATGCGAAAGTATCAGGAATTTGGTCTGTTTAGTGACGATGATATCGCAGTGAAGTTCATCCGCAAGCAAAATGCGGTTGACTTTACACCTTCTGAGAATCTGCGTAAGCTGTTTGTTACGGTAACTTCGGAAGCTATGGAAGCTCAACAACAAAAGGAACAAAATGACTCAACCGATGAAGTTTGACGGTAGCTATATCGATTTTGATAAAAATCGCAGCGTATTCGTGGCCAACAATGGCGAAGATTTTCTGTTGAAGTTTATCAACAAGGAAAACGTGGGTCAAGAGGAAATCGCATTCCTCCTGAGTCCTGAAGCAGCTGAGTTTGTTGCTACGAGTATTTTCGAGCAACTGTATCAGATGTTCCCCGATAAAGAATAAGATACCAAAAGGTAAAATAAGAATGAGAAAGCTTGCTTCTATTCAAAAGATCACAAATATTCGTCCGATTCCTGGTGCGGATATGATCGAAACGGCAGACGTTCTTGGTTGGAGCGTTGTCGTAACCAAGGGTGATTTCGCAGTTGGTGACCTTGCGGTCTATTATGAGATTGACGCCTTCTTGAACTCCAACGATCCGCGTTATGCGTCGTTTGAACCTCGCTTCACCAACTGGGGTTCGAAGCGCGGTATGCGTCTGAAGACGATCAAGCTGCGTAAGCAAATCTCGCAGGGTCTGCTTCTGAAGGTCAAGGACTTCCCTGAGATCAAGAATCCGACTGAAGGTGATGACGTCACCGAGTTGCTAAAGATTGAGAAGTGGGAAAGTTCCAGCGAAGCAAACGCGAATAGCAGCGGAGCTAATTCCAGCTGGGTATTCCCATCTTTCATCTTCAAGACAGATCAAGAACGCGTTCAGAACAGTGCAGGTCAAATCGTTAAGAACATTGACGAAGATTACGAAGCATCCATCAAGCTAGATGGTTCTTCTATGACCGTGTTCCATCTGAACAAGAACTCGGCGTATTTTGAATCGTATCTGGAAGAAGTTCAGAAGCGCAACAATCGTAAGCTGGGTTTCTTCGGCAAGCTAATCTATGCGCTCAAGAAGAAGTTCGGTAAGATTGCTTCGCCGGATATTGTTCAAGGAGTCTGCTCGCGTAATGTGAATCTGGATCCGAAGGGAGATAGCACCTTTGCTAATTATGCAAAGGATCAAAGCATCTTCGAACGGCTGTCTAATCGAGATCAGAATATTGCCCTTCAAGGTGAACTGATTGCTCCGTCGATCCAAGGTAACTATGAGAAGGTTGATGGTTTCGAATATTACATCTATGATGTGTTCGATATTGATCAACAAGCATATATGCTTCCTGAATCTGCCCGCGAGGTTGTTGAGTCTCTTGGTCTGAACTATGTTCCGGTGCTGGCTAAGTCGATCAAACTTACAGATTTGGTCAAGGAACCTGGAGTTCTGGGTGATCTGAACGATCTGCGTAACAATGATGTTGGTATGCGTGCCCTGACCGATGCGATTCTTGCATATGCTGAAGGTCCGGGTAAGAATCCTGGCGTTAAGCGGGAAGGTGTAGTGTTCAAATCTAACAAATCGCAATTTAGCTTCAAGGCGATTTCTAACTCGTATCTGTTGAAACAAAAGGACTAAATCATGATGAATCAAGAAATTAAGAAGGAATGGGTTGCCGATCTGCGTAGCGGCGAGATTATCAAGAATAGGTATGCTCTGCGTCAAGGCCGTAACCGTATGTGTGTTATGGGCGTTTTGTGTAACCTCCACGCAAAGCATCATCCTGATATCGCAGCGGTTCAACCGAAGATGAACGAGTATATGGGCAAATCGGTCACCCTTCCTGAGGAAGTTGCTGAGTGGGCCGGTCTGGGATATAACACCAATCCTGAAGTCTATCATGAGAGCAATGGTGGCTATTCTGGTCGCTATAGTCTTATGACTCTGAATGATAATGGCGGTGTGACATTCAAGACGCTTGCCCGACTGATCGAAGAACAACTGTAAGAGGTAAATATGAAACCTGGTGAAATGCTGAATACGATGCTTGTTTTGGCAGTCACCGGGCACGCAGGACAATACGATAAAGCTGGAAAGCCGTATATTCTGCATTGCCTGGCGGTTATGCACAAGCTTGGTAGTGATGATGAAGAGTTGAACTGTATTGCTGTCGGACACGATCTGTTTGAAGATACGGACATCACCGCTGCTGATCTCTACGACAAGGGTATCTCTGAACGAGTTATCCGAGGCATTAAGAATCTTACAAGGATTCCCGGCGAGACAAACGATGAATATATGTTCCGCGTTAAATCTGACTTGGATTCGATTAAGGTTAAGATGTCCGACTTGGAACACAATTCGGACATTCGACGGCTTAAGGGGCTGACCGAAAAGGATTTCAAACGGTTAGTCAAATATAACATGATGTATGCCAATCTAAAGGCAACGCTGGAGAATTATGGACACGATCACTCAACTTGAAATTTTGTATATCGTCAGCGCGGTGATCTGCGCTGTTTTGTATCCGTTCGATAATGCTAAGTCGGCTCAATATAAGGGCAGATATAATAGAGGTCAAATATCTCTCAGATTCTATCTGACTTGGGGACATATCGTTCGTGGGTTCCTATTGGGCCTGCTCCCGGTAATCAACACAATCTATGTTGCTATCAGTATCTTCACCGGCGTGGCGGATTTTGTCTCGGATATGGACAACAAGAATGTGTTTACACCTAAAGGGTCCGACCGATGAGCAAAGAAAAGCAAGTTCCAATTGAAACTGTTTATAAGGTTGAGGGGTTGGAGTTTAAATCCCTAACCAACGCGATGGATCATGTTCGTAAGATTCAAATTACTGAATTTGTCAACGAATTTGAAGTTGCGACGGCTGAGGATGTTATCAACCTAATCGTCAACAATCGCTATTTTGTAATGAATATTCTGAAGGATTAAAATGAACGCACAAGAATTTGCATATTGGCTTAACGGCTTTGCTGAACTACAAGTTGTCGATACGCCTCCGACAACTGCTCAATGGAAGTCGATTAAGGAACATCTGAAGCTGACGTTCACGAAAGTTACTCCTGAAGTCAATGTTACTACGGTAACTCCAACTCAGGGTCTAGGAGTGAAGGATTTGGAAGAATTAGTGAAGAGGATTAACAATTATCCCATGCAACCGTCAACTCCGTATGAACCGTATGATTGGACAAGATCAGTCACTACGCTACCCTACACTCCTGGCACAATCGTTACCTGCTGATGGTCACCAAAGATCAAATTCGTGAAGTCTTTCTTCGGAACGGCTTCACTATCAAGGAAGGCCACACCGATCTGAAGCCGTATGTTTATGATGCGGCTAATGAATTAGCAACTATGGTAGCCGAGGACATCTGCGAAATGCTTCGAAAATCGTATGATGAATCTTTACAAAAACAAAAGGATTTTGATAACCGTGGAAGTCGTTGAAAATATTGGTACCATCATTGGCCGAGGCCACTTCATTGAGAACCGCACCTCAGGTCAATACAACTTTGATTTCACGCAACATTGCGTTATCCTAGCTGAAGAGCCTGCGGAGTTTCTGGTTTCGTACTTCGATACCAAAACAATGACTCAAACTCAGCGATATATCAAAAAGTCAGACTTCTATGTGAAGACTGAAGCTAAAGAAAAGTCATATTGGGTGATCAAGAACGAAATGACCGGCGAATATTGGTCGGCGGCCCGTAGTCCTTCAACTGCACCTCAGTTGTATTTGACTAAAGGTAAGGCGGAAGGTAGATGTAAGCAAGTCGGTGGGGATCCAAACTGGAAAGTCAAGAAGTGGACCATCACGGAGACTAACGATTGATTGTAATTAACCTGTTTGCAGGACCGGGTGCGGGCAAATCCACTAATGCGGCGGGTTTGTTCTCTCTGATGAAGCGAAACTACTTCAACGTTGAACTTGTGCAAGAATATGCCAAGGATTTGACCTATGAAGAGCGGTTTCGTGACCGGGCAGACCAGCTTTCAGTCCTGGCTAACCAAAATAAGCGGTTGCGTCGCCTAACCCGATCTGTAGATTTTGCAATTACAGATGGGGCTTTGCTTAATAGCATCGTGTATGCAGGCAAGGATTTCTATATTCCCAATTTTGATGCGGTCGTCAAGGCCGTACATGACCAATATAATAACATCAATTTCTACCTTGAGCGCACTAAGAAGTATGTTCCAATTGGTAGAGACCAGACCGAATCTCAAGCTAGAGCCTTAGATGTTGACGTGTCTTGGATGTTGGCTGATAATAAAATCCCATATACCAAAATTGTGGCTGATGATACCGCCCCTCAAGTGATGATGGAAACCATTAAGAGTATGATTCAACAGGACATTTCAGCTTAACTGCTTTACTTCGCATTTCACATAGCGTATAATACTAGTATGCGTTCGATAACGAACGCTATAACCTAAAAGGATTAAGATGGAACTGTTTCACAAAATCAATGAACTCCGTTTGGCCGCTTTCAAGGCAGGCGATAAGTTTCTCCATAGCGTTCTGACGAACGTGTTCTCTGATGTTGCTCCGGTTGGCACTGAAGCCGCTGCCGGTGTGGTTCCGACTGACGACCAAGTTCAAGCAGTTGTGAAGAAGCATCTGGATGGCGTGACCGATACCCTGAAGGCAATCGCAGGTAAGGCAGATCAAGACGTCATCGCTCTGAAGGAAAAGGAAAAGGCGATTCTGGAAGGTCTGCGTCCCTCGCAACTCGATGCAGCTGCACTTGCTGCGGTACACGATGAAGTTCAGCCGGATACCCTGAAAGGTTGGATGGCTCACCTGAAGGCGCACTTCACGCATCGCTATGACGGCAAGGTTGCAAAGACGGTTTTCGAAACGGCTCAAAGCGAAGCAGCCGCTGCAGTTGAGAATCAAGGCAACTATTCGAGCACTGACCCGGTTGCAGTTGAGGGAAACGTGGTGGCACCAGTAGCAAACGATTCGTCTGCCCCTGGTGCGGAACCGTCAGTCCCCAATTCGCCTGCTGTTGAAATTGACGATGCTGCCCCGTCGAGCACTGAACCTGTCGTTGCTCCGGTTGTGATCGAAGCGCCGGTTGGTGATACCTTCCAGGCTCCGGTTGCCGCCGAAGTAGTTCAAGAAGCGCCTGCAGCAGAAGTTACCCAGTAATGAAAAAGCGGCCTTCGGGTCGCATTTCTTTTAAGGATTTGTAATGTTTGTGTATAACAAGACCGATAACGTTTTTAAGGCTGGAGAGAAAGTTTGGATTGCAAACACTCTGCTACCCTCGGAAACGCCTTTTGAAGTGCAAGTGATTAAGGTCATTCCTTCTGAAGAGACTTTCGGTTTGGGTCTGCACTACTTGCTGTATATTACAACTTGGATTGAAGACCGCCTAGAAGTTCGTCCGGCCAATCAGGTGTTCCGCAGCAAGGATCAATTTGAATCAATCTGTAAAGATGTTACAGATCAACGAAGGAGTTTGAGAGAAAATGCGCAAGGTATTGCTGATTTGTTTAACCGCCCTATTCCTGTCCGCGTGCAGCCAAGTTAGAGTTGTTTGTTCGTCGGATGGTGACTTGATTCAACAAGTTGTATCGCCGTGGGGCAATACTACCAAAGTATTGGAAGCTGATAACCAGGTTTGCACCTATAACCCGGACGGCTCGTACACGGTCCAGGATATGGATCAACCTGCTTCTGAAGCGGAATAATACAAGTGAACGAATTTGACGCCGTGCAGTTATTGTTATCCTTCAATGATATTTTCTTTTGCGGGTTTACTCCAGTAAAGCGAAAACCGGACCCGTTTGAAGGACATACTACGATAATTACATGGCGGCCAGATCCAAACCGCCCAGCAGGTTGGTTCCGAGTTAAACGAGAATTTTTGTGAGGTTGAATGTTAGTAATCAAGTATGACCCGGATTTCGGTGATGTAGTTCCTGATAGTAAAGTTGCTAATTATGTTACCCAATGTATTAACGGTGCTCGTGTATCAACTCATTATTATCGGGTTGGTTCTGAACTGATCCTAGATGAATTCAGACTAAGAGTTGCTCAAGGTAAACTTCTTCCTGGAAACATAGAAATTACATACAAAGGCAAAACTTATAAGATGACGGAATTCGGAGTTATCTTGGATGATGGAATTCCTTCTCCTAGTACCGATGTAACATATCAAATCGTAAGGAATGCAACAATTCGAAGCAAGGCAAGACGAGCAGAATTCGTAGAAAGATGTAAGAAACAGGTTGATGTGTGACTGTTGTTCATTGCCAACGCGATGAGTATGATGTCTATATCGGGCGTCCAAGTAAGTGGGGCAATCCTTTTGAAATAGGGAAGGATGGCACCAGAACAGAAGTAATTGAGAAGTTCAGGAAATGGATTCAAACTCAGCCTGAACTTCTCAGTGCCTTGTCTGAGTTAGAAGGTAAGCGACTAGGCTGTTGGTGCAAGCCTTTAAAGTGCCACGGAGACGTGTTACATGAACTAGCAAATAGAGAAAGGTTATTTGAAGAATGGTAGAAATTAATGAAGACATCTTCAAGGATGTCGGAATCGAAAAGGTTGAGGTCTACAACAAAGTAGGTTTCAGTATCGCTGCATATAACGGCAATGAAGTGTTTATCGACAACGCCTGTGTTCGTGAGTTGTTCCGTATTGTAGAGGCAAATGATGCAGCTTAATATTGAACGTTTGCATGAAGTGCTGGAAGGAAAGCGATTTGGTCGTGGGGATGGTCGTACTGTAGCAGGCTTGATTCAGATCGCACAATATGTAGACTTCCATCCTTATGGTAAGCTGATTCATTTCTCCGCTAACTTCACACAAGCAAGAGAAAACGCATCTGTGTTCTACGAACAAATCCTTCCTGAGTTGGAAATGGATAAGGAGCTAGTTCAAAAGAATCGGGACTACGCAGTGTTTGAGAACGGATGC